TTTTATTGATGGTGATGTTAATTCTCCATTAGGACATTGAATGACTAATGGTAACTTTCTTTTGTTCTCACTAATCATTTGAAGTTCTTTAATAAAATCATCTATTGTTTTCATAACTTTCAATTTTTAGTAGTCGAGGACAGGATTTGAACCTGGGATCCCAAAGATTTATGGGTGTTTAGCCGATTAACGTTACCTGACTATATTTTAAACACATATCACTCAAATGGGTATTTGTTACAATGTCACAATTGTTGCTCTATACTCAGGTTAATTACTCCGTCTGTACCCAACAGCTTTATGTTGGCTTATAATTGGCTATTTCAAAGTAAATCACATTTTTATTTGTGATATGTGTTTTGTAGTCAGGACAGGATTATTTATTTTTTAATCCTTCCCTATATCTTTTAACCATCATGTTATTGATAGCTTTACATTCATCACATCTACATCCTCTTAAATAAGCACCTCTACTTGGATGTTTTTTTAATTTCTCTGTATCTATTCCTCCTAATGGTTTAATTCTTTGTTTATCAAATCCATCTTGCCAATTATCTTTAGGAGAACCTAAAAATAAATGATTAGGGTTTACACACTTTCTATTATCACAAGTGTGACAAACATACATCCCATCAGGAATAATCCCATTGTGTAATTCATAAGATATTCTATGAGCATCTATAACTTTACCATTAAGTTTAAATGCACCATATCTTGTTTTACCTCTAATAGCTGCTTTCCACAACCAGCAAGTATCAGTCTTTTCTACTTTGTCAAAAAATCTTTTCATATACTTATATTTTGTAGTCACAAATATACGAACCTTCTTGTTAAGAAACAAGAGATGTAGGAGATATTTCTACCTCCCACATACAACTTGTCTAGCCGAGGACAGGATTTGAACCTGTATTTGAGTGTACACCCAAATCTTATAGTTGCATCATTCAACAATGCTTTACCTTATGGTTAAGGTATCAGGAGTCAATCCCTGATTCTTCTATAAGTGCGTCTACCGTTTTGATAGGGGATTGTGAGCCATTACTTCCTCTCGGTGTTCCTCCCAGTTTATTTCAACTTGCTCTACCAATTCCGCCACCTGACTATTTGTTTTATATAAAGATTACCATCAATAAACAAGCAATCAATATAATGGTTATTCCAACCATTCCTCCAAATGGTTTAGTTTCCAACTGGTTTATTATGAACTTTTTCATATTTTTCTTTTAGTAGTCAGGACAAGATTTGCTGTACCCACTAGTTTGAATTACTTCAGGGACTAGTGGGCATAAGCAGATCATTATTCAATCTACATTTTAAGAAGATTGATATGCAAGAATCCTTTGTGTAAGATTGGTACAGTACTCGTAGTCTGCAACAGTTATCTCACCGGTTGATGCTTGTACATTATCCAGATGATATTTTGTCATATGGTGTAGTTTTTCATAATCGTATTTTTGTTGAAAACGTTTTTGTTCTTCTTCTAAAATACGACCATCAGCACAAGCAGTTTCTTCTTTAGAATCTGCATCAAGTTCTTCACGAATAGAATTTATAATACAAGCCATAGTATCAGTGGTATCACTGATTGAACTTAGTAATTCGTTGAGATGAGATAACAGAAGTTGTTGTTGTTTTAAATTGTTCATGGTTTTTTGTTTTTGTTTGTTTAGTTTTCTGGTAACCAGTGAAAGTAAAAAGTGTTATCTTTTAAGGTCTTAAGATTACAAATGTATGATTTTCCTTTAACATACACCCGCCAGCTATCCTTAGAAAGGGTTACAAAACTTTCATTATAAAGTTTTACCTGTTCATTGATAACATTCATATTATACATAAGAATACCTTGGCTGGTACATACTTCTCCTGTATAAAAGGTTAAGCTTAAAAGTTGATCACCGTATTCATTGTTACGAATGTGCACTACACGTTCACCTTCATGATTACTTTCTTTTTCTATGAAACAATTATCTTCAGTAATACGCTCTTTCATTCGAGAGTATGTTACATCTACATAAATTGTGGTTTTCTGTGCGCTCGCCGTTACTGTTAGTAGGGTAAGCATAATAAATAGTAACTTTTTCATTGTTTAATAAGATTAATGATTAAAAATAGTGGTGGGCTAACCACCCACCACTGTAAAAGATTAACAGTTGCTTATTTACTCATAAATTCAAAGAGAAGAGCTGGATTTTCTTTGATCTTTTTTTTGATCGTATGTTCAGTAAGATTACAACCAAGAATGTAGCCTACTGCTAGCAATCGGCGTTCATAAATGGTGAGGTTAACGTCATTCATGTTAAACTCATCATTTTTTACATTGTTACCAATCTGCAATAATGCATCTGATATTGTATTATTTGCAAAGAGTGCTTGAGTAACATTCTCTTGATCATCATTCCATGTTGACATTGGAATGTTTAAAGCTTCATTAACTGTGTTCATAATTAAAAATGGTTAATTGGTGATTAAAAGAAAATTGAGTGGTATGTTTTACTTTTGTGAATTACCCTCCATTATTGTCTGGTTAGCACCTAAAACAAAAAATGCAAACATCAACATTTTTGCTTGTTCATCAGGGATTTCACCTGTAATCTTTTCATGGATGTCTAAGATAACATCTCCTAAATTATCATTAGAAGAATAAGCTTCCATTGTTATTTTGCTGATTTTTTCAATTTGTTCTTCTGACAAATTTAGTTTTTCGTGTAAATACATAGTTGTAAAATAAAAGGAATTGTATGAGTTTATAAAGGTATACTCATGTCCACCTATAAGTTTGGCGGGCCCCCAAAGAGTTGGGAAACGTTGGGATATGGGAGCCCGCCGTGGAATACATTAAACAGAAAGCAAGCAGTTTTCTTCTTGAAGAACATTGTTTAACTCTTCTACAAACCTTTTTGCTATAACTGTGGTTTCATCATCAGGACTAGAATTAAACTTACCATAAAGTTGATCCCATTCTGCAACCACAGATTTGCTATCCAGAGGTTTACTAAATCTTAGTCCCAGTGTATGACCATCAATGTGAAAAACCAGGTATTGTTTTCTTCTGGTAATGTCTCCGTAGCTGGTATACACACAATGTTTTAACGTGTAACCTTCAATGTAAAGACGTTTACTAGTCGTAATGTATTCAATACCGTGCAAGTTAGCTATATTCTGCACTTTTGGTATACCAAAATAGTCTTCAGGAACAGCATCTGTTTCGTACAACATTAATCTACTTGTAAAATCAGTATGAACTTCATTTAAACGTTTACTTGACCATCTTAAATCAACTTTTTCCTCGAGGGTTTCTGCTTGATTTAGAACATCTTGCATGAGGATATGCGTTTCTAAGTTCTGATAATCATTGGTACCAGCAAAATAGACTTTTGCATTTTCATCTACATTTTCTGTAAGCCTGCTTATCTTCTTCAAGAAATATAAATGTGAATTGTCTGTAACGTAGTTATCAAAAGTTGCTGCCGAGCATCTGAGTTTATAATTTTTGATAAGAAACTTTGTCAAATCTGTAAAGTTTGTAATCTTAAAAGATAAAATCTTTGCTAGTATGGTAGGTTTTGAAACTGCGTGATCAACAATAAACGTATCTTTCTTTGATAAAAGCCAGTCTATTTTTAATGCTTTAAGCACTACAGCAAGGTCATGTTGGCTCATATTAAGGAAGCAGTCAGTTTTACCAAACCAAAATCTAACTTTCTTACCATCAAAAGTCAAACCATTTTCTGTTTGTCTTTTCATATATGTTTGACCATATACGCCTATGGATGGTGTATAACATGTTATAGAAAAGTATAACTTACCATCTTTCTCAGTAATGTTATAACCTATACCTAAACTCAACTTTTTCCATGCTATTTTGCGAGCGATTTTATCTTCTAACGCTTGAACTTGCTGAATTTTTTCTTGATTTTCAGGTGAATAGTAGTTTCCAAAATTCTGTGTCATGATTTGTGGTTTTGAGTGGATTTGAGATTAAAATTATCTATTAAGATGATCTATTGCAAAATCGAGGTTGTTTCGATACGCTTGAAGACGAGTATATAATACAGAGTCTTCTTGTACATACATTAAATCTTCATCTACCCAGTCACGCATATCTTCTAATGCCATAATTGCCTGGGTAACTTCATAAGATTTAGGTTGCGCCGGCGGGGTGTTATCCTTACCAACAACATCAATAGCAAAAGAAGATACAAAAAAGGCACTGCCTATCATTGCAACCACTAAAGAAGAGTTTAAAAGAAATTGTTTCATGATGTATTTGTTTTAGAGGTTAAATGGTTAATAAAAAATGGTTTCAGCCTCACCATAAAGCCTCTGATAAATGAAGTCTACCAGATAAAATCCTGTGTTTTACACCTAAAACTTTGATATTATAAGCGTGGGCTGCTCAGACGGGTTTAGTTATAAAACTACGGACTGTGAGGCTATACTCCTCATTATCAAAGAAAAACTTGTGCTCTCAACATCTTGGGAAGTTATTGAGTTTTTTATTTACCCTCTGCACTCAGTTGTAATGTTAAGACTAATGAGTATAAAACTCGCCAATGTCTTTTCATAACCTAAATAGGTAACATTACAACTGCTCACCTTACGGTTAGTGCAAAGGGAAAAATTAAAAATAATGCTTTATGGTTATTCCAGCATTAACCAACCTTTTTATTAGGATTTAGTTAAAATATGCACATTAACAGATTTATGGTTTTTAAATTCCATTAATCTATTTAATGTATTACTAAACTTAATGTAAGCTGTAAGCTGTCTTTCATGTTTAAAACATACAGGGCCAGTAACAACTTCACAATTACGTTTAATAATCATTTTAACTTTGTTAGTATCTTCTTCTAATTGTTTAGTATTAGTTGAATTGAAGATAAAAACGATTTTATGTATAGGTGTTGACATACAAATTAAAAGAAACAAGTATTCCTTTAGTACATTAAGTTGTCTTCCTGTATAAATACAGTCGATTATTGATATTTCTATCAAATTCCCTCTTTGCACGTAAATACTTGTTTCCCAAGGTTGCGATCCTTGTATGCTGCTATTACTCGCACGATTTAACGCCTGTTGCAGCTTCCCTATTTAATAGGCAGACTTTTGTTTAATATCAACAACCCCAGAATTATTACTAATTCGTGTAAACTTATTCAGGCACAAAAGGTTAAAAAGCCTAATTAAGTTATTTACAGTTGATATATTGTAATCCCTCTGCACTCAGTTGTAATATATTATCGCCCTCCATAGAGTAAATCTCAACCCACATTTAAGGGAACTTTTACGAGAATGGTCATATTACAACTGCTCACTAGTGAGTGTGCAAAGGGAAAATGATGAAGCAGTTTAATTCGTGCTTAGGAAGTGTGCAAGACATTATTGGTTAGTCATGCTAGTTGCGACGAGGATTGCTGCCCCGCACTGTAGGTTGTTGATGTAGGTCATCACCCCATTTTAGAATAGTACCACAATCGTTTGTTCATGCGGTGAATTTAATTGTTAACCAAATATACTATATGGTTCACAATAGTCAAGGTAATCACATGATTGACATATGATACGAGTTGATTCAGGTTTATCGGCGTGCTTGCTGGTGTAGGTGTGAACCACGATTGGTGAGTAACCCTGTATAGGGTGACCACAATCAGCGCAGGTATCTAATGCACGTGCGCGCGGATTCTCTCTATCAACAATAAGAACCCTACCTAATATAGATATAGAAGAAGAAGTAACCATAAAGCATTAGAGTTTAAGAGTTATGTTAGTTGAATTAGTTATGTTAGATAAGCTATATCCAGTAGTTAAACTAGGAAGTATACAAGATTAGTTTGATTATCAATTGTTAGATAATAAGGGGTATATGGTATCCCACTCACTGATACTCAGACACTTACGTCGTGTTACTTAAAGTAATTGACGATATAAATGCAGTTCTCTACCAACAGTGAATATACGCAAACAATGTAAAGCGTAAACAATAGGGTTTACAAGAGTTTATCCACGCGGTGGGAAAATGAGACTAACTACTTGATAATCAGCGTATGTTACAGCGTAAACAATTTTGTATTTTGTATCTAGTGATGAGTGGGAGTGGAGGTTTTGGTTTCACTCTAGGGATTTGATAATCAACAAGATACGATTTCCTATTTTTTGGTGTCAACCCCACTCCCGCTGCGCGTGGATATTGTGCTGTGGGCCTGCGAAGAAAAAGAAATGCCATAATAGTATGGTGAAAAAAAAGGATAATGTAGAAAAAGCAAGGCAGGTGTGTGAGACCTGCCTTGCTTGTGCACCCAAACGGGTGATTAGATGTCCCCCAAATCAGGTGTTGCGGTAGCCTTGGCTTTAGCTTTGGGCTTTTCAGCAACAGGCTCGTCGTCTAACCCGCTCCCGCTGAAATCGTCGTCAATGGGTTGTTCATCAACGAGCGGTTGCTCAATGGGTTCAGGCGTGTCAAGAGCCACGGCGCGAGTATTGCTACGAAGAGCGCGACGCTTTTCGAGTAACTCAAGGGCAAGAGCCTTACCGAGTTCTTGTCCTACGACACCGCCAATTGACTCGGCGTATTCTGCGTCAGCGAGAATAGTGTCGTACACAGGGACAAAGCCGTCGCCACGATAATTGGGCTCAATGAGCATCGTCGAGGGGTGAGGTCGCCCTTGTGGGTCAAACTTTGGGCGAAAGTACAAGGGCCTACCTTGCGTGTCTTCGCGAAAGTATTGACCTTGGATTTTCTTAAATTCAGCGATGTCTGCTGCTGAACCTGAAACCACATAACGGTTGACGATTTCGCCGTTACGATTGTAGACGCCGTTTAGCGTCGCTTTGAGTTGTCCCATTTGATTTGATTTTATGGGGTTTTGTGGCAATAGCGCCTTAAGAAATAAAAGAAATGCCCTAATAGTATTGCAAATAAAAAAGCAAAGCCCCAAATGGGGCTTATGCTTGGCTACTTGACCACGATTGCGAACTCAGGTGGTGCAGGCAAATCACGGAACACGTCGATGATCATACCAGAGTTCAAGCACCATTTGCGTACAGTCATCGTCTTGGTGCGATGATAGATTACGCGCTCGATACGAACAGGGATTGTTTCGCCATTCCGCAGCGTGGTGTCAAAATACTCTTGTTTAGTGACAACCGTTTGTGCATGTTTGATCATAAGATATAAGGTTTCAGTAATAAAAGAAATGCCTTGCCGCGTCGAGGTAAGCATGCTGGATTAAGATAAATGGCCCCCGAGATGGGCACTGCGTCTAACCACTCCCGCTCTTTAAAAAGCAAAAGGCCCCGCATTACTGCGGAGCCAATTACTTAAACCCTAAACCTAATATTAATCTTCATATGGTTCAAATCCACATATTACAATGAACATTATAACCAATATGAAGCCAAATGGTAACCAAAACAATTCAGAGTGGAACACTTGGTGAAAGGTAATGTCTGTTGTCAATACAGCCAACAGACTAAGGCTAAATGGTAGGGCAAACGCGGTTAATAGGGCTACAAACCACGCTTTGAGTAGATAGATAACTGCTTTCATAGGTAAAAGATTTAATTGTTAAGTTATAAAAGAAATGCCCTTGCGAAGAATAAGCAAAGCCCCGCTTAATGCGGGGCGTATGCGTTAGTAGCCTAAGTCAATAGCCTGGTCAATAGCATTGATTTCGTCAAGAATTTCCCGCTGCTGCTTAGATAATGTGCGAGAGCGATTTAGCAGAATGGCTTTTCTGGTAAGTTGCTCGTAGCCAGGCTTAATCAAGCCTTCAATGTGCCAGCAGTCGTTCTTGCCGAGCCAAATTGTAGAGCGCTCAAGGCATTCGCTAATGAGGTCTGCGCTTTCTTTGTCTTTGTAGCGCAAATGCAAGGCTGTGCCAAAAGGCGTTTTGTAAAATCCGAATGGAGTTCTCATAAGATATAGGGTTAATTGTTAAGAGGTAAAAGAAATGCCTTGCGGCTTCCTACAAAGAAAAAAGACGCTTATTCAGCGTCTTTACGTCGGCATACATTAAACAAAGCATGAGTGCTTGTCGTATGTATTTGGTACTTGACCAATGTTCCTGCAGTAAGCCATTGATTAAGCTTTGTCTGCATAGCAGTCAAGGCTTTATCGTCGGCTAAAGCAACAGAGAACAGGTCAACGCGTACTTTACGCGGTGTAAAAGAAGGCTTAGAATTGCTCATAAGAAAAGGGTTTAAGGTTAAGGTATTAGAGAAATGCCTTGCTCTGTGTCGCTGCGCTGTGTCGCAAGCAGGTGCATGCATAGCATGCACAGCACGATGACAACGTAGTGCATGCACCGCATGCACAGCATAGCAAGACAACAACAAAGTTTTCCCCAGAAAACTTTTTGTTGGCGCGCGGTGGCATTGCGGCGAGTGCACCGTGGCACTAGGGGGTGGGCCCGCGAGGTGCGCGCGCCGGGGAGCGGCGAATAGGGCCCCACTTACAGTCTCTATTGTATTTTGTTTTGTATCCCTATGGTGGGGGGGGGTGGGTAAATTTATGTAGGTATGGGGGGGTGTTATTGTATGGTATCTAGTAAATTTGTATATTGGTAATATGAAAAACGATGAAGAGTCTTTTTATTTAGAGGGTGATTTTGGTGATGAGATGTCAGATAGTATACGAGCTATTAAGTTCAACATGGATAATATGGATGATGTAGCTTTTGAGGTAGGGTTTAATAATACCAGGAAGATTTTATTTGGTAAGGTTACTTATGAGCAGTTATTGGGTATTGCTCGTGAGAAGAATTTGATGTTGTTTTTAGGGCACGACCCCGATGAGGGTATTACTGATGAGGTTATTGATGATATGTTGGGGTATTATGAGGATACTGAGCAGTATGAGATATGTGTAGAGATCCGCGATTTTTTATTGGCTCGGGATTCTAGTTTGGAGAAGTAGGTTATAATGATTATATTATAAGGTATAATCAGTATCAATTATGGCTGCGAAAAAAGAATCAACGAGTTTAAAACCAGTGAGGGGTAAGATTCGTCGTCCTGGTATTCACTCTAAGAAGAGGTCTAGTGTATTAAAAACTAGCAAAAATTATAGTAAGCGTTATAACCGACAAGGTAGGTAAGATGTTAAACAATTTACTGAACATTTTTAATTTAATCAAGATAGGTTCTCGCCGGCAGACGTTGGAGAGTAGTGATTTGTTCATGCTTGGTGTTAAAAATGGTAAGTATGATGGGGATTATAGACCTGCTATTATTAGTTGGCAGGACTTGATTAACTATATAAACTTGAGTACTCCTGCTGCGGGTGGGTTATTTTCTCAAACTGTTGATGGGCCTGTTGTTACTAATACTACTGTTGAGTCTAGTATATTAGGTACTGGTGTTGGTAGTTTGAGTGTTCCCGCGGGGGCTTTTAGAGTTGGTGATAGTTTCCATGTAGTTATTATTGGCCATTTATCCTCTAAAAACAATGATGATCTGCGTATAAGAGTTAAGTCAGGAGCTGTGGTATTAGTTGATACTGGTTTTATAAATATGCCAGGATTAACTAATAAACATTTTGAGTTAAACATTGACTTTACAGTACGAGCAATTGGCGGTGCTGGTGTAGCTAGTATTGCTAGCGGTGGTCAGTTTACTTATATAAAGAATGCTTCTACTACTTTTGAGGGGGCTGATTTTAGTGTTGTAAACAATACAACTTTTGATACTACTGTAAATAATACGCTTGATCTTACTATTGAATGGAATGCTGCAGATGCTTTGAACTCTATTTATACTGAAATTGTAACATTATCTAAAACTTATTAACCATGTCAATTGGAAATATAAAAACGTATGGTCAAAAGGGTAGTAATATGCCCTACCAGCTCAAGGTACTTGAGGGGTTGCAAGCTTTATTTACTTCATTATCTACATTTGTTGGTAATACAGGTAGTTCTACTGGGGCTTTATTGTCATCTACTGGAGCGGGTACTGTAGCTGTTGCTACAAAATCTGTTTCTATTTATAATGCTGGCGCCGCGCCGGGCACTGTAAATGTAAATGGTGGTGGTAACGTTAGTATACCTGGTGGTGTTACTTTGAACTTTGATGCTGGCACTGCGTCTAAATATCCTACTAGTCATTTTGCTTACAACGCAACTGGTACAACCTTTATTATTAGTTATACTTACTAATGGGTAATAACATTAACATAGGTAAATACCTTGGATCTAAGGTAAGGGGTATTGAGCCGCCAATTGTAGGCGCTTCGTATTTCTTAGACTTGTATCCTGGTGCAAATGCAGCATTTTCTTTGCGTAAACAGAGGAGCACTTATACAGGTAATGCTGTGCGCGTGCGTAGGAGTACTGATAATGCCGAGTTAGATATACCTTTTATTGGGAATGTTGTAGACACAGCTACAATAACTAGTTTTTGTAGTGGTGCAAATGGCTTTGTGACCACAATATATGGTCAGGATCTTGGGTTAAATAATGCCAGGCAACCTAACTTGTTGAATCAACCAAAGATTTATGATTCAACAACTGGTGTAATCACTTATAATTTGAGACCTTCAATTTTATTTGATGGGTTAAACGATTATATGATCATTGATACTGCTATTCCTATAACTAGTCATTCTATATTTGATGTTGTTGCTGTTACGAATGTAACAGCCTCTACACCAGCAATGCTTAAGTATGGGGGATCTCCTTCAACTGCTATTTTTTCAGAAATGTTGTATGGTTATGGTGCTATTAGTAGTACATTGACAAACGAAACTGAGTTTTTTACTACGTTGCGAGCAGGTCAAATTTATGGATATGGAGATACTACTTCACCCATAAATGGTCAAGTGTTAAACTCTGTTGTTTATATATCTAATACTTCTTTTACTGCACGCAGAAATAACACTACACTGTCATTAGTTACAGCAATAACTAGTGGTTTTAATAATGTTGTTGAACCTGATGATATAAAGTATATTGGTGGTCGTAATAATAGTACTTTAAATTTTAATGGTCATATGCAGGAGATAACGATTTACAATAGTGAACAAACTAGTATTGTTGCTCCCGCAACTTTAAATATAAATTCATACTACAATGTCTATCCGTAATGGTTATAAATATAATACCGAGCAAAGTGCGATCTTAGCAAAATCTGCATGCGCTGCGTATTATGGTATTCCAGTAAATGATACTAATGTTACACAAGAGTATGTAGATTACTACTATGCTAGTCAAAATGTTCCTGTATTCTGGTATATTCTTTATGCTGAACCTTTGTTGCCAGTACTCGGTGTACCAACTGAGTTTGAACTAAATGATAATATGTCGTAGCGGTGAAACAAACTTGGGCAGATAGGCAAAAACAACACGTTCACTTTAATTGGGATGTGGTTGAAGTCCTTACAAAAGGGGGTTCAGGCAATAGCTATTTGGCTGATGATGGTACATATAAACCAGTATCTAGTGGTGGAGGTGGTATACCTGTAGTAGGTGAATACAGACATGACTGGGTTGCACCTTATTCTTACTGCGGCACCGCGCCCACGGGGGCACTAGATACAGATCCAGTGTGGCAAATTGACAGGCTAGAAATAACAAATACCGGTGATGTAATATTTTCATCTGCGTATAATGTTGCCTGGACTAACAGACTCACGGCTACATATAGCCCGGGACAGCTTCTCTTACAAACAGAAAGTGATTGGGTAAGTCCTTATAGTTATTGCGGGGTGGCACCAATAGGTGTACCACAAACCGATCCCTTTTGGGATATAGATAGAATCCAAGTAAATAATAACGGAAGCACTACAACACTTAGCGCTAATAATGTCGCGTGGACTAATAGATATATAGTACCTTATACTTAATTGTTATGAACTACACAGAAGTTTTTAAAGAATCTCCTAATAAATCTAGAGTGCTACAACCTACTGGGATTGTATTGCATCACTCTGCAGGTAATTTTGTGGGCTCAGAATCTTGGATTTTATCCCCAAAAAGCAAGGTGTCATACCATTGTTTAGTAAACACTGATGGGAATAGAACTATATTAGTCCCTGATAATAAAAGGGCATGGCATGCTGGTGTATCTTCTTTTAAAGGCAAGCAACATTGTAATAACTTTCTGTTGGGTATAGCGGTAACTGGTAATACTAGTAAGCGTTTACTAAATGAAGATGAGATTAATAGTGTTGCTGAATGGTGTGTAGCCAAAATGAAACTCTATAACTTTGGTATTGACAGGATAACTACACATCGAGAGATATGCCCAGGGAGAAAAGCTGATGTAGATCCAAGAGCTGAAAAAGCTATCAAAGAAATGATTCTGGAAATGTTAAATAATAATCATTGAAACTATGAATACTAATAAACCTATTGTTGTTGAGGGAGTTACCTATGATAAGGTGGCGGCATCTTTATCATCAATGCCTCTATTCAGAGAAGAAGAAATTGGTCAAACTGTAGCAATTAGACTACAGTATTACACCCATGATGAAGATGGTAATGTAATTAGACCTGAAGACCTATCTCAATATGATGTACCTATTGTATATGGAGATGTAACTACTTCAGGTGATACAGATGCATTAACTGCATTTGCCAAGATTACCGAGGCATTACAAGAGTACATTAACGCTAAAGGGCTTTAAGTTATGGCTAATTACAAGGCCGTAGCAAACGGCAACTGGTCAAACTTGGCAACATGGCAAGATAATTCAAGCGGCAGTTTTGTAGCTTCTACGGTATTGCCGGGGGCAAGTGATGATGTATATTCAAATAGCTACCAAGTTACTATTGACCAAAATATTACAGTTGCGTCTATAAGAAACAATTCAACAACAGGAATAGCAAGCGGATCATATAGTGGATTTTATATAACTGCATCTAGAACATTAACATTTACAGGTTTAGGTGTATATAAAATAGCTCCAAATTTTGAAGGTTGGTGGATGAGTCTAATTTATATTACTGGCTCAAACCTGACCTTAAATATAATTGGAAATATAACCAATGATACAACTGGAAACTCAGGAGCACTAAATATGTCAGGCTCCAATGTAACTGTTAACATAACTGGCAATATTATAACAGGGCCTTATCAAGGTGACCAACATGTGGTTTTTGTTGGTGCAAACTGCACAGTTAACCATACTGGTAATGTGTATGGAGCAACGACATCAAATACATCGCTTAACGGAAGAGCTATTGTAATCGCAAATAATGGAGTATATAATCTGACTGGGAGTGCTATTGCTATGGCTGGAACAGAGGTTATTTCTTCTTTACCGTATGGAAATACAAATGCCCAGTGCAATATTATAGGTAGCACTATATCAGCTGGACAAATTGTTGTATATGGCACTGTTCTCAAAATGGCTGGAATTATTTATAATTTCAATGACTTTAGTGTTGCTCCTTATATGATTAAAACTTTTGATGGTCAACAATTAGAGTGGAGGACAAGAAGTACTACAAATGTTTTAAATCCATTATATACTGCCGGAGTGGCCACAGGTCACCCAGCAAAGGCAAATGTGCGTACTGGTGTAGTTTACGGCCCAACAAATAACCTAACTGGAATTTGTGCTGTACCTCCTGCAGCAGCAGTAAGTATTGGTGTACCAGTAGATAATACAGTAGGCACAGGTTATCTAAATGCTACAGATATCTGGAATGTACCACTAGCAAGTATCACTACACCTAATAGCATAGGAGAAAGATTAAAAGATGCATCTACAGTACAAAGTACAGGTGCTCAATTAGCAGCATTCTTGTAATACCCGCAAAAAAATTGTATATTATATAGTAAGTTAAAACAATGGAAAAGATTTCATATAAAAGCGCAATACTAGCCTATATTTCAACACTGATTACATTTTTTATGCCCCTGGCACCTTTGTTAGTGCTAGTATTTTTTGCGGTAGTTGCTGACACCTTTGTTGGCCGGTGGTATGCTAAAAGAGAAGGTAAAGAAGTAACAAGTAAAAAAACTAGGGAAGGCTTTACCCTAAAGATGATGACCTATGGCGGAGGTCTAGTATTCATATATCTTTTAGATGTATGGATTCTTAACAAGTTTGTACTGCATTATTTTCCGCAAGATTATCTTTCAACATTATTCACTGCGCTCTTTTTAATATGGATAGAGTACACATCTGTTGATGAGAAAGTTAAATGGACTACGGGAAAAGGTATAACAGACAGAGTATTTGAGTTTGTGAATAAGATTAAAAAAACAATCAAAACACTTGTTGATTTTCGTGAGCAACGTAATGTTGAATAATTTTAATACCTAATTGGTAGTTTATGAGCCTAGAATTATTTGATAGAATTGTGCGCTACGTATCACTGTTTGGTATTGGGATGATCATATTTTTCATGCTTGATAAATACTTTACTGTTGATGAGCCTCTTGACTCAACGACTAAACTTGAATTAGAGCTCTATTCTCTTGGTAAGAAGATTGATTCAGTAAATACAGAAATTAAAACTTTAAATGTGCAAGCTGATAAAATATCAAACCAGGTTAATATTACACTGGTAAACGTCAAACAAATTAAAAAACAGCGTGATGAAAAAGTTAATTATGTTAGTCATCTTAGCGATTCTGCCTCATTTGTGTTTTTCGCAAGTTGGATATCCCAGGATTATAGTTCTAGAAAGTGATACGGTTGTAGCTATTTCCCGGGCCCAGGTTAAGAACCTTAATTTACTTCATGTAAACTATGACTTTGCTAGTATTCAGCTAGATAGTTTAGAAAGAGTTGCCACAGATTGTCAGGAATTAATCCTGATTAACAAGGACTTACAACGGTCTATAATTACAAAAGATTCTTTGGTATATAATAAGGATAGTGTTTATACTGAAATTATTACTGTAAAAGACAAAAATATTAACAAGCTAGAAAGAAAAATTAAGAAAAGAACTGTAATAGGAAGTGTGATTGGTGGTCTACTTGTTATTTTAATTGTTATATTTGCTGCGTCTTAATATGTGTTTTTTGGTTATATGATTCCCCGCAGCTGGTCACTGCGGGGTTTCTTTTTTGTACACTTTAAATATTTTTTGTATATTTGTGTAAACTTTATCAATATGGAAAACCAACAAGAACACCTAAGTCCAGAACAACTTGAAATGCGTAGAGAAGAGTTAGATGCGCATTACAAGAAAACTATTCCTTTCTTAAAGAAGCAACTTGAGTATGAAGAGTTGCTTACTAAGATTGAAGAAACGCGTGCTAACAGGTTTATGATTCAAGTAAAGGTTGCTCAGTTTATGGCACCAGAACCTGAAGAAGAACCTAATCCAGATTCTGCTGGTGATCCTGCATCTCGTAAACTAAAAAAAGCATAAGATGGCAATAGTTAATCAAGTTCAAAAAAGAACTAGATTAAGTGTTGCTGACATTATCAAGTATCAGTTCTGGCACCACTGTTTAGTTAGTGGTATTAACATTACTGAAACTGAAATTGAATGTCTATCACATCTTGCAGTATTGGGTGAGTTTGAGTTAATTCCTTTTTGTCAACACATAGTTGATCAAGATATTCTCTCAAATCCTCAATCTGTAAGAAATCTGGTGGTAAAGCTGCAAACTAAAAATCTAGTTTTTAAACGTAAGAAGTCTAGGACTATTTACGTAAACTCTGATATAAAGATAGTTACTGAGCATCCTGTATTTTTGGATATTAAAATGATATCTAATGACCCCGTATAAGTTTAAATTATTTATTCCAGAAGTTGCTGAAGACATGAATATGTCAGAAGCAGACCTTACTAAGATAGTTGATTTTTACTATAAAGAATTACGTCAGGCCCTCATTAAGCTTAAATACAAAAAGATTAGAGTTGATGGTCTTGGTGATTTTAATTTGCGCGAAAATGTTGTTAGACGTAAAATTGAAAAATACAATCGCATCGTAAACTTTTCTAAAAAAGATACGATGCAAGACTATAAACTAGTAAAACTTTATGAAGAAGAGTTAGTAGACTTGGAACGCGGTTTAGCGTATATAGTTGAAGATAAACAACGCATGAAAAACTTTTATGATGAAAAAAATAGATCTTCTCAAAATATGGAACAACAAGGAGAAAATTCTTGAGGGTATCAAGAACTCCATTTTTACATCTGAAAGTGTAGAACAGATTGCAGATGGGCGCATGTCAATTTGTAAAAAGTGCCCTTACATTGACAAAAAGGGTAAATCTTGTTTAATGCCAGGTACCCAACCGTGTTGTTCATTATGTGGCTGTAATCTTAAATGGAAAACACGTTCTTTGTCTAGCGCCTGTGATGATGATCGCTGGGACGCGTTAACAGATGAAGAAACAGAAAATCAAATAAAGTCTAACCTTAATCTAGAATACTAATGGCTTTTCAAAAATGTCCTGTTTGTTTGGGTAAAGGTGTCTGCCCAACAACAATAAATACAACTGAGATTTGCCCAACATGTTATGGCAAAAGAATTATCAATGAAATTACTGGTTTACCACCAGACTTCGTTGAAAACATATTTTCAAAAATCAACCCAAATAACAACTCAATTAATCATGGCAGTAAAATTTCTCCCGGAGACTCATACTTACATCTCGACGAATGACTCTGATAATATTAAGTGGACAAGCGTAACATCTGTAGTAAGTAAATTCAAAGAACCATTTGACGCAGTATCACAAGCCAAGAAGTCTTCTGTAAATAAAAGATCTAAATGGTATGGTATGGCACCAGCTGAGATTCAAAATATTTGGAAATCAGAGTCTGAGCGGGCTATGTCGCTGGGTACCTTTTACCACCAACAAAGAGAGACTGATCTATACTCTTGTGATACAATAACTATTGAAGGTCGTGCACTACAGATTGTAAAACCTATTGAGTTTGACGGTGTAAAACATGCACCAGAACAAAATCTTGTTGAAGGTATTTACCCTGAACATTTTGCATATCTTAAGTCAGCACGTATATGCGGTCAAGCAGATAGAATTGAGATTATTAATGGTAAGATCAACATCATCGACTATAAAACTAACAAGGAGATAAAACGCGAAGGTTTTAAAACTTGGGATGGGGTTAGTAAAAAAATGCAAAAACCATTAGGTCATCTTGATGATTGTAATTTTAACCACTATGCCCTGCAGTTAAGTTTGTACATGTACATGATCAACAAACACAACCCTCGCTATAAACCAGGTAAAATGGAAATCCACCATATTGAGTTTGAAAGCTCTGGTACAGATAACCATGGCTATCCTATTTATCTTAAAGATGAGCGTGGTGAGTTTATTGTTAAACGTGTAAATGTTATCAATGTACCCTATTTAAAGAGAGAAGTCATTGACATCATTAAATTCCTAGGATAAATGGCTATTTTAAATGCTATGTAAGAGCATCGCATTTTACTAAAAAGATAAAAGACAGAGAAAATGGTGAGAATATTTGATATCCAAAATGGTGCAGTTGTTCCTACAGAACACTGTTATACAATGCGTAGTCTTAAAGCAATTATGGATGAATATCCAGAAAACTATCTTAAGATCTACCAGTATGCCTTTTATATGACATGTATGAATCCTGACCTTAATCCATTCTTTGATGTACCAGATATTGATCGTGAAGAACTTATTCTTAATGAACTTGAAGCTGAGTTTTCAACTGAGGATGAGATGATTATGAATGCTGTTGACGTTTTAAAAAAGCTATACGAAACACCAACTTCGCGCGCGTACAGGGGAATAAAAACAATGCTTGACCGGTTAGCAGACTATATGGAGAATACACCAATCGAGCATGGTCGCGATGGTAATATTAACTCTCTTGTAAATGCTGCTGCAAAGTATCAACAGATTCGTGAAAGCTTTAAAGGCGCATTTCGTGACCTTAAAGATGAACAACAATCTTCAGTTCGCGGGGGACAATCACTAGCATATGATCAGTAGAAGTGGTTTAAAGTTTTATGAGAGAATACCAACCTGGCGTAATGGCAACTGGGAAGTAACAGAATTTGGTAGCAGGGATGAATTTAAAGAGTTCTTGTTACCTCTTTTTAAGGAGCCCGGGAAGTATGAATTTAATGAAGATACTGCAATATTTAATGAGCAGGCTACAATCTTCAATAAACAAAACTACTACTGTGCGTCTCCTACAAAGAGCAAAGACTTTGTTACATACTGGGATGATCAAAAAAACAAGAATAGAAATGGAACAATAATTATCTCTGGTAGTAAAACATGGTATATATGTAGAGACTACTATATGTGGTTAAACTTCTTACCTATTTATGATAAAGAAGAAAACACCTTTGGTTTTGCTAAAATTAGAGATGCTCAGTATCATATGGCATTATATGAGTTACTAGCTGAGTTACACTACAAGCATTCAGCAATATTAAAAAAGCGTCAGATAGCTAGTTCATATTTTCACTCCGCTAAATTTATAAATCAAATATGGTTTGAAGAAGGTATCACCTTAAAAATAGGTGCTAGTCTTAAAGATTACATTAATGAGAAAGGTACCTGGAAAATGCTAGACGAGTATGCTGCTTTTTTAAATGAGCATACAGCTTGGTATAGACCATTTAGCCCAGATAAAACATTAATGTGGCAGCAAAAGATTGAGGTTAAAAAGGGTAATCGTAAAACCGAGGTTGGTCTTAAAGGTACTATTCAAGGTATGTCATTTGAAAAGGATCCTACAAATGGTGTTGGTGGCCCATGTAAATACTTCTTTCATGAAGAAGCAGGTATTGCACCAAAGATGAATGATACCTTTGAGTATATACGCCCTGCAATGAAATCTGGGTTTATTACTAGTGGTATGTTTATAGCAGCGGGTTCTGTTGGTGATCTTGACCAGTGTGAGCCACTAAAAGAGATGATTCTCAAACCAGATATAAATGACATTTATTCTGTAGAAACTACACTTATTGACAAAGACGGTACTCTTGGTAGATCAGGGTTATTTATTCCAGAGCAATGGTCAATGCCACCATTCATTGATGCATTTGGTAATTCTAAAGTAGAAGAAGCTTTAACTGCATTAGACGAACAGTTTAATATATGGAGAAAAGAGTTACCTGCAGATAAGTATCAGTTGCGTATTTCTCAGCACCCGCGCAACATTGAAGAAGCGTTTGCTTATAGAAAAGAATCAAAGTTTCCTCAGCATCTGGTTAATGCCCAGATCAAACGTATTCAAGATAAAGAATACCCAATGGAGTTTGTGGAGCTTGTACGCGATGAGCACGACATTATTACAATGAAAGAAACCCGTAAATTACCTATTAATGAATTTCCTATTGCTAAGAACTCAAATAACAAAGAAAGCGTTGTTATCATTTATGAGCGCCCTGTTAAAAGTCCGCCTTTTGGTATGTATTATGCATCAATTGACCCTGTGGGAGAGGGAAAGACTACTACGTCTGACTCGCTCTGTTCGATTTTTGTATATAAAGCTCCTACGGAAGTTACAAAAGTTGAGGGTTCAAACATTACAAGTTATATTGAAGGTGACAAAATAGTAGCATCTTGGTGTGGTCGCTTTGATGATATTAAACAAACACATGAAAGACTAGAGAATATTATTGAATATTATAACGCGTGGACACTAGTAGAAAACAACGTTAGCTTGTTTATACAATACATGATGTTAAAACGTAAACAAAAATACCTAGTACCCAAAGATCAAATTCTGTTTTTAAAGGAGATATCATCAAACCGGGCCGTGTATGCAGACTATGGTTGGAAAAACACAGGTACATTATTTAAAAGTCATTTATTGTCATATGCTATTGAGTATCTTCAAGAGATCCTAGATCAAGATATTGCTGAAGATGGTTCTATAGTTAGCACAAAGTTTGGTGTAGAGCGGATACCTGATATTATGCTTTTGCGTGAAATGCAGGCTTATCATGATCGTCTTAACGTTGACAGATTAGTTGCATTTTCTGCATTAGTTGCATTTGCTAAAATCCAGCAAACAAACAGAGGTTATGCAAGACGTACAATTACTGATGACTCTAAATTGGTAAAATCAGATAAAATGACTAAATTTAATAATAGTCCGTTTAGACACATGGGTAAGTCTTTATTACCAGCTGGTATGAGGAGAAGCCCATTTAAAAATATGAAATAAGATGCAAATATATAACGCATTACAGATTAAGAATGGAGCAAAAGCTGATTACAATAGGCTAGGTAGCGTAACTCAGCCATTGCAGTTTATTCCTGATAAAGATAAATCAGATGAGTGGGCGGCTTGGAATGTTGACTGGTTAGAGTGGAATGGATTAAAGCAACTGCGCCGTAACGCGCGGCGCCTTATGAAGAACTACAAACTTGCAAAAGGTATTATAGATAAGACAGACTACATTGTTGAAGAAAATAATGAGATGTCTGATTTAATTGAAACACTAACTCAAGAAGATCATAGTGCACTAGAGCTAAAGTTTTATCCTATTATACCCAATGTAATTAACGTTTTAGTTTCAGAATTTGCAAAGAGAAACACTAAGATTACGTTTAAAGCTGTTGATGAGTATTCTTACAATGAACTTCTTGAACAAAAGAAGTCTATGGTAGAAGACTATCTAATGTCAGATGCTCAGATGAAAATTATGAATAAGATGATGGAGATGGGTATGGATCCAGAATCAGAAGAAGGCCAGCAAGAGCTTAACCCAGAAAAATTAAAAACTTTACCTGAGATTGAAGACTACTTTAGAACAAATTATAAGTCACAAGGTGAACAGTGGGCTACGCATCTTATGCAACATGACATGGAACGCTTCAAGATTGAAGAATTAGAAGAACGTGCTTTTCGTGACATGCTAATTACAGATAGAGAGTTTTGGCATTTTCACATGATGGAAGATGATTACGAGGTTGAGCTTTGGAATCCTGTACTAACTTTTTATCATAAATCACCAGATGTAAGATATATCTCCCAGGGAAACTGGGTTGGCAAAACAGATATGATGTCAGTATCTGATGTGATTGATAAGTATGGTTACTTAATGACAGAAGATGAAGTTAAATCATTAGAAGCTATTTACCCTGTGCGCTCTGCAGGTTATGCTATTCAAGGTTATCAAAATGACGGTACATACTACGATGCTACTAAATCGCATGAGTGGAATACTAACATGCCAAGTTTAGCATACCGGCAATTTACATCTGTTTATAATAACTCAGGTAATAATGGTGGAGATATTGTAAACTGGATTCTTTCTGAAGGTGAAGATTATTTTGATGTTGGAGTAGCGCATTTACTGCGTGTTACCACGGTGTATTGGAAATCTCAGCGCCGAGTTGGACACTTGACTAAACTAGATGAACTAGGTAATGTAGAAACAGCTATTATTGGAGAAGATTATACAGTAACTGATAAACCTGTTTATGATACTACACTTTTTAAGAATAAAGCAAAAGATAATTTAATTTTTGGTGAGCACATAGATTGGATTTGGATTAACGACACTTGGGGTGGTGTAAAGATTGGCCCTAATCACCCATCTTTTTGGGGCATGAATAATCCTGGTGGTATTAACCCAATTTATCTAGGTGTACAAAAGAATCGTCCTGGAAGATTGCGTTACCAAATGAAAGGTGATACTACCTTATATGGTTGCAAACTACCTGTTGAAGGATCTGTATTTTCAGATCGCAATACGCGATCTACATCTATGGTTGACTTAATGAAACCTTTTCAAATTGGTTATAACATTGTAAACAACCAGATTGCAGATATTTTAGTTGATGAACTTGGTACGGTAATATTATTAGACCAAAATACTTTACCACGCCATTCAGCTGGTGAAGACTGGGGTAGAAACAATCTTGCTAAAGCATATGTAGCAATGAAGAATTTTCAAATGCTACCTTTAGATACAAGTATTACAAATACTGAAAACTCGCTAAACTTTAACCACTTCCAGAAACTAGATCTTTCTCAAACAGAAAGGTTGATGTCTAGGATTCAGTTGGCCAATTACTTTAAAATGCAGGCATTTGAGGTTATTGGTATAAGCCCACAACGTTTAGGTCAACAGATTGGTCAACAAACTGCTACTGCTGTAGAGCAAGCGGTGGTTGGCTCTTATGCACAAACAGAACAGTACTTTATACAGCATTGTGATTATCTAATGCCTAGAGTACATCAAATGCGCACTGACATTGCACAGTATTATTATTCAACTAAACCGTCTTCTCGTTTACAATACATTAGTACTAAAGATGAGATTGTAAACTTCCAGATGAATGGTACTGATTTGTTGTTAAGAGACATTGGTGTTTACTGCACCACAAAAGCTAATCATAGGGCTATCCTAGATCAAATAAAACAGTTAGCTGTTCAAAACAATACAGCTGGTGCCAGCATCTATGATCTTGGACAAATTATTGAAGCTGAGTCTATGGCAGATGTTTCAGGTGCTCTTAAGAAAATTGAAGAGAAAACTAATGCTCAACGTGCTGAACAACAACAGCATGAACAACAACTTGCACAGCAAGAACAACAAACTAGATTGGAAGAACAGAAAAGAAAGCTTGAATTTGATGCTGCTGAAAAACAAAAAGATCGTCAACGCGATATTCTTGTTGCTGAAATTAAAGCTGCTGGTTATGGGTCAATGGTTGATATTGATAAAAACCAGCAATCTGACTATAAAGATGCTATGCGTGACATTCGTGAATCTGAACAGTATGAACAGCAAACAGCTTTGCAACGCGAAAAAGAAACTAATCGTAAAATTACAGAAGGTGAAAAGTTAAATATTGAACGGGAGCGTTTACAAGTTGAACGTGAAAAGAACAATACTCAGCTTCAAATAGCTAGAGAAAACAAAAATCAATACGATGCAAAAGCTACAGAAAAAGAAAAGACAAAGGCATCTGATAAAAAGAAAAAATAGAGTTGCTATATAATCAACTTTATTTTATTCTTGATTTTTTATCAATGTAACTTTTTAAAGTTTATATAATAAATTTGCATATATTAATACCATAAACCAACAACTAATGGCAAATAATACAAATGAAGAAGTGACACAGGTTTCACAAGCTGACGTTAATATTGATGAGCTATTCGCTCTTCCTGGTGCAGAGAACATTATGGTTCCTGGTGCTGAGGATGATGATGAAAAAAAACCTAATATGTTTTCGTCTACAAATGTAGATACTTCGTTCCTTGACAAATTAAAACCTGCAGCCCCTGCTGCAAAAGCTGATACACCTGCTGCAGAAACGCAAGAAGATTCTGAAAAAAATCAAGAAGCTTTAGAAGAGTTTGAAACTTTAATCAACCAGCAAGAAGATCCAAGTGCTCGGGGTCGCAAAAAAGTTGATAAGAGTGGTCTTGTTGAACTAGCTTCAAAAATGATTGAAGAAGGTGTTCTTTTTCCTTTTGATGATGATAAATCTTTAGATGAGTACACTGCTAAAGACTTTCGTGAGTTGTTTGAAGCAAACATGAAAGAAAAAGAGCAGCAGTTATCTCAAGATATTCCTCAGCAGATTTTTCAATCTATGCCTGGTGAAATGCAATATCTTATGGATTACATTTCTAAAGGTGGTACAGATGTGAAAGGTATGATGCAACAACTAGCTCAGGTTAATGAAGTAATGGAGCTAGACCCATCAGACTCTTCAGATCAAGAACTAATTGTTCGTCAGTATCTGTCTCTTAAAGGAGATATGACACAAGATGAAATTGAAGAGGAAATAGCCACGTTTAAAGACATGGATCGCTTAGAGCAAAAGGCTAACCAGTTTAAGCCAAAACTTGAAGCAGTTCGTGAAAAAGAAGTAGCTAAAAAAATTGCAGAGCAAGAGCAGCAAAAACAAAAACAACAAGCTATTGCAGGACAATTTGTAGATAGTGTATATGGTGTTCTAGAAAAAGGTGAACTCAGTGGAGTAAAACTTGATCGTAAAACACAAAATATGCTTTATACAGGATTAGTACAACCTGGGTATCCTTCAATAAGTGGAAAACCTACAAACTTGTTAGGGCACTTACTAGAGAAGTATCAATGGGTTGAACCTAATCACGAATTGATTGCTGAAGCTTTATGGCTGCTTGCAGATCCTGATGGATTTAAAAACAAAGTCAAATCTCAAGGTACTCGTGTAGCTACTGAGCAAACAGTGCGTTCTCTAAAAACAGAAGAAGCTCGCAGAAGAAGTTCAGCAGTAGTAGACCGGGATGAAGACACAGTAACAAATAAACCTAAAAGAACTATTCAACGTTCAAACAAAAATATGTTTCAAAGATTTTAACTTTTAATTTTTTAACCCTTAATCAAACATCAAAACAATGGCAACTCCAGTTTTAAATAATGGTATATTCCTTCGAGATACCAAATATGCTGCCAGTTCTCACGTGGATTCTTACCACTTGGTAAACATGTTGAAAGATGCAGAACCTATGGATATGGGCCCCGTTGACCTTTGGGCAATGGCTCAGAAAGTAGAAATGCCTCTTTATCAAATGTCATCCTTTGGTGGTAAGAATGTTATCAGTGTTGATAACGCTCGCGGTGAGTACAAATGGCAAACCCCGGTAAGCTTAGAGCTTCCCTATATTGTTGAAGACATTGAATCTAATAACCTTACTAAAGGTATTGATGGTCAATCCTTCAAAATCAAATTGAACAAGCGCGAGTTTGGTCATGGTGATATCATCACTTATGACAAATACAACGGCGCTGAATTGTACATCACTGCTGATGATATTTTACCTATTGGTGATGGATTCATCTATACTGTGCAGTTGGTGAACAATGACAACTACCGTTTCATGGATAATAAATATCTTGCAAATGGTACACGCGTATTCCGTAAAGGTTCTGCTCGTGGTGAATATGGAGAGCGTTTCTCTGATATTCAAACCGGTGCTGGATATCGTGAGTTTTACAACTACGTAGGTGGTGCTGAAGCTCACGTTCATTATAGTGTTTCTTCTCGCGCTGATCTTATGATCAAAGGTGGTATGAATGCTGACGGTACTGTACCTGTAACTGAAATCTGGCGTAACTTCGACAAGCGCATGGATCCTTCAATCACTTCTTTGGAAGATATGGTTAAGACCATGGGTAAAGATGCAGTTAAGCGTTCAATGGATAATGGTGATTTGTCTCGCACTTTCCTAACTACTATGGAAGCAGCTCACCTAACCAAAATTGCTACTGACATCGAGACCTACTTAATGTGGGGACATGGTGGACGTGTTAAGCAAGATGGCCCAGATGATTTGCGTTTATCAGTTGGTCTATGGAAACAGCTTGATAATTCATTCAAGCGTGTTTACAACAAGAACAACTTTAACCTTGACTTGTTCCGCTCTGAGATCTTCAACTTCTTCAATGGTAAAGTTGAGTTCAAAGGCCCAGATCCAATGCGTTCACTAGTTGTACAAACTGGTATGGGTGGTATGCGTATGGTTAATGAAGCCATCAAACAAGAAGCTATTAGCTCTGGTTTGTTGATTCAAGCTGCTGATATCGGTGCAATCACTGGTAAAGGTATGGACTTGAACTTTGGTTTTGCATATACCAGCTACGTGATTCCATTCTTGGCTAACGTAAAATTTGTATTGAATCCTGCATTTGATAACGTGTTTACGAATGACATTGAAAACCCAATCATTGATGGTTATCCTTTGTCTTCTTATAACTTTATCATCTTTGATATCACTGATAACACCAATGATAACATCTTCCTATTGAAGTTATCTTGGGATAATCAGTTGAAGTGGTTCTACCAAAATGGTACCATGGACTACATGGGTCGCTCTCAAGGATTTGCAAGCTCTGGTCAATTCAACGGTTACCGTGTGTATATGACACAGACTATGCCTGCAATCTGGGTAAAAGATCCTACCAAGGTATTGAAGATTGTTATGCGCAACCCAATCACTGGAGGTTCATTCTAATTATAAATCTGAGTAGAAATGGGGAGGGATCAAATCCTCCCCATTTTTTACTTATAAAAAATAAAATCCATGGACATAGTTAATTTTTCATATTTAGTAGCTAACGAAATTATTTCGACTACTGTACCAGATAACGCGTTATTGTTATTTGGTAATCCTGATTCTACTCGTGATGACGGTTACAAAACTTGGGCTATTGAATTTTCAAACTTTAAAACAGAATTGGTTACTGACCTATATTCTGAGTTTTTGGGAGACAATACAACAGTAACTCAAATAACATCTAATGTAACGCCAGTAACTATTAATTCAGCGTCTGGTAGAATTACTACTGTAGCTTTAACTACAGCAGCAAATGGTGAATTTCAGTTTACTGTAAATAACAGTTTTGTAAAAACTACAAGTGTTATTTTGGTTACTGTATCTTATCCTAGTGCTTCTACAGGATATCCTTTAGCATCAATTAGTACTGTAGCAAATGGTTCTTTTAGTGTTGACATTAAAAACGTTTCATCTGCAGTATTAAACGCAGCGGCAACTATTCATTTCTTAGTAATTAATTAACCCCTTTTAAAACCAACAACTCATGACACTTGTCGAAACTTTAAATCCTACCAAACTCACGGCAGTTTCTGTGAAACCTTACTTTGATGGAAACGTATCTAATTTAGGTCTTGAAAAATATGGCTTAACTCTTTATGATGGTGTCTACCACGAAGAGCAATTAGCTTGTATTGAAATGAATGGAATAACTCGTTACCTTACCGGTTTAAATGAGTTTGCTCCTGAAATTAAAAAACTTGACCCAGAGGTTCGTGAAGCACGCATTCGAGAAATCCGTTCAGCTGTAGTTGAACTTGAGCGAGAATTAGCAGCTAACATTCTTGATCCAGAGGACAAAGAATTTTGGAATAAGGTTGAATTACTTCAACCTAACAACAAATCTTTCTGGAACAAAATTGCTATTCGTTGTGGTAATGATCCATTATTCTTGGATCCTGTTGATCCATTTGATAGGATTAAATTACACGCAATTAATGCTGGTGGATTTTCTATTGTGGCTAAAAGCTTAGATGATGCTCGTTCTCGCGCGGTGCCACCTAAGTTTTATCTTGATAAGGCTGAAGAAACTATTATTACTAAAACCGAGGGTAAAAAACTACGCAACAAAGCTCTTTCAGAAATGCAAAAGCTGTATGATAAGAATAGCAATAAGTTGTTCTATGTTGCTAAAGTAGTTGACGCCGCAAGCCAGATTTATAAAAAGAACACACCCAATGATGTTATTTATGACGCAATGGATAGGTTCATTAATGGTGAAGGTGTTGAAACAAACAAAACTCGGGCTGCTAATCAGTTTTTGGATGCTGCAAAGTTAGACATGGAAACTTTAAAGATTCGCTCTATTGTTAAAGACGCTACTTTCTACAAGTTTATTATTACCAAAGGTGATGGTTATATTTACCACACTGAGTTAAATGCTTTGCTAGGAAGAAATGTTTCTGACATTGTTGAGTTTTTAAAGAATCCGTTGCATGAGGATATTTTGCTTGATCTTACCAAAAAGGTTGAGCGTAACTGGAATATGTAACTCTTTAATTTTTATACTCATGAATGCTGTAAAACCCAAAATGAACACTATGAAAAAAGGTGGCACATCGCGTGCACCTAAAAAAATGTTAGCCAAAGCTCAAGTTGGTAAGGAAGTACCCAAGTTCAAAAATCCAAATCAACCTCGTAGTACAGATAGTACTGAATATTTTATAGGTAAAGAAAGATATTATACAGATGCTTCAAATAACTTAAAAAATTATGGAGATTCTACTAGATCTGCAAAAGCTGATTCTGTTGCTGCTGGTGCGCTTAAAGATTTAAACCGACAAGGTCGTAAGGGTTTACCAGGTTTTACAAAAGATGGTTATCCAGAAGACTATAAAAAGAAAGGTGGAGCTACTAAAGCTAAACCTATGATGAAAAAAGGCGGATCTATGCCTATGGTAAAAAAAGATGGCAAAATGGTACCTTCATTTGCTGCTGATGGCAAAGGCAAAATGATGTACGGTGGAGCCAAGAAATCAATGATGAAAAAAGGCGGCGCTACTCGCAAAAAGTAATGACCCCTTCTAAGTCAAAAACTAAGTCTAAAGTAAACCAGGCTGGTGTCTACACCAAGCCTGGTTTGCGTAAGACGATCTTTAATAGAGTCAAAGCTGGTTCTAAAGGAGGTGATCCTGGAGAATGGTCTGCTAGAAAAAGTCAATTGCTTGCACGTGAATATAAAAAAAAGGGTGGTGGATACAAAAACTAAAATATGTTCTATATGTAAAGAATCTAAAGAAACTTCTAATTTTAGAAGTAGAGGTGGATTACAAAAGCATCTACTAAAAAGCAGATGTAATACATGTTTATATAAAGAACATAGGTGATTAAACTTATATTAAACAAGTAATGGCTAAAGATCCTCAACAAAGTCTTCGTGACTGGACTAAGCAAGAGTGGATGACTTCTGGCACCGCAGCTAATAAAAAGCGAGGGTCTTCTAAAGAAATAAAATCTAAAGGTAAAAAACGCTACTTACCTAAAGCAGCGTGGGATGCCTTATCAACAGGAGAGAAAGCATCTACAAATAAAGCTAAAGCTGAGGGTAACAAGAGAGGTAAACAGTTTGTACCTCAACCTAAGAGTGCTCGTGAAAAAGCAAAAAGATATCGTTAATTTTTTGTATATTAATCTTATGAAAAAGACTAAACCCTTAAAGAAAAAAGCTTACGGTGGTGTACAAAGTGGCGCCGGCGTAGAAGAGTTGCAGCGTTTTAAAGCTGTATGTAAAAAGAAACCCGCTTACAAACGTGGCGGAAATGTTAAACCAAAAACCAAATAATCATGGCTAAGTCTAAAGCAATCAATCTTTCTGTAGAAGAAAAGAAATGGCGCACAGAGTCTGATCTATCAACTCTACAACGCGCTAAAGAAATTATGGCTGATAAGTCTCGAATAACAGCCGCACAAGCTCTTGCTAAACAACAGCTTTCTGCATTAAGCAGTATTGTTCAAAAGAATGCATCTAAACCCGCATCAAGTAGCCCGGTGCGCAAACTTAAAAAGTAATGGCGAAAACTGCTGCTTGGACAAGAAAAGAGGGTAAAGATCCAAAAGGTGGTCTTAATGCTAAAGGTGTAGCTTCTTATCGCCGGGAAAATCCTGGTAGTAAGTTACAAACTGCAGTTACAAAAAAACCTTCTGAGCTTAAACCAGGTAGTAAAGATGCCAAGCGTCGTAAATCATTTTGTGCTAGATCTGCAGGGCAAATGGCTAATTTTCCAAAAGCAGCTAAAGATCCAAATAGTAGATTAAGATTAGCAAGGAAAAAATGGAATTGTTAACATGCCTTCAAAGAAAATAAAATATAATTGTACACAGTGTAACACTTTTTTTATAAGAGGTAAGTATGATATTGAAAGATCTTTAAAAAAGAACAACACTGTTTTTTGTAGTATAACTTGCTCAAAAGAATATAATAATAAACTTCAATTAGAAAAAGGTTTTTCAGAAAACAAAACATGTAAAAAATGTAATGTAGAAAAACCAAGAACAAATGAATATTTTACAGCACACAAAAAAACTTTAGATGGTTTTGATAGTTGGTGTAAAACATGTAGAGGTAATTATAGAAGTGAAATAAGAAGAGGTCAGTATAGATCAATGATTAGTGATAAAGAATTAAAAGAATTAATCAAAACTGAAAGTTGTGTTATATGTGGCTCTGAAGAAAAACTCGTAGTTGATCATTGTCATACTACAAACATAGTAAGAGGAATGCTTTGTAATAACTGTAATATGGGATTAGGTCATTTTAAAGATGATCCGTTTTTATTAGAGTTTGCACGGATTTATTTACTATATTATAATAAGGACTCTTCTGAAGCAGAAGAATATTTAAGAAAATGGAACTGTTAATAATACAACCATGAAATGCATAAAATGCGGTGGTGCTATTACACCAACCAAACTTACTAAAATGGAATCTGGTGGTAGCTGGATTAAAGGTGCTATTAAAAAACCAGGTTCTTTACGTGCAACTGCTAAAGCTGCAGGAGCAATTACTCCTGAAGGTACTATTAAAAAATCATGGTTAAACGAGAAAGCTAAAGGTTCTGGTAAGACAGCGCAACGCGCAAGGCTTGCTAAAACTCTTGGTAAGATGAAAAAATAATCAATGCTAAATTCAACCATACAGCTTAAGATTAAGCAACGGCTCAATAAACTAGATAGTCAAGACTATGATAATCTTGAGTGTTGGCATATTGTTGAGGCTTTTAATAAAGCGCAAGTTGAATGGTGCCGGCGCCAGCTCCATGGCTTTAACCAGTTTAAAGAAGGTGATGAGCAAAGTAACCGGCGCATTGATGACCTTCAAATTCTTTTAACTGAGTATAACATTATTCTTACAGATAAAGATGGCTATAGTTTTGGTGCTATACCCGCTGATTATTTTCAATGGAAAAGAATTAGTGTGTATGCCAAAAATGAATGTTGTCCTATAAAAAAACTTGTTGTGTATCTTGTTGAAGAAGGTAACCTTGATATTATTTTAAAAGACACCAATAAGCGCCCAAGTTTTGATTGGGGTGAAACAGTAGCTACTTTGCGTGATGGGAAACTTTTTGTTTATACCAACGAAGAGTTTGAAATTACAAAAGGTAGTTTTATCTATTATCGTCAACCCCGGCGTATACAAATTACGGGTTGTGTAGATCCTTATACAGGTATTACATCAACAACAGATGTAACTAGTGAATTTAAAGATGATGTTGTTGAAGTCATGATTGACGAGGCAGCATCAATTCTTGCTGGTGATATGGAAATATTTACTCAGTATCAACGAGAGCAACAACGCGTAGAACAAAATAACTAATGGAATCAAGACTTTTAAAAAGAAATCCTGAGCCAGCAAAAAAGATTGCTAGGCCAGAAGTGCAACCAGAAACTGTAAAACCAGTACCTGCTTCTGATACAGGTGTTGGTGGCAGCTCTTTAGACACAATGACAGCAGCCTGTGCAACAGAGATGATGAATGCAGCATCAAGCTTTCATAAACTACACTTAAAAATTACAGGCCCTGGTTCATATGCTGTTCATAAAGCATTAAATGATTTATATGTAGCATTACCAGATCATGCTGATAGTTTAATTGAAGGGTATCAAGGCGCCGCAGAAAAGATATTGAAGTATACAGAGAGTGCACCCAGAGAACTAGATTTAGTACAAGATGCTGTAAACTATCTACGAGACATGTATGCAGCAATTACAAAACTGCAGGCAAAAATGCCATACTCAGAAATAGTAAACAGCCTTGATACTGTTAAAGACAGTATAAATGCAGCCAAATATAAATTACTTTTTCTTTCCTGATTTTGCATTTGAAAAACTTTTTCTTATATTATAATATGTTTATAACCCTTTTAATCTAAAACAATGGCTTATTTTAATCATTCATTCCAGAAAGTGTTCGTAGGAACTGCTGGAAACCAAGTTGAGTCAGCAACAGCTGCAGGCTTGGATCAAGGTTATGTCACCAGTGTAAGTATGCCTATGGTAAATCTTAATGGTGCATATGTAACTGGTCGCAGTATTGCGCCTACTAATCCTAAAGCAACTCCTGCTTATGGTCTTTTTTACAAAGACACTTATGCATCTGTAGGAACTGATACTTCATGGAGCGGTGCTAGTGCATGTTGCCCTTTGATCCTTGCTGGTTCTTCATTTTATGAAAATGACAAGATTGGTAAATTTCATGGTGGATACCAAGAGACCAACAAGTCTAAAGAAATCAATCCCAAATATGTTCAGAATTTCTATGTTGTTGCACCATGTACGCCACAACAAGCAATTGTAAACATTGGTAAAACTCCTTTTAACACTGCAGTTACTGGTGTATCTATTACCACAGGTGGTACTGGATATAGTACTGGAACTGGTGTAGCAACTACTTCTACAGGTGACGGTAATGGTTTAACTGTTAATGTTACTCAAGCAGCAGGTATAGTTACAGCTGTTGCTATTAACAATAGTGGTTATGGTTACAAAGTAGGAGATGTAGTAACAATTACTGGCGGTGGTGCAAATGCTACCTTAACCATCACTTCTGTAAATGGAAGTAGTGTAGATGGTGAGTGTTGCTTTGAGTTCCTTTGTGGTGAGACCTACTACTTGCGTCTTGACATTAAAGGTTCACCTGCTTTACGTTTTATGAACCACCAAGTGTATAACACTCTGGATTACTACACTGGTTGCTGCCCTTCTGGGACTTTAGCACCCACTCCTGTAGATTCCACTTTGGTTATGATTGGTTGGGCCTCTCAAATCATGGATATTACTCGTAATGTACCTTACCTAAGTGATTTTATTTACCCTGTGGTAATTTCTGAAACTGTAAGTGGTAGCACAAAATGGTTGTACCCTCCTGGAACTGATCTAACTGCTTTAACTGCTGCTCCTACTGATGTAGTTTATGGTACTTGGGATAATTATGTATCTCCTGGTCATACTACTGGTGAGTGTGCTGGTTTGGTATTGTTTGGAGCTTATGTAGATACCACTTTTGGTAACTGCTCTTTCCAAGTGTCTGACTTCTATGAAGTTGAGCCAATTCAGATCTACGCTTCTATGGTAGATTACACTGGAGATCCTTGTAAGTTTGAAGGTATCTGCGTAAACCGCACTGAGTGTTTAGGTTTACAAGGCAATGGATTTGGCGAAACAATTTTGCGCGATTTGATTCTTTCTGAGAGCTATCGTCAAAACTTCTTTGCCACTGACATTCGTATCCGGGAGATTACTCAAGGAGACAATGTGTTTAACGTGATTAACCGTAGCACTCGTTATTTCCGCTATTACTTGTTGCACAGCGTTCCTCGCTTCAACAACCCTTCTGGCGTATTTGATAATGATCGCTACATGTTGGAAATCATCACGAATGCTCGTTCTACCAGTTTTGAACAAACTGTCGATGCATGGTTGACTGCTTGTGCTCAGTGTCCTACACTTGAAGTTGTATCTTGTACACCTTGCAGCACTTCAGTAATTGATATTCCAAGTATTAGTTAATTATTTCTGAATCTTAAGTTAAAGGGAGAGTGAGAGTTTATCTCTCCTCTCCCTTTTCTTATATATCTTAGCATATGGCAAATCACGTTTTAAGTCTTGATGTACCAACCACGATGACAGGTTGTATTCTTAAAGTAGTAGATACTAGCGTTTATGCTACAGGTTTACCTATTACATGTCCTACGCTTCATATTACACTACCGGGATATTCTTTTTCAAAAGAGCTGAGTGTAACTGAAAACTTCAATTTAAACATCACGGCGTGTGATCTTGGTATTCAAACTAATGGTTGTGGTAGTTCATATATTGACTTACCAGATGGTGTATGGATAATTAAGTATAGTCTTTCACCTTCTGATCAGTTATATGTAGAGTATAATCATTTACGAATTACAGCAGCTCTCAAAAAATATGAGAGAGCACTATGTAGTTTAAATCTTGCAAATTGTGATCCTACAGTTAAAGTAAAAGACAAACTACGTCAACTGCAGTATATCCGTACACTATTAGATGCTGCAAAAGCTGCTACTGAATATTGCCACGAGCCCATGCGCGGGATAGATATTTACAACTATGCTGTAAAGCTATTAGATAAAATAAACTGCGTAAACTGTTAACCAATTAAAAACCAATTCATATGGCACAATGTACAAATTGTAGAACTAAACTAGGTTGTGGTTGTCAAAAGAAAACCGCGAGTGATGGTTACTCTGTATGTGTAACCTGCGCGGCAAAGTATGAGTACGAGTTGTCTCTTAAAAACAGAAACAAACTTGTTCAACCAAACCTTACAAGATCTACTGATGAACCTATTATTCAAAAAGTAAGTGTAAGATTAAGCGATGTTTAGAACATATGTTGTTGGTGATAATAGCCTTGTAAAAAGGTTAGATAATCATACCCTTCCCTGGGTAGATTTGACTAGTACACTGTTTCCAAATTTACAGATGCAGTCAATTCTAGATGTTATGTCTAGACCTAGTGTAGCTGACTCAGCTATTATTGTTGGTAGGGTAGGTAGTGTATTAGTCAATAATAAGGGTATACTTGTTACTAACAACGCAGGTGTTACATGGGCAACCCCTTCTGGTAATTACCAGTCTATATGGAATACAGGTTTTTCATGGCGTGAAGTATGGTGCATAGACACAGCAAATATTGTTGTCGCTGGTGATAACGGTAGAGTAGCAATATCTACAGACCAAGGAAACACTTTTAATCTTGCTACTGGACAAGTTCTTGACAGCGGTTCTAATCCTGTTGATTTATATTCTATACATTTTATTACACCTAATATTGGTGTAGTAGGTGGAGTAAATGGTGAGGTTTACTATACATTAGATGCTGGTGCGAACTGGGGTGCTTTACCAGGATCAATAGCAATCAAGGATCCTATTGTTGGTATTCATATTAGTCAGGATCAGCAAACTATAATTGCAGTTACTGCATTTAATATTTGGCGTAGTACAAATGCAGGTGCCGTTTTTACTGCTGAATATACAGTTGGAGGAGATATATCTAATAATCTTCTACATCTTACTTGGATTAACGATAATGTTTTATGGGTTACAGGCACTGCTGGATTAAGATTAAAAACAGTTAATGCTGGAGCAACCTGGACTACACAAAATGCAGCATCTGCACAAGGTGAATGGCATTATGGTGCACACATGTACAATGCTGATGACGGATATGTAACTGGTACTGGCGCAGGTATAGGTGGCCCAGTGCATTCTACAGCAGATTCAATGGTGACATTGACACAATCTGATAATCCTTACTATCTACCTAGAGCAGTATGGACTGAAGAAACATCTTCTGCAACGTGTACAGTTTTAGAATCTTGTGCAGATGGGTCAACAATTAGCATTAGTCAAGACTTAACAAGTTTTATTGGTACAAGCATTTATGTTTCTCAACCAGAGAGTATAAAAGGTTGTTACACAATTATTGATGGGTCTTGTGATCCTGTAATTATTACACCATCACCATTTACATTTAATGTAATTCAAGATTGTGATGCATGTATTATACCTTGTTTTATTCTTATAAACTGTGAGGATCCAACAGATATCATTTACACTAATGAAGATCTTACTGTTGAAATTGGTAATGTAATTCAAATACAAGGCAATAATAAATGTTGGACAGTATCTGCAGGTAGTCAAGATGGCTGTGATTGTATCCAAGCAACTACAAAAACTGCGTCCTTTAGCCGCTGTGATCTATGTTTACCAAAACCAGTTAAACAAACTAAGTTTTACATAGAACCTGGATATATACCAATAGTATGTACTGAAGAAAGAGAAATTCTTGTAAACTGTGCATTTGCTGAAGCGTATTATTCTGACATGTTAAGTAGGCGCTATGGTATTAATATATGTTGTGAGTATGATTTACTTGAATCTTTTCTTGCTAAAGAAAAGCTTTTAATGCTTCAACTTACAGACAACATTAATTGTGGAACAAATACTTCAAACTGTGGGTGCACATCAAGTTGTACAGGTAACTGTACATCAGGATGTAGTAGTTGCTCGGGTTGTTAAATCGGCTAAAAAATTGTATATTAAATAAGATGGTACCAGTTAACAAACAAAAACATGGAGGTTGCACACCAGTTTCTTCAAACTGTGTAGTGTGGCAAGGCTCAGATATCCCATGCATTAACTTATGCAGTGGTGATACCATTACTGATGTAGTCTATAAACTAGCTACAGAGTTGTGTAAATTAATTGACATGTTTGATCTGCAAAACTATGATCTTACATGTTTAAATTTAGGTTGTCCAACTCCTGAAAACTTTAAGGATTTAATCAATATCCTTATTCAAAAGATTTGCGAACAACAAGCTGGTGTAACACCGGGGATTGCTAGCACAGGTGGAGGTTGCCCAGATAATTGCGTTGTACCTATTTCTGAGTGTTTTTACTATATAAACAACTTAGGTGATGAGGTAAGGTTTTTGTCTATTACTGATTATGTAAACTTAATTGGTAACCGTGTTTGTGATATTGTTAGTGATATTACTCAGATCCAGTTAGCTATTCAGCAACTAGATATCCGTGTTACTGTATTAGAAAATACCCCGGCACCAACATTTACATTGCCTAGCTTTACACCTGATTGTGTAATTACACCTCCTGTACCAACTACAATTGATATTATTTTAGAGGCATTAGAAACTCAGTTTTGTCAGCTAAGAACATCTACAGGTTTACCTGCAGATATCTTTTCAGCTATTGCAGTACAATGCCCTAATCTAAATAACAGCCCGGCGTTAGCTCCTGGTTTAGGTAATATGTCATCTTTACCAGGATGGGTAAACACAGTAACAAATTTATCTGATTCAGTTACAAATATGTGGCTAACAGTTTGTGATTTGCGTGCTGCTGTTCAAAACATTAAAGTAAACTGTTGTCCAGATGGTTGTGAAGATCTACAAATTGTTCTTCAAGCTCTGGTTGTAAGTGGAGAACTTCGCTTGTACTTTACTGGCACAATCCCTGCTGGTTTTGTAGAATGCGCTGGTTCTAGCACATTTACAATCTTGGACACAGCAGGAAATCTCTACAATGCCATTCTTAGTATTCCTTCACTAATCAACAGTACCTATTTTGGTATAACCATTGGTAGTACACCGTTGAATCCATTGTTGGATTTCACGATTACTTCTACGACTTGTTTTAATAACACGTCAATTGGTCAAACTTGCTTCCAGGTTCTAAGTGATACTGTGAATAATACGATTCCTTGTCCTGTTGTAACACTTACTCCTACTGCATCTACAGTTGCATGGAGCTTTAGCCATCCCGGTGGCACAGCTACTTACAATGTAGAGTTGTGGGATGGTGGTTCACCTGGTTCACTAATTAGTACATATGTACAAGCTGCTGGTGCATCACCTGCAGTTTATACTGGAACATTTAGTGGATTGACAAGTTCTACTACATATCGCGTGCGTCTGCGTATTGTTGTTGGTTCTGAAGAACAAGAGTGTTCTTATAATGTAACCAGCACCCTATCAGATCTATGTGAAGCTCCTGACACTGTAACTGTAATTTTAACATACTAAGATGAGCTACTGCACAAATTGTTCCTGCAGCAAGACAACATGTACTTGCGATTCATATCTGACAACCCCACCTGCTTGTCCAAGCGGTGTGGGTTGTCCTACTCCTGAGATTTGCTCAGAGTTTTACAACATGTGTTGTGTTGTGTATAATGGGCCTACAATTGTAGATCTTGATCCGTTTATTATTGAAACTGGAGATACTCTCTGTAATATTCTTGAGAAGTATATTCTTGATCAAATTGATGGTTGCGTTGATCCTACTGGTACCTGTTTAGCTACTACTGGTTTATCTGTAGGTACAGTTACTACTAGTGCAATAACTATTAGCTGGACAGCTAATCCTACAGCTGTAAACTATCAGTTATCTGTAGCTACTAGTTTTGCGGGGCCGTATACACAACCTAATGTTGCAACTACTCTACTAACAGATACACTAATTGGTCTAACACCTAATACAGAATACTATATTCGTGTTAGTACAGCATGTGCATCTGGTGGCCCTTGTAACTCTGTAACAATTAAAGTTAGAACACTAAATTCATAATTCATGGCAGCAATTCCAGCTACGATTACAGTAACTTTCAACTCCAACTTCGCTGGTAATCACCGCGTATGTTGGAGAACTAGTCCTTCTTCACCCTATGACTGTACAACTATAGTTACTTGTACTGGTGGAGGAGCATCTTGCAACGCAAATATTGTTACAACTGTTGATAATGAAACGTGTGACACTGTAACATTTGAAGGGTACGTGCAACCAACTTGCGAGTCAGAAGTTTCGTTGAATAAACGCGTACCCTTCTCCGTAACATTTACTCCTGTACCTACTTGTGATGGTTATAACATAGAGTGTCAATATACTATTATGACATTTAGTGTTACTAATGCTGGTACCAACTATGATCCATTAAACCCACCTACTGTTACAATTAGTGGTGGAGGTGGTCTTGGTGCAACAGCTAACGCTACTGTTGGTGGAGCAAATACAATTACAGCTGTAACATTAGTAGCTCCGGGTACAGGATATATTAGTACACCTAGTGTAGTAATTGATCCTCCTCCTGTGCCAGGTGTAACAGCAACTGCAGATGCAGCTCTTACTCCCTGTACAGTATTTAACATTACAGATTGTAATGGTTCAACTGAAGCTTTCCCGTCATTACCAGTAAATGAAACAGTTTCTGTTTGCTCAGTAAATGACTTAACTATTATTTCAGTTCCTAGTGGTATTGTAATTAATGCTGGAGGGTGCTGTTATGATTGTCGAAATATTACATTTACTGCCGGTGGTGGTGGTGGTAATGTTTACTATGTTGATTGCAGTGGCGAATTTATTGGCCCTGTAGCTTTAGGCCCATTAGCTACTCTAGCAGTATGTGCGAGCAACAACTCATGGTACATTACTAGTGGCACCGTAGCCGTGGGTGATCCATGTTAAAAATATGTCTCAGTTTGTTGGTTTATCTGTGACAACAAGGCAGCCCCCTTTAATGGGGGCTTGCTTTTTATACCCGTTCAAAACCCTCAAATTTGTAAAGTGGCTATATAATTAGTATATTATACCTATGAATAAAATGTTCAAAAAGCCAGATCTTAATAAGCCACGGTTTTATCAAAAAAATCAATTGGTGATTGATAAGGATTTTTTAAAAAGGTTTAAGGAAAAAAATCCTGATATGCCAAGTTATAGTATTAATGAGTTTAAGAAAATAATTAAAACTTTTAATATAAAAGTTACTGAGCAAGTAATTGAACGGCGCGATGGTATAGAGTTACCAGAAAAAATAGGTTACATATTTATTGGTAGTTGTCAAAGACCTAAAAAAGAAAATATTGACTTTGGTAAATCTATCAAATATGGTATAAAAGTTATTCATAGTAATCTTGGCTCAGACAGTTATCTGGGTAAAATCTTTTATAGCAACTATGATAACAGGTACATGTTTAATAACCGGGAATTATGGCAATTCAAACCATCTAGACTTTTTTCTAGAACGGTAGCAAAAACATATCCTGATACTTGGCAGATGTATATTGTTGTAGATAGTATGCATAAGATATCACGTATTATGAAAGAGGAGAAGCGTAAAAAACAAAGAACGTATCTTAGGGAGAAATCACTAAAGAACTATAACGAATTTGACATATGAACACCATAGGAGATGCAGTATCGCGATTGAGAAGTATTTTAAAAGCTGTCAATGAAGATAGTTTCATTACTGATCGTATGCTTTATACTGTTATACTTAAGTATGCTAAACTCTTGATAAAGAGAGATGATGACCGCGGGAAAATTATCCGTATGTCATCTATTTATAGTGTATTACCTTGCATAGAACTTATTGAGGTTGATAAGATAGAAGCGTGTTGCTCTGGTATAAAAACCAACTGTATTGTAATGCGCACTAAAGATAAACTACCTAAGATTCTTGATGCTACATATGGGCCTATGTTTAGATCTATTACTTCAATTGATGGCTCTATTTCTATTATAATTACTGATCCCGGTACCTATACTTCTATGACTAAGACTAGTACATTTAAGTATAATAAAAATGTATATTGCTGGATTATCAACGATTACATTTATATACCAAATCAAACTTGGGAAGCAATTAAAGTAGAGGCTATTTTTGAAGGTAACATTGGTGCATTTCAGTGTGATAGTCAGGATCAATGTATTCCTCGGCAAGAGCAAAACTTTAACGTACCAGATTACTTGTTTGCAGAAATAGAACAATTTGCTTTGAAAGAATTAACTGCCGCCGCTAGTATTCCTGGAGATGGTCAAGATGACAAACAAAATATTTTACGGTAATGGCAACTTACAATTACACTATTAAATATAAAACCTTTGACAGCTTGTTGGAAGATGTCAATGTTGATTTTAGGCAGTATGCTCTTGACAACATGATTGACCCGCAAACATTAATCAAGGTAGCCAAGCGTGTAACCTATGATTTAGGTCTAAGGATTTACATGACTAAGGAAACTGTACTTGAAGTAACTAATCATAAGGTAAAACTACCTGATGATTTCTTCAGTATAAACTATGCGCTAATATGTGCAGATCTTACTACAAAAGAATTTTTACCGCAAGGTACTCATATTGAAGAAGTTAAGGTTGTGCCTACATATACTGAAGTGCCTGGTACTATTGACCAGTGTGCACCACCTACTGTAAACTGTGCAAATTGTGGTTGCACACCTTGTGGTTGTAATCCAGCAATGTGTATGCCCGGGGATAACGGTGTTGTATATACACAAACAAATGTATATGATCCCAACAATCCTTACGGGAATGTATGCGTGCGCCCGCGAACATTTGTAAATCAAAAAGGTGAACAGTATGAAATAGTGCAGATGTTAAAAACACAAACTCGTCACTATAAAAGTGTGCACCCTATTAGACTTCGCGAATCTCAGGATATAGAATGTGGGTGCCCAAATTTATACTGGAAATCACCACACGAGGGTTGGATCAAAGATGGCTTTCTATATGTCAATTTTGAGCACGGGAATGTTTACCTTAACTATCAAGGATCTCTAGAAGATGAAGATGGTAACTTACTGGTTCCTGATCATGAGTATTTAAATGAATACTATGAATACGCGTTGAAACAACGCATACTCGAGAATCTCCTTATGAACGGCGAAGACGTGACAGCTAAAATGCAACTTATTGAAGCTCGCTATAGAGCTGCTAGAAATGTAGCATTAGGGTTTATCAATACTCCAAACTTTGCTGAGATGAGGCAGTTATGGGAAACAAATAGGCGTGCTATGTATTCAAAATACTATGACATGTTTAAGAGCTATCCCCGTAATAATATTGCTTATCCGTATAAAAGATCATACATAATGTAATGGCAAAGAAAGGTTCTCAAGAAAATGTTAGCAGCACTGTTATAACAAAACCTTTTACTAAGGGTATGAATAAAGACGTGGATACCACGTTTCTACCTGAAGGTTATTGGACACATGCTAGAAATTTACAAAACAATACTGTTACTGGTGATGTTGGCACAGTGAGTAATGAGCCTGCTAACTTTTTATGTGGTGCAGCGCCATATCCTATTATTGGAACAACACATCTATTTGGAGACAAGTGGATAATTTACTCTACAGATAATACAAACTCAGAAATAGGTTTGTATGATGAAAGTGATTGTTGTTATTTACGTATTGTAAATGATAGCTGTTTAGAATTTAAAAAAGAGAATCTTATACTCGGTGTTTCTAGAGAGAACGCAGATTGTACTTGGTCAATATACTGGGCAGATGGTTTAAACCCAGATAGGGTTATGAACATTGGTAACCCTACTTTGTGGCCACAAAATTGTATTGCTCCATTAACACTTTGGGATGGGCCACCTTGGAAACAAAAGTGCACTACAGTAAATGGGTGTACTACATGTATTAACTTGCCTGACTTAGATTGTGATAAACTAAGATTAGCATCGTTAATGGAAACACCTTGTGTAAAGGTGCGTCAAGGCCCTGGTGGTGGTAACCTACAAGCTGGTTCTTATTATGCTGTTATTGCATATTGCATCAATGGTCAAAAAGTAACAGATTACTTTTCACCTAGTAATGTGCAGGTATTATTTGATAGAGATGCAGAGTTTGCTGGTTCATTAGAAATTGAAGTAGAAGCAGATACTGAATACTTTAGTGAGTATGAGTTAGTAATAGTATCTAATGTATCTCAACAAACTGTTGCTAAGAGGATTGGTATTTACAGCACGCGGCAAACAATTGTGTCATTAGATATCATTGCAAGTGAATTAACATCTGTACCTATTGACAACATACCACTCAGAAACAATGTCTATGAGAAAAGTGAGGGGATGTTTGAGGTAAATAGATATTTACTTAGAATCAGACCTAGTGGTAAACTAGACTTTAACTATCAACCATTAGCAAATTTAATTGGTGCTAAGTGGGTGTCTGTTGAGTATCCTGCTACTTATTACCAAAATGGTGGATTTAGAACATCTTATTTGCGAGATGAAGTTTACTCATTTTTTATTAGGTGGATATATGATACTGGCGATAAGAGTCAATCTTATCATATACCTGGTAGATTTTCTAATGGTCTTTTTGATTTACCAACTGTATCAAATGCAGACGCCGCACAAAATATTGCTGAGGGTATTGGTAATCAAACATGGCAGGTGTATAACACAGCAGTTATTAACACGGCGCCGGGATCCACTAAATCTATAGATGACGCTCCTTATCAAGGAACAATTATAGCAGAAGGAGATATGAGCTATTGGGAATCAACAGAGATATATCCCGATGACAAACCAGAAATCTGGAACTCTAGTTCACAACCATGGACGGGGGTATTTAATCAAACCAACCCATCATATGATTTATGTGGTAAAAAAATAAGACACCATAAGTTTCCTGAAAATTACCAGTATACACCTAATGGATATCTAACCAGAGGTGAGCTTGTACACTTTAGAGTAGACCCAGTTACAGGTAATCAGTTTATTAGAATAATGGGTGTGCGATTTCAAAACATTGCACTACCAAAAGACAATGACGGAAATGACATAACTAACATAGTAGGTTATGAGATATTAAGAGGTACGCGTCAGGGTAATAGGTCTATTATTGCAAAGGGTCTTATCAACAACATGCGTAAGTATGAAGTTAAAGATCTTAACAGTACAACTGTTATTGATGAAGTTCTTTATCAAAATTATCCTTTTAATCCTCTTGGTGGAGATCCTTTTTTAGATATAACTCCAAACTTGTTTAGTAATCAATATTTAAGTTTTCATTCTCCTGATACAAATTTTAATAGACCATATCTAAATACTAAACAGCTTAAACTGTACAATAATATTTATGGTAACTCAACACATTATTTTCAGGAGCCTGAAGATCACCCGCAGTTTAAACTAATAAAAGATGTTTTTGTTGTTTTTGCGTTAATGGCTGGAGCAGCATATGGTATAATAAAACTTAACGGTAAAAAGCAAAGAACATATAGTTCACCAAGAGGGTTAAATATAGCTTTTCCTATAACAGCAAATGGTACTACTCTACCACCAGCATTTTATCCATTTGTACCAATACCTGGTGCACATGTTGCAACCGCAACAACAACACAGGCTACGTCAGGTAATACTGCTTCTTCAAGTAGTGTAGCAATAGTGCAAGCTGCGGCTCCTGGTGGTCAATCATCAGTATCTCAAGCTGAACAAACAACAGCAAATACTGCAGCTGCTTTATCTCCTGGTTTTATAGGTGGGGAATATACTGAAAGTTATGAATCAAATCCTTATGATGGGTTTCCTTTAAATGCTAATGCTTTTAATTTTCTCTACTTTTTTAGTGAAGGTGCAGAAACTGCAATGAGAGCAATTTATGCATTTACTCCATACAGACAATACGCATTACAAAGTTTAGCCCATGGTTTTTATGATTCTTCAGTAAGACCAATTATTCCAAATGTTACAAGAGAGATAGACTTTAATGCTTACGTGCGCCCGGGACTTGTAAACTTTGATCAAAATTATAAAATCAACAATATTAAACGTAATACTTTTGTTGGTATTAAAACTTTAGTTAATGCTCAAAGTTCAGCATTTCTTGTTCCACCTAATTTAGATAACTCTTATGCTAAACCTGCAAGCTATAGTGATCCAAGACAAGAGTTTCAAAGAAATATTTCTTCTTGGTATGCTGGCATAAAGGTTAGAATACAAAATCAATATGGTCAGTTAGATAGTATTAAACAAATACCTATTACAGACTGCGAACAGAAAATTGATTTTAGCAGTTTAATATCTAATTCTTTTACTGTCAACGGCAAGCAGTACACTAAACGAGTTATACCATCTGGTATAAACTTTAATTCACCAGCGCCTCCAGCATGTATATTTTTTGGAGGAGATACATATATCCAACGATATACTGAAAAGACAACTTTCTTTTATTTTAATGATTGGTTGTATAGTCAACCTGATGGGTTTGAGTATAATTACTACAACTACAGGATGGTATCAAAACCAAAGTTTTGGGTAAATAGTAAACAGTTTACTTTAAGTGGTGCTGTTAATAGTGCTATTAGTAGTTTAATAACTCTTCAGCCACCAAGCCCTTCAACTGGAGCAGGTATTTTACCTAGTGATTTTTATAAATTAGATGATGGTGGTGTCTTCAACCCATTAAGTGTATTTACAAATGACAATACTTACTTCTATCTATTTAATTCTGGGGTGCGTGATTTCTTTGTAGAGACAGAAAGGTTGTCTGAGTTTAGAGAACAGGGTGTGTTAAACAAAGACAAATTTTATGATCCCTATGGTTTCAACGATTTGGGTACTATGTTTAATGCCAACCCAGATGTTATACCATTTGATAACTTTTATGCATACGACGAGTCTTTTAGCATAAGTAGGTTGTTCAACAACTTTATTTCCTGGGGACAATTACAAGCAAGAAACTATGATCCACAGGTATCACAGCTTTGCTATCAGTATTTTCCATACAGGATATTGTATTCCCTCCCTCAGCAAGATGAGCAGATAAGAGATAGCTGGAGAATATATTTGGCTAATAACTACAAAGACTATCGTAACTATGTTACTGGTGTAAAGAGTATTAGTAGAAATGGTGCAATGTTTTTCTTTAGAGATTCTAGTCCTGTTTTATTCCAGGGTGTTGATGAACTAAAAACAGATCTTGGCACCAAAGTTACTCTTGGCGACGGGGCGCTTTTCTCTCAAGCAGAACAAAGAATAGTCAATGCAGAAAATTCATTTGAATATGCATCTTGTCAAGATATAAGATCAGTGATAAGTACTCCCGGCGGGTTATTCTGGACAAGTCAAAACCAAGGTAAGATATATCAATATACTGGTCAACTAAAAGAAATTTCGCTAGCTGGTTTGAAATGGTGGTTCTTTAAATACATGCAATATGAGTTGCTAAAGGATTTTCCAAATTTCCCGCTGGTAGCTAATCCTGTTGCAGGTGTTGGTATGCAAACAATCTACGAGAATGTAGATACTATTCTTTACATATGTAAGAAAGACTACTATCTCAGAGATCAGTATAAAAATACTGGACGTGTTATCTATGATGAGTCAACAAACGAGTTTGTTATTGACAGATTGATTCGTGTAAAAATAGGAGACGCAAACTTCTTTAATTACTTTGATGACGCATCATGGACAGTAAGCTATGACTTGAAAAATGAAATGTGGATAAGTTTTCATGATTGGAAACCTGATTTGTTATTACCTTCAAAGAATCACTTTTCAAGTATTAAGGGTTCGGGTATATGGCGCCATAATAATACATGTGCACAATACTGTAACTTCTATGGTATAGACTATCCTTTTGAAATTGAGATACCTGTAGCTAGCGGCCAGCAAGTATTTACATTGAGAAGTTTAGAATATACAGTAGAATCTTTTGTTGCTAGAAATTTAAACAACTGCACAGATGATTTTCAAATTTTAGATTACAACTTCGACGAAGCAATAATCTGGAATACAGAGCAAACATCAGGGTTGCTAAGATTAAATCTTCAGTCTAAAAATAATGGTATTGCAAATCTTGCTTACCCAATTATTAACCCAGGTTTTATTGATATACTATACGCTAAAGAAGAACAGAAGATAAGATTTAATCAGTTCTGGGATATCACAGATGATCGCGGCGAATTTAACCCTATTGCCCAAAGGCAAATATGGAATACACAACCAAATGGTTATCTAAAAACATTAAATCCTAACAACTTAAATTACAACAAGCTTCAAACACAGCGTAAAAAGTTTAGGCATTATATAAATTATGTACTTTTAAGGAAGCGAGTGTCTGGTAATGTAAACATGATACTCAGATCATTTAATGAAAAATTACAGTTTTCATCACGATGAAAAAGACTTATTCAAAAAATTCTAGACAAGGCTTACCAGGTGGGCCTAATGAAATGTTTGAGAAAGTAAAAAATATTATAGTTTCTCAAAGGGGTCAGTGGGATTTTCCAGGTATGAATACAATGGTGCCAACAGATGATGGTAGAATTACGATGCGTGGAGTCCCTTATCCAGTATATGGTCAAGATGAAACAGGATATGGTCAAATGATGTATCCCAATCAAGAGTATCAGTTTCCTGGTAAGAATGTTCTAGAGTTACCCATGGCTCAAGTAGGATTACAAGTACCTATTCAACAACCAGATGCATTAAGAGTTCATATGAACATTAATCCTAATGCAGAGTACATGGAAAAGAAAAAATCTGATGTTCTAGATTTAGATAACACACTAGATTATTTAGTAGAAACCAGAGGTGGTACTAGAGATTTATGGGGACACATGGCTGACACTATTGGTTATCATGAATCTGGTCACACAATGGATCCTTTACAAATGCAAAATAGTGGAGGCCCTGGAAGAGGAATATTTCAATTTGAAGCTCCTTCTTTAATAACTGCTCAAAATAGATATCAGAGAATATCTGATAGATTAAACCTTAAACCGGATCCTAAAATACTAAGTGCTAAGTCTGCACTTGAACTTTCTCCAGAACAACAATACTCTTTATTCTTAATAAACTTATCTGAGTCAAGTGCAAAGCTTAAAGATTATGCTGATAATAAATTGCCATTAGTAGATTTATGGTTACAAGGTCATAAAAAGATAGAAAAAGGTGAAAATAGGGGAAGTTTTAGAACAAGCGTACAGAAAGCTAAAGATAAATCTATACAAAAAGGATATGATAGTTTTAAACAACTAGGCGGAGCGTTACCAAGATTTCAATACGAGGGTCAGTTTAATCCACAGTTAGCTAGACCTAATCCTTTAACAGGTAAATATGCATGGGAACAGAGTATTCCTAAAAACAAACAACTTAAATCAGCAACAGGTAATGTAGGATTTTTTGACATGACTAATCCTAATATATATAAAGCATTAGCACCAGTTATGGGTATAGGAGCAGGAGCATACGGAGTAAATCAAATGCAAGATGCACAACCTATGCAAAGATTTGGTGGTAATCTAAACTTTCAAAAGGGTGGTGACTACAATATGAAAAGAGCATCAGAGCTAGGTTACACTCCAGATGAAGCAGGACATTATCCTTCAGTAGATGAAGAAACAGGTATGTGGTTAAAATCTAAACAACATCCTACAGCTTGGATGGAATCAATGTATGGTTATCAGTTAAATCCAGAAGTTTATAACAATTACAATGTTACCTATAATCCAGAAGGATATTTTGGAGAAAACCAGTTGCAATATATGTCTAAGCAATTTGGCGGTTCTCTACCAACAGCAGGAGACCCAGTACTAAACTTCATACAACGCCAGTCCCCTAGATTTTCTAAATCCAAAAAATAATCGTATTTTAACCTTAATACAGATACTATGTTACCAGAATATACTCCCGGCGCCAACTTATATGACTATGCTTTTTACGGGCCTATGCAAACTGACGATAATGCAATGTTATCTAGTTTTCAAGTGGGTGGTATGCCTTGGGGTCAACAACAACAGCAACAGCAACAAGGTGGTGGTGGTGATGATGAAATAATGCAATACATTCAAATGTATTCTGAGATTACAGAATCAGATCCTGAAGAAGTAATGAGCCAAATTTCTTCAATGAGTCAAGAAGATCAACAGGCTGCATTACAAGAAATGGTTGGTACTGTTCAGAAATACTATACTATGCAACAATCTCGTCAACAAAATCAAATGGTTGATGAGCAACAACAAAGTATGTATGATGAAGAAGATGAATCTGCACAACCAGCTCAATATCAAAAATCTTACAATACACCAACTCCAGAAGAGCTTGCAGGTTTAGAAGCTGAAGAAGAACAGTATAACGCTGCTGTTGAGGCAGCCACTGCAGATTATGGTGAGGAAGATTATATGTATGGTGGTTCAAAGCGTGGGCGTAATAAATTTACATCTCAGCTTAAAAAAGCTGCGCGCGGTATGGCACAGGAAATGGTAAACACAGATGGTTTACCTACTGGTGATTCTTCATATGGCGGTGAGCGTCTCAAAAAATTCGTCGCTGGCATACAGCGCAATGTAGCTAATACAATGGCTGACGAAGCAGTTGAACAAAGTATGGATTACTTTAGCCAACCCCCTATGATGAGATATGGTGGTTTACCAACTTTTCAAGGCACTCAGAATAGTCAAACAGGTAATACGTCTAATACGGGTAACATATCACTTACTCCTGAACAGTTTAATCAGCTACTAGCTGCTCAAAATAGGGGTGCTACTCCACAATATCCAGGAATAGGTAGGAGTGTAAATATGAGTAACTTGTTAAGCATGTTTGGCGCGGCGCCAATTTCTAATGATTGGTTTCAACCGCGTGGGTATAGTCTTACAAGAAAAAGCGCTAGAGATTTTGCAGATGCTCAAAAAGTATATGGCACTATACCATTAGACAGATCTTATTTATCTAACGTAGAAGCTAAAAAAGGTTTTTTAGGAAATATTAATAATCCTAGAACCTTGTCAATGCAGTTTAGTAGATCGTTACCTCCACTTAATTTTCCACAAGAAACATCAACTACATCTGGCACTACATCTTCTAATAAACCCGCTAGAATTGGTGTACCACCTCTATTAGATCCAAACAATATATCACCTCCACAACAAACTAATATAAGAGATTATTCAGTAACTCCACCATCACAGTATACGCCAGGTATACAACAAATTCCTCCTACCAGTATTACTGGTTTACCTACTCAAAGTATTAACCAATCTATACCAAGAGATCCTTCTTATACTGGTGCATATGGTCAGGAAGCTGACAACAATTTTGCACCTAATAGTGATGCTATAAATTACATGAGACAATCACTAACACCAATTGATTTAAGTGGTGCTGGCCCAATTAATCTTACTAACCAAAGTGAAGTAGATGCATTGAAGAGAGAAGAGAGTTTTAAAGTTAGTCAACCTAATCCAAGAAATAAACAATCTTTTTATCAAGAAGATTCATATCAAACTGGTGGATCAACACTTTATGATATAGTAAAGAGTAAAGGGTATGATCCATCTTTTGAATCTAGAAAAAAAATATTCCAAGATTATTTTGATGAACCTTATACTGGTACTTATGAACAAAATTCTACATTAAAAAAAGAACTTCTTTCTGGAAATATTCAACTGGTTAATGATATAAATCGTAAAAAAAATACTGAAGATTTTAAAACGGTTCAACAACCAAAAACTACTAATGTTTCATCTAGAAGTTCTCAAATAGATCAATCTAATAATCAAAAGCCAAGTACTCCTAAAGTAGTTAACCAAGCAAAAAAACAAAATGCTAAAGAGGTTAACAATGTAAAAGTTAAAATACCACCTTTGTTACAAAGAAGAAATGGTATTGATTTTAAAAATACTGGTAATAGTCCATTTCAAGGTGATGGTTATTATGAAAATAAAGATTTAAGAAGCAATCTTGAATCTGGAGTTATTGTTGATAAGGCAACAGGAACTATCAATTTTGTAAGAGCTGGTAAAATTGATCAAAAGTTTCCCGTATTAACGGGATTAGCTGGTAAAAATTATGAAACAGATCCTAATGCCAATCCTTATCCAGTATCATATTTAAAAGACAATCCTGCGGCAAGATCTACTCCAACAGGAACATATAACATGAAATACGATAAGAGTATTTATGGTTATCCTGGATATTATCAAAAACCTATTGCTGCTTTTGGAGAAGATGCGCCTATTGCTACAACTCCTTTAGCAATGCATGTTGTATATGGTGCAGGAGCAAAACCTGGTTATACGTGGGATCCTTCACAGGGTATAGGTGCAAAACCACATCATGATCCAGTAGAATATCAATCAAGACTTAAAAGGTTTAGTCAACCTGATAATAGATTTGGTAGCTATGGATGTACAAACTTTGAACCATATTCTTTAGAGTGTTTAACTGAAAGATTTGGTACAGAAGGAGATACTGCAGTTTATATTGATTCTCGAAATCCAGAAGATAAAAAGTTTATTGAAAACTTTCCTGTTGCACCACCTCTTAAAAATAAACAAAACGGGGGACAACTATATCTTTATAAAAATGGTGGATTACCTAGATTCCAAGGCCCTGATGCAAGTGAAGTAACTTTAGCACCACGTTCAATTTCTAACCCTGGTCAGTCTGCTAAAACATTTGGTGACACTGAATTTGCTATGGAGCCATTTGATAATAGTGCTTTAGTTGGGGCGCGCCCACAACCAATGCAGTTACCTACTAAGACAGCTAAAGAACGTGCTCAAGAAGTTGATCCAGATGCTTCAATGAAAACATTTGGTCTTAATTTTAGAAAAGATCCTTTAAGTGTTACACAGTATGGAGACATAGGATATGCTGGTGCCAATTTAATTACTAATCTGAAAAATCGTGCAGATCAGGAGCTTGCTCAAGCTGAAATGTTAAACCGTGAAACAGATCCTTATAACTACTTTGCACAAACTTATGCTAACCCAGATGAGGGCATTAACATAAACACATATGATATGTCAAGACCATATCAATCATTTATGGGTCAACGTCAACAGTTTAGTCCCGGTGTGTCAAGTGGATTTGCTAAATTTGGGGGTATGATGAAAATGGGTGGTACTTATGAAATGGATTTGACACCTGAAGAAGTTGCTTATATTCAACGCATGGGTGGTACAATTGAATACTTATAATTATGAAAGTTCGCGTTACATTACCTAAAGCACAATACGGAAATGAGGTTACCGCAAATGCTCGTCAAATGAGCATGTGGGGTGGTGCCAATGTTAATGAGTTTAAAACTCCTGACTTAACATCTCGTAAAGCACTTACTCGTGTTCCTAGAAATGAAGCTAACTTAGAAGCTGAAGGTGGTGAAACAGCCATGGGTGACATCAACAAAGATGGCATGGCTGAGTTCTACAAGATATCTGGGCCCCGCCACTCAAGCGGTGGCGTACCACTTAATCTACCTGAAAACACTTTTATCTTTTCTGATACTAGGGCAATGCTTATAAAAGATCCTGATTTGTTAGCATACTTTGGTATGCCTACTAAGAAGGGTAAGAAAGCATATACCCCCGCGGAAATATCAAACCACATAAACAAAAAAGGTAATGAGTATCGTAAGATGTTGCAAGATAAGAACAGCGACACCTTACAAGTACGCACCGCAGAGATGATGCTTAAAAACATTAATCTTAAATTAGGTTCTTTAGCTTTAGCACAAGAATCTATTAAAGGTTTCCCCCAGGGGATACCTGTAATTGCGATGCCTTACCTAGAGTCCAAAGGTATTAAACCAGAAATGCTTTTACCACAAACTCAACCTGGTGAAGAAAACATACAAGATGTACCAACAGAGTCATATAATCAAGGGCCAATTCAAGAAGAACCAGAAGCTCAACAAATGATGGCTCCAGATCAACAACCTGTTGATCCACAAATGATGCAAGGAGTATCACCAGAGATGATGATGATGTATGGAGGATCTTACTATAACCCTGTAATGGAATATGGTGGCATGCCATATATGCGTGAAGGTGGACAATCAAGATCTCGTGTACGTATTTCATTACCTATTTTTCAAACAGGTAATGCAGTTAATCTTGATTCTAATCAAGAAGGTCTAATAAATATCTTAAAGTCAGATGCTCAATCTGGCACATATCGTGGAAATGACGCAGTAGCATTACAAAATGCAGCTAATAGCCAAGCACAAGCTAATAGTGGAGATCCAATTGATACAGCATTTAATAGCTGGAATGATAACTGGACAAAGTATATACTTAAGCATGAAAGAGATGCTGGCATGAAAGGTGGTAAAGCAGCCACACAAGGTAATACGTCTTATCAAAGTAAGTATTCAGATGATAACTGGACTGGTAGTAATAAGACTAAAATGAAAGAACATATACAAAAAACAGTTGATGAGCTTACCAAGTTAGGTGTAGATTATAATTCTTTAAAACCTGAAATGCAAGTAAGGCTTGTTGATTATAAATTTAATACTGGTCGCTCAATTAAAGATTTAGTTTTAGTTGCTAGTGGAAGTGTAGATCCTTCTACTATGGGTGGTACAGTTAAAGATGTACCAAACTTTGATTACAATTCTTTTTTAACTAACCCTAATAGTTTTGCTTCTATTGATGAAGCTAAAATTAATGGTTCATATCAAACAGGAAAAAATTTAGATGCTGAACCTGATGTATATGTTAAGAACTTTAAAGATAATTTTGTTCCTAGATCTTTGATGTGGAATAATTTTGACTTTAATAACAATGCTCCTAAGACAACTGAAACACCACGCGAATTTTATACTGAGAACCCACAACAGTATAACTACGAACCTACATTTGCAAAAGACGCATACAACAAAAAAAATCAAGGTGCTGCATTTGATAAAACTTTATCTGAGTATACTCCTGCAACTGCAACTCCAGTAACTCAAACGCAACCTGCAACTACTCAACCATCCACTACACCTACTCAATCTGCAACTAATCAAACATCCTCTGAAGCTACTCCTTCTCCTACAACTACTAAAACTGAAACTACGCCAGTTACAGCATCTGATAATGCTGGTAAAAAATCAAACTATCCTAAAGAAGAAGATGCTGGTTTTGATAAGAATAATTTAAATGTTGGTGATATTTATGAAACAGCAGATGGTAAATTAAGAAAGGTTACATCTCAACCAAGACAATTTACACTTGATGAACAGTCTAATGATTTTACGAAGATCTTTAATAATAATAAAGGATTTGCTCAACAATATGCTGCTATAGAAGAAACATTTAGTGACACTGATGTTAAAGATGCATTTGTTGAACAGTTTAAAAAGGGTTTGGACAACAATGACTATTTTGGTGAAAAAATTACAGAAGCTCAAAAAAATGAGCTGCGGAATCTTTCTCCTGATGAAATAGTTCAACAGTTTTTAGAATTTGAAAAAGCTAATCTTGCTTTACAGGCACATGGTTATGATGTTAGTAAAGCAGGTGAAACAGGTGCAGATATAAATACAAAACTTAAACAGATTGGTATTACACCACCATCTGGAACTTCAGGTATTGGTCAACAGTTATCTTACATTGCTTATAGAGATCTATTAAAGTATCGTGATGATAAAGACGCACCTCCAGCACTGAAAGAAAAACTTAAGCCTTACAGCATACAACAAGCTGGTAAGTTTAATGATAAAATTACAGGAGATAAGGCAGGCTCTATTTCTAGAGCTGATAATGTACTTGCTAATACTACTCGTGGTCAATTAGCTGGATATGATCCTGGTAAATATGCTGAAGAAGAGTTTACAGAACCAAGTACAACTACTGAAACTGAAACAGATCAACCTACGCAAACAAATCAAAATATTCCTGGTGTACCAGGATTTACTCCATGGTGGGCGCAGGATGAAGTTCTTAATCTTGCTACCTTTGGTAACTTGTATAACATAAACAAACAGTTACCTTTTGTAGCACCATATGAACCACCACAAATGTTTGCATCATATATAGACCCGGATCGTCAAATTGCTGCAATTAATGAATCTGCTGGACAAGCTGTACAAGGTTTAACTTCATATAGTGGGCCACAAGCTTTTTCTGCTAGAATGTCTGATTTACAAGGCAACGCTGCTAAAAGTATAGCTGATACATTATCATCTGTTAATAACGCTAACCAAAATATCTATAACCAAGCCAACCAAATAAATGTTGGTTTAATAGATGCTGGTAGAAAAGCGGCTGCTGATAGGGCTACAAATATATTTGATAAAACTACAGTAGCTAATCAACAATTTGAGAATGCTAAAAATCAAGCACGGCAGCAGTATACACAAGCTTACACTAATGCACTTACCAACCGGGGGAAAACGCAAGCGTTAAATGTTTTAAATCCACAATATCAAGTTGATCCAAGTAGTGGTTTTGTATTACCAACAGGTGTATCTAAACCATTTGACGGTTCACAAACTGCTTCTGCAGAATATGACTGGGATGAGATTGCAAAAAGAAAAGAAAAAATTAAGTCACAAATGGGTGTTGATGATAATAAAGCTGCACAATTTGCAAAAGAACAATATGATCGTGAGTACAAGTCAAAGACTCAAAATACAGGAGTAGATCCTAATTATTATACACAATACAAAGGTTTATTTAGTTAAAAGATATGGCTACTTATATACAATCAACTCCTGGAATATATAAAATTACTAGTATAACTAACGGTAAAATATATATTGGTTGTGCTTCCAATGTAAGAACTAGAATAAATGGACATCTCTATGATTTAAGAAAAGACAAACATAATAATAGTTATTTGCAAAGAGCATGGACTAAGTACGGTGAAGAAAATTTTATTTTCGAGATGATTGAAAAATGTGACATCAGTAATTTACATGCTAGAGAACACTATTGGGTTAATGAATTAAATTGTTTGGACAGATCAACTGGTTATAATATAAAACCTACAAATCCAAATGGTTGCTCTATACATTCAGAAGCAACAATAGAAAAATTAAGACAAGCAAATAAAGGCAAAAAACCATCTCAAGCCTGTATTGAAGCTTTAAAACAAAGGACACTTTCTTGTCAACATAAAGAACTTTTAAAAAGATCAAGAGAAGGTATAAACTATACAAAGCTACATAGGGAAAAAAGAGGAAAAAAAATTATAGATATTACAACAGGCGTTATATATAGCTCATTAGCTGAAGTTTGTGAGTTAATTGGAATGACCAAAGGTTCTCTTTCAAGAATCCTATTAGGAAAAAGAATAAATAAAACAACATTTAAATATATCTAAATATGGCAACCTACATAAGTGGTGTGACCGATTATATACCACAATATCAGCCTTTTCAGCCTGATTTTAATTTCTTTGCGGGTGTTATCCAAAAGAAGCAACAGCAATATGATCAAAACTGGTCAAAATTAAATAGTCTTTATGGTAAGTTTTTAAATGCTCCTCTTACTAGAGAGGATAATATTAAAAACAGAGATCAATACTATAAACAATCTGTAGCTGCGATACAAAAGATAACCAGCATGGATTTATCATTAGATCAAAATGTCCAGCAAGCTCTTCAAGTTTTTTCACCATTGTATAATGACAAGAATCTTATACATGACATGAGTCTTACTAAAAAAGCTATGGAGAATTTTTCTAAACTAGATTCATTAAAATCTTGTGTTGGAGAAAAATGTGATGGTAAATATTGGAATGAAGGTCAACTATTTATCCAGTATAAACTAGATGAGTACAAACGGGCGTCTGCAGATGAAGCATTAAATATGAGTGCTCCAGATGCGGTACCTATGATTGATGTAATGGGTAGAGCAAATGAGCTGGCAAAAGAGTTTAAACCAGTAGTTCAAGAAACATCTCAAGGGATGTATATTGTTACTAGGAAGAATGGTCAACTTGTGCAGGTGCCCCTTTATGAACACTTCAAAGCTCTTATTGGAGAAGATCCTGCAGTTAAGAGAATGTATGCAGTAGAGGCATATGTAGAAAGAGAAAATTTTATTCGCACCTCTGAAAGTAAAGGTATTTCTAGAGAAGAAGCTGATCAGATTTACGCAAAAGACAAATACGAAAAATACCAGTTATTAGTTGATGATAGCAAAAAAATGGCGGAGACCCAAGGTGCATCATTACAAAATCAACTAGAACGTGTTAATCAGTTTTTAGAAAGCATCCCCAATGTAAATGAAAATCATCCACTTGTTCAAACTAAACAAAACTTAGAACAACAAATTCAGGTTAATGAAGTTAATCGCCGGTCTGTAACAGACATTGCAAATAACATTAATAATGGGTATGCAATAACTACTCCATCTGGTCTTTCTTCAACTCCTACATCTCCTCAATATACACCTCAAGGTGCAGATGCAATAGTTGCTTTTTATAAAATGAATGGTGACTTTATGCAAGCTGCTATTTCTAATTCAGCAATGGGTGCAGAAGTTAAGATAAAAGCAGATCCTGTTGCTTTAGCTAGAATGCGTGAAGCAGGTGCTAATGCTAGAGCTGAAACGCGTGAAAAAAATGAAAATGCTAGATTTCTAAAAAAATTAGAACTTGAAGAAAAAGAAAAAACTGAAGAAGCTCTTAGATTATATCAGTTACAGTTTGGTACAAAAGATATAAAAGCAGAATTTCCAGATGAAGATGCTAAACAAGTTGAATATTCTAAAACTGTAAATGAAACTGAACAAAATATTCAATCAGTACAAGCAAATACAGTTAATGGCGCTGTTAAATATCTAAATGAAGTTTCTAGAACTAATACTCCTGATGCAGCAACTGCTAAAGTTATATTAGCCAATATTAAAAATAACAGAGAACGTTCAGGAAGTACTGGAACATTTGCAATTAATGACGTTTTAACAGCTATTGATCCTTTGAAAGAAGGTAATGAAGGTTTATTAAAAACATCACTTGGTAATGCTTTACAAAGTTATGCTGGTCAATTGCGTAAAATAGACCAAAGTATACAATCAGCTAAAGTAGAGGTTAGTAAAACTAAACAGTTTAACCAAAGAGTTGTAGATAATGTACTAAGAAGATTAGAAGAAGAAAGTGCAATTACTTGGTTAGAAAAACAAGGACAAGATATGTATGATCTTAAAAATCTTCCTGCAGAAGCAGGTATATTTTCTGTGCTTCTTCATAAATCTGTAGGTTGGTTATTAAAACCTGATCAAGAAAGTAAAGAATCAGCTAAAGTTAAATCAGAAATGCTTAAGACATCTTTATTAGATCCTGATGGTGGATTACGCTCACCTGGTGAAATAGCAACTTCTTTAAATGCTAAATATGGAAAAGATATAAATATTGAATATTATGTAAGTGGTTATCAAGTACCAAAACGTAAAATGAAAGTTTATTATAAAGGTCAATTAATACAAGATGATTTAGATGCACCAGCAGGTGGTGTTCCTTCAAATGAACTTTCAAAAAAACAATTCTTTGAATCTATAGGTGAACAATCTTTTGATGGACTGAATACAGTTGCAGCACAAATGGTATCTGATCCACAAATTGGTTTAAAAATAAATCCTGGAAATCCTTTAGTTTCTGGTTTAGGTATGTTTGCTACTAGTAAAGATGGAAAGCTTTCTGTTAATAACTTTAAAATTCAAGGTGATTATAAACAAACACCTATAAATATGAGTTTTTATGGAGCTTATCAAACAGATATTCAACCTATACTTACAAGAGTAGATCAGGACTTAAAAGGTGCCCCAAAAATATCTATTGGTTATAATCCTAAAAACCTAGCAACTAATACTGAAGTTGAAGTTATAAAAGCTATTACTCAAGAGTTATATAATGAAGCAACTAATCCAAAAAGTAGTAAATCTTTTGAGTTATCTCCTTTAGTTCAAATTGGTGGTAACATTGATAAAAGAGGATATTGGTTTAACAATATATCATCTGAAGTTGTAAATGGTGTAGTTAATCAGTTTACAACTAATGAAGAAGAAGCTAAGTCTTTAAAAGAAAAAATTGTAAATGATGGATTTGTTATTTACAGTAATTCTAATGATTTTGAATCATCGTTGTTTGATACATATGATGTAGATCCTAGATATAATTTATTTTTATCAAATACAGATAATAATGGTAGATTTTCATACCAAGAAAAAAATCGCCGGGGAGATGCTGAATTAAACATTGGCTTTGATCCTATAATGCAGGTATATAATGGAACTGTAGACTATAAATATTTTGATCCTCTTAAAAGTATTTATAGAACAAATAGTGTATCTGTACCAATAGATAATGATGTACTTGCAAATGGCGCTTCGTTTAGCCAAATTCTTAGTCAGTTTGATGATATTATGGCTAATGTAACTACAGCAAATCTAAAAAATATTATTAGCCCTGAACCAGTAGATTCTGAATAACCATGGAAGAATTACAAGTACCTAATAATAATTTTGATCCACTAGCAGGTATTCAAAAAAACATTAATCTAAAAGATCCTGTATTAAATAGTGGTTATAAAAATGCTGTTGGGCGCCCTAATCCATATGCTACACAGTCAGATCCTTTAGCAACAGGAATAACATCTACATCAGGAGATCCTGGTAAATTGTTTAATAACCAACTCCAACAAAAAATGGATGTTGCTTCAATCAATGCATCACGTTCTCCCAAGCTAGCATCTCTATTTCAATATGGTGGTAAAGATTTAAGTGGTCAATCTTTTGAAAGATATTATGCGCTGGGTGATGTAAAAAACAAACTAGGTTTTAATCCATTTCGCGATAACGAATCTGTATACAACGCAAATACATCTGTGTTTGATGATTGGAAAAGAATGATGACTAAGAGTTTTATGCCTCTTGCAACTCGAGGAGCCATAGATGCTTTTATGTCTATCCCAGATTTGCTAAGTTCATCTAATAAACCTCTCGGTAATATAGATCAAGCAGACGCATATGAGAAAGCTACAGAAATGGGTTACTCATCTAGGGGAGGAATGCTTTCAAGTTTATCTAATATCCAGATGTCTTTTGCTTATACTGTGGGTATTGCTGCAGAGTCTGTTGCTGAGGCATCTTTAATTACCGCTGCTACACAAGGATTGGGCGCTGTACCTGCAGCAATTAGATCTGGTAGTAAAATTGTGAGTAGTGTTGGTGATATTTATGGGGCAATAAATAAAACCAGAAAAGCTCTACAAGCTCTTTCTAAAAACCCATTACGAGCAAAAACATTTTGGAAAGCTGCAGGCAATGATTTTGTAAATTTTGCTAATCCTTTACGTCAAACTACAGAGGCGTTCTTAGATCTAAGAAAGTCAAAGAATCTTACATCTCTTGCTAAAGTTGCTAAAACGGGTGGTGCTTTTTATAGAGATGTTAAAGAAGTATCTGTAGCATTATCAGAATCAAACTTAGAAGGCGGCTTTGTAAATAATGAAGTGTACAAAAGCTTATATGCAACTGAACTTGAAAAAAATAATAATCAACCACTCTCAGAAGGTAAAGTAAAACAGATATACCAACAAGCAAGCGCTGCAGGTAATGAAGCTGGTTTATTAAACTGGCCTATTATCTATTTAAGTAACCGGATTACTATTGGTAATGCCTTTAGAGGGTTTAGGCCAATTCGTGAACTTACAGAAGATGTTGTAAAAAGAAAAGGTGGTTATCTTAATGTTATTCGTGGTAAAGGGAAAGCACCAAAAGTTGAATGGGTAAAAGATTCTTTCTTGCCTAAAATATCTTTAAAAGAAGGGCGCAAGACATTATTATCAGGTCTTAAATATACCTCTGCAAATTTCATGGAAGGTTTCCAGGAAGTATTCCAGGAAGCTGTTGCTATAGGAGCAAAAGAACATTATATCAATGCTTTTAACAATCCTGTTGCTGCAAACTTTCTTGCTCACAAAGCTGCATATATTCATGGTGCTAAGGAGCAACTTAGTGGTCAGGGGTTAGAAACATTTTTATCAGGGTTTTTAATTGGTGCTCACATGAAGCCTATTAATACGGCTATTGCTAAGGCACCAATTGCATATAACTACTTCTTTGATAAAACTGAATACGGAAACTATTTAAAAGCTAAAGAAGAATACGGGCCAAAACTAGCTAAGACTCTTACTGAGATGATGCAAGATGTTGACGTCATGTTTGATAGTAGGTTTTTTAATGTTGCTGCCCAAGATGAGTTTGCTCGCGGTATGGATGATGCGCAACTAAGAAATGATGAGTGGAAACAGAAAAATGAGAGAGATGGCGCGCGAGCTCTCGGTATCTTAACAGCAATCAATACAGGAACATTAGATTACTATCTAGAGAACCTTGAAACAATTGAAGAACAAGAAGCTCAAGATGTAGCAGATGCTTATAATGTAACTCTAGAAAAAGCTCAGAGGATGAAACAAGAAGTCCCTGAGTTCAAGAAAAAAGTTGCTGCTATACGAGAACGTCATAAATATATGACTGAAAACTTTGAGCTACCTGCAGAGGCATCAACAGAAGGTATGATTAAAGACTCACCAGAGTATATAAAAGCTAAACTAAAAGAGAATGCTTATCGTCACACAATCACCAACGCTATATTTAATGGTTCTATCTTTGACGCGCAACTAGAAAGAAAAGAAAAACTTTATGCAGAAGCTATGGCTGTTGACTCACCAATTGGTGGGGGCGCCAATAGTTTGTTTACAATGTTGTTTAACCCTCAAAACTCTGAGAATGAGGTTTCACTGTTGCAACAAGAGATTGATATTCTAAAAAAATCTACAAAAGAATCTGATAAAAAAATCTTAAGTGAAAAGGAAGATCTTTTAAAAACATTAACCGGTACTGTTTTTGACTCTGGTATTTTTGGTATACCCACAGAAGGTTCTCTTATCCAAATGTTAACTACACTTAATAGTTTTGATAAGTATAGTCAACTTAAACTTCAGTTGTTAAAAGCTTCTTCTCCATATAAAAATGCTACAGCTGCTGTAAAAAGAAATTTAACACGTAAGGAAGAAGCAAAAATTGATGCAGAACAACAATCATTAAGAGGTAGAGTGCATGCTAAAACAAAAGAATTACTAGGTAAATTATCTAAACAATCTGGTACAAAAATAGATGATCAAAAAGCAATGGCGTTTATTGATAAGTTGTTAGATTATCATACAATAAGTTCTAATGAAAAATTTATGCAGCCTTATATTGATGCGATGTTTGATCCAGCATCATTAGAGGAACAATACTCTCGCAACTTTTTAATTATGCAGGATCTTTATAACAACAAGAAGACCTATGCTGATACTATTGTAAATAACTTTTTAAAGGCGCATGAGAAGAATGCTACTCTGAATTATCTTGCTGATAAGTTTCAAATATATGTTGACGCGGAACAGTTTACAAATTATGTAAACTCTCCTCCCGGTAAAAACGTACCTATTGAATTTATTGATGTGCGCCGCGGTGTTCAAGTAACAGAAGATTCTTTAGAGTATGAAAATTACATTGAAGTTTTAAACATTGCGAGGGAGTTAAATAACTCTGAGGCTGTGCCTGCAGAAGAGCGTGGTGAAACACCTGATATTACAGATGAAGAAAGAGCTTTTGCTAATAATACAGTAAGTGATGTTTCTAGTGTAGTAGATAGTACTTTTACATTTAGCCCAGATGTTCTTACAGCTAGAGAAAAATTATCTAATAATCTTAATTGTAAATGATAACTTGTGCATTAACTAAAGAGCAGATTTCTGATTTAGCAAATGATGTATATGCGCATATTAATGCGGATCCTGCTACGTTTGACATAGACGTTTACATGAATGATCTGTTCAATCTTGTTGCTACTAGCACGGGGAGTGTTAGTAGGGCAGCATTATTTGTACAAACAGCATTTGCTATTATTGGTAAAGGTAGAAGTATACCTGTATTTAAGTCAGTGCTTGATGCTACGCCAATACGTGAAACGGCGTTAGTAGATATGATCAATAAGTTTACTAGTCCTGTAGAAGGATTAGAAAAAGTGTTCTTGTATATTGGATTTAAAATACCAGGTACTACATTAAGCACTACATCTACAAGTGCAACACCTATTACCCCTACTCCAGCGGAAGAAGAAGAGGAAGAAGAAAAGACAACTAAGCTGGTGCCTAATGAAGAAATATCAATTGGTGATATTACTTATGAAGATTTTGAGTTATTACCTGATACTGATGCTACTTATCAAGCACTAAGAGAATTAAAAACTAAATTAGATACAGCATTTGCAAATGCTCAAAGAGCTAATCCAACGTTATACACTGATATAAGTAAGTTTTTATCTACAAGCACAGCGGTAAGTATTATAAGCCAATACAACACAGCACTTGCCACGGTGCCATCTACAGGAACCCCTGCTAAAACAAAACCAGCAAATATAAAACTTGGTACAACAGGCGAAGAGATATCTACAGATATGTCTTTATTGTATTTGAGGAGTTTGCTAAAATCTTTAAAATCTAAACTAGCTACACTTACAACTAGAACTCGTGAATACACAGCTTTAGCAAATGATATAAACGCGCTGGATGCTTTTATAAAACAGTATGCTCTCTATACAAACAAAGACATCTTTTTAATAGAACAAGAAATTGAAAAAGTTCTAGATTCTATTAGACAAAGAATGGCTAGTGTAGAGAAAAATCCTGATGGTACTCCAGTAAAATCATCTGAAGCATATATCATTAAAGAAGAAGAGTATGCTAGGGTGAGTTTAATAGTTGAAAAAATACTAGAAAAGTATTTTAGACAAGAGCCTTTTGGTTTAGCGCCAAATGCTGAGGTAACACTATACCTTACACAATTAGCTAATGCGTTAAAAGGTGATCGTGCTACAGATGTGCGCGCGCATATGCAAAGAGAGCTTGTTAGTATAACTGGTGGTAAAGTTAGTTCTGAAAAAGCTGGTAAAATACTAGATCGTACAATTCAAAGATTGCCTGATTTTCTTGGGGTATTAGCATCAAGTACAATAACGGCTAAGGTACAAACTAACTATTTAGATACATTATCTGAAGAGATAATGAATAGTTTATATGATGCATCAAGAGATGTTGGTAACGAGGTTGATGAGGCGGTAAGAGATTTTGTAGCAGATATTGGTGCTACAAGTATTCCAGAAACGTCTTTATTATCAGAAGCTGCGGCTAAACAACTACAAAAGATACTAGAGCCTTTTAAACAAACGGTTGGAGAAATAGCCTCTAATACAGATGTAATCTATTCTGATAATACAAAGGTTGCTGGGCAAATGGATTTACTATTCATTGACGAAAACTCAGAGTGGTGGATTGTAGATGTAAAAACCGGTAAGAAATCTAAATGGTCAAAATATTCTACAGGAGCGGATGCATATAGAACATATATAAAAAATGCTCTACAACAGATTATTTACAAAAAGATCTTACAGGAAATTACTGGTCTTGACAAAATAAACCTGGGGATATTACCTCTTGAGGTAGAGTATGATGGCGACGCAAAAATATCGTCTATTAAAACTCCAGCAAAAGTAGGTACTCAAAAGCTCACAGCGGATGCGCCCTTTATAACCATCAACGTCAATGAAAAACATGTAGTATTCACAAGCGATGTTCCTAGTGATACAACCAAGAAAGAAATGACATTAGAAGAGATTGTAGATGAAGCACTAGGTAATAGACTAAAAGAGGTAACAGAAGAAGAAACAGGAGCAGAAGAAGAAGAGCCATCAGGAGAAGAAACTGGAGAGGGTGAAGGAGCAGATGCGTTAGAAGATGAAAAACAAAAGATAACTCCTGCTGAATTTAAAGAGCTAACAAGACTTGCAAAATTCTTGTTAGAGAATCCTAAAGAGCCTGTAGTAGCAGGAAGTGTAGTTACTAGATATCCAGCATTGTTTAAGGAGGTTACTGCTATAGAAAGAAGAAGACAAGAAGAAAGAGAACAGGTCGCTGAATATGCTAAAAATAATAGAGCTTCTTTACCTGACAATGTATGGATGCCAGAAGTTCAAAAAAGAAATAAAGAAATCAATGCTAAATATGATGCAGAACTAGCTGCTTTAGAAGGTACTACTGTTTCTGATAAAGGGGATATAATAAAGAGAATTAATGATACTATATCAAAAGTATTTGGATCCGAATCATTATTTGATTTTAGTGAAAATCAACCAGGTAAAGTTGTTAGAGGTGAGTTTATACCTGATAACTTAGGATCTCAAATGTTTGATGCTATCAATAAAACTCTTAAGGGTGAGGTAGTAAAAACAAATAAAGCAGAAGCTGCACGATTGTTTAAAGAATATGCTAAACTCGTACATCCAGATAAAAATACACAATCTGAGGATCGTCAAATTGTAGCAGAAGCATTTTTCAAAGCAATGCAAACAGCTAAAGATCAAGGAAGAGTAGATATATTAAATGAGTTAAAAAAGAAATTTGATGAAGAAATAGCTGTTTTAGAAAGTGAAGATACCGGTGGAGAAACTACAACATTTACTAATGAGAACACAGTTAGTCTTACAGCAGAACAAGAAGCTGTACTAACTAAGATTGATAACTCAAGACCTAGTGACCGTGTTGACGCTAAAGCAAAACTTGTAAGAGAGCTTTTAAATTCTGGACAAGAACTCTACGGCGAATACTTTGAATATGGAAGTTCTAGAAGTTTAATTCTAAAAGTAAATGGTAAAACGTTACGGGTTGGGGTATTCTTAGACGCAAACATTCTTTTAAACCAGGGAGACATCATAAAGCTAAGTCTTCAAAAAGAATCTGTTGTACCGGGTGAAGCTTTTGATGTAATATATGAAGATGTAGTTAATCTAGTTGACGCAGAAACTAATGGTGTTGTTGGTAGGATGCGCGTGTCAGATGCTACAATCTTTAATCGAGCATCAGAACAACGTCAAAACATACTAGGAATGCTTGGTGCTGTTACAAATTTAAGCCAGCTTTCAGGTGTTGTAAAAGAAGCTTTTAATTTCAGATTCCAGTTTCCTACTTCTACACTTAATCAAGAGCTCAGTGATGCTATTGAAGCAAAGCGCGCGGAGCTCGCCCTACTACCAGATCTAGAAAGCATATCAAAAAACACATATTTCTTTAGGAAAAGTGATGTGCAAAGTGTAGATACTGCTTATAAAGTTGTATCTTATAATGAGGCAAGAGGAGAAATAGTGATATCTTTGGTAAATAATCCTTCAGTAAAAGAAAAAATGAGTGTGAAAGATTTTCAAAATTCATTTGACCTACTTTTAAGTGTTGAGGATGAACCTGTTGTACTATCTCAAGAAGAACGGATAAACCTGGAATTAACCAATGAAAACTTAGATGCTATTAAAAGTGAACCTAGAACTACATTTGGTGAAGAAAATCCCTTTTTAGATCAAGATGATTCTAGTCTAGAAGACGATATAGGTAATAATTCAAAGTGTTAAACATATGAACTGTGCTATACCAAAAGAGCAAATACAACGAGTAAGTGCTCTTCTATTAAAAGACATTCAGAAAATGATTACTGCAGATCAGAAAAATTTTTCTGTGGTACCGTTTGCTCAAAAAATATATTCATTAGTTCGTAAAAATAATGATGAGAATACAGCATTAGCATATGCCATGATGGTACCTGAGTTAATATCAGGTTTATCATATTTTGTACCTGAAGTTAAAAGATATCTTGCAAGAATTAATTACTCAGATAAACTGAGTATTTCAATTGAAACATTCAAAGATATTGAAGAGGTTAAAAAGTTAATTACTACAATAACTGGTTCATTACAAACTATTCTAGAGATTATAGATTCACAAAGAATTGTACTAGGACAATACGAAGCAACAGAAGATAACAAACGTAAAATAGAACTTAATACTTCAGAACCGGTTTTTACTTATTCTAGTAGTCCAAACACAGATACCCGAGAACAAGCTTTTCAAATTGAACAAGAAAAAGTAACTGTACCAATTCAAACTCTTCGTGATGAAGAAGATCCTGTAAAAAATAGAATTTATAAATTCAAAGAGAAAGTTTCTAAACAACAGAAAAATAATGAAGAAACGGTTCCTGGTCAACCTTTGATGTATAATGGTAAGCCATTGTACTATACAATGATGGCTCACCAAAATTTAGATATAGAGCTAGATAAAGAATATTTGGGTAGTGGAGACTTTGCGTCAATGAATAGATTTCAAAGATCAAATCTTTACAATAGGAGAGAAAACCTTACAATTTTAATTGTAACAGATGCTAAGGGTGTACCTTATTTGTTTGATAATGAAGGAAACATTACAGAAGATGGCACTGGGGGTGTGATATATAACTTTACTAGAAATAAAGATAAAATTGCTACACTAAAAAGCCGAGAAGCAATTGCTGCTCAATTAGAACTTATTAAGCGACTAGAAGAAACTAAAAAGTATGTAACAGAAAACAATACTCAAGTAACAATGCCTATTACATCAATAGGTAGTTCTAACTATGATAATACACCAGGTCTTCTAAGAGATATACGTATAGATGCAAGTGATGAACAAATAGATTCAGAAGATTGGATTCGTCGAAAGGGTATTTTTGATAAGTTTTTAAAGATCACTAATCTTGTTAGAAACTTATCAGATGAACATGTTGAGGCAGTTAAGCCTTATTTTAAAGATGTTCCTGGTTTAACAGAAGCTATAATAATGCTTCTTTCTGAACAAAATATACTAGTTGACAATATTAATATAAGCTCTGATACTAGATATAAGTATCTTGAAACGTTTTTTGTAAAGATTGGAAATAATCTTCTTACTACTGTTAAGGCTACAGATCGTCCTCAAGTTATATATAATAAATCTGCAGAAACAGTTACTATAAAAGATGCCGATGGTAAGGAAACTCAATACAAGATAGGAGATGAAAATCTTAAGTCTGCACTTGAGGAGGTGTTTAAACAAAACATTCTTGTAAATATTAATCTTACAAACTTTACAAATGGTATATATACAAATATTAAAGTTGAAAATGGAGAACTGAAAGTTAAGGACAATTCTAACTATTATAGCTGGTTATACAACAATATTAAAGTACGTGCTAGTAAACCAAATGCAGAAGGTCAAATTGTTGCATTAAATCCTCTTTTCAGATATACATTACCAGACTTAGATACTCTACAAAAAACTCCAGAGGTTGAACAAGAAACTTCACCTGCAGAAGAAAAAACTGTAGAAGAGCAAGACAATGAGAATTTAAATCCTGGTAACCCTGATCTTTTTAATTTAAGTTTTGACGATTTGTTTAGGGCAACAAATCTAGAAAACGCAGTCACAGAAGAACAAATTCGTGATGCTGAAAAATGGTGGGCGAATAGTCCCCTTTCAAAAGTAATACCTTTAAACAGATTACTTAGTATTGTTAATAGTAATGCTTGGGCCACATTTTCAAGATCAGGCATCACCCTTTATAAAGGATCAAGTTCTGTAGATATTTACCACGAAGCATGGCACGGTTTTACTCAGCTATACTTAACCACTGAAGAAAAAGTAAAACTATATAAAGAGGTTCGTAAAAAACCCGGTGTATTTACAACTGTTAATGGTGAGGTAGTAAGTTTTAGCGATGCTTCTTTCTTTCAAATAGAAGAATATTTAGCCGAGCAGTTTAGAGATTATGCTCGATTCCAAAATCCTGAGAAGGGTTCTCCTGCAAAAAATACAATCTTTAGAAAGATCTGGAATCTTTTAAAGGCTTTGTTTGGGGGCACTAATAGAAATGCTGTCTATGTAGATGCAATGAGTGTACCGGCAGTGGCTGAAGCATTTGAGAAACTTTACTTTGGTAAGCTTCTAAATCTTCAACCAAACATTAATAACTCAATGTTTGATGTCTTGAATCGTGCTAAGAGTGTAAAAGATGATAAAACACCTTTGAACATTGAAGATGAAGAGTTTGATCTTATTAGACAATCTATTGATGGGCTTGTAGCTAAAGCTTTAATTAACACAGAACTAGACGGAACTCGCTCTAACAACTTAGCTTTCTTGTATTCATCAAAAGGACGTACAACAATTTTTGAAGGTATTCTAAATACCTTTAAGAATAAACTTGCTGATATTAATGAGGAGCTTGATAGTCTTGAAGAAAAACCAAACAACTTACTAGACCAAAAGAGACTGCTAGAGATAGTTATTGAGAACTTTGGAGACATTGAATCATTTGCGAATAACAAAAAGACAAATGGTATTTTAGCAGCATATGCTCAAACTTCATCTGCAGCTATTACTAATTTAGTAGTTGCTGAAGAAGATATTGATATTGACGTTGACGCAGATACATCAAACAATTCTGAGTTATTACAACAAGGAGGAGATAAGAGAGCAAATAGTCGACCTATGAAAGACTATTTACCAAAAGAGCTTACAACAATTCTTAGAATAATTCCTAGTTTTAAAAAAGCTACACAAAAAGAGATTAACAGCAAATCTTATGATTTTAGTATAGGTGAGGAAAAGTTTGTTTATATAAAGAACAAACTAGGGTTTCCTATAAACCAAGAATTTGGCCCAACGCTTAATGCATTACAAAAAACAGTTGTTGGCGTTAAGACTTATACTGAGATGCTTGATGCTATAAAAAAGTCTAGTGATGCGTTTCCTGTATTAAAAGTAATATATGAACTGTTACCTAAAGAGCATACAACCAATAGAGCTTTAGCTCAAGATATTACAGGAAATAGAGTAAGGATTTTGTTAGAGGTGCTATTAAATTTTCATTCAGCCTTTGATAAAGCATCAGTAGAAGCATTAATTAATACAAAAAGTAACGTTCTGGTTGATGAAAATACAACAGATACTAAACAAACTTTCACTTCTGGTAAAGCTACTAATAGTGTAGGAAATGTTTATAGAAGATGGCAGAATATTTTTGTTAACGTGGCACCCCGCGTTAATAACGAAGCAGTATTAAACACAAACAACTTACCAAACAGAGTAAACACTTTTGAGGAAGCTTTTGAGTTTTTTGAAAGGCTCGGTGTACAGCTTACAAAAACTACTAAAGAAGTAATTCAAGCACAAAAAAGTGGAATTACTCTTAATGAGTTATTATCTGCTGCTAATAAAATGCTCGATGATATTCGCATTAATCCTAATAACAAAAAACTAAAAAGTAATCCTCTACAAGCATTTATTGAGAGAAGTACTGATTCTAAAATAAGTAATCAAAGAACTATTCTTAGAAAAATTGCCCAGATAGAGATTAAGTATAATCCTCTTTTTAACGATAGCATTATTCTAAATGCTAATGGTGATCTGGTAAGTAGTATTTCTCTGCATAACTCAATGACTCGAAAGATCATGTATCTAAATGAGAGCATTAACTTATTAGATGCATCTGGCTTTAACGTAGAGTTTTCTGAAGAACTAAATCCATTTTTCAAGTACAGTATCATACGAGAAAAACTTTTTTACGAAGATGAATCCAGAAACAATCTTAATAAGTTAGAGTTAATGTTTCATGTTGGTTATCAACAGCTTGATGAATATGATAACATAGAAAATGCTAGTTCAGCTACAGATTTAACAATAAATCAAAAGTTCATAACTGACTTTTATTCTTTTATCCTACACGGATATATGCCAACACTAGTTCACGAAAGTAAATCTAGTGTTTATGTTCCTATGATAACAGATAAAAATGGTTCTGCTGAATTATACTTACAACCTAAACTATTTGAGAATACTCTTTTACCAGATGATGCTCTTAGATTACTTCAAAGATATATCAAAGCGGAGTATGAAAGAATTGTTTTGTTTAAGACAAATGAGACATACAAACAAAACCAAGCGTTGAATAAAGATGGCGCCGGTGAAAAGTTTACAGCATTTGATGATATATTAAGTCCTAAGACAAAAGGTGCTCTATACGCAGACATTGAGAAGGGTTTAACATCTGATGAATCTGTAAGGAAAAACATTGATGCTATTAAAGAAGATCTAAAATATTACTTTACAGAAGTTAATAAGCAAAATCAGAATAGATACGATCAATCAGCTCCACTTGTTCCTGTAGATGAAACAGAACTAAGAAAGTTTAATTTAAATGTAAAGGATGCTGAGTTAAACAAAACGTTAGTTAGAGCATATACAGTAAACTACTTTATTCACCGTTTTGAAATGAACAATTTCTTTTATGGTGATATGGCTCAATACAATCACAAAAAAGAAGCTGGTACAAAGTATAATGCTGGTGCTGGTTCTGGTGGCCCAGGTTTTATTTCTGATGAATGGGTACTACAAGCTATTAATAAAGCATACCCCAAAGTTTACAGTGAAAAGGTAATGTCTGAACTTAGACCAGATGGGGTTGTAAAAGAGACAACTAGTATTTTAAATACAGCAATTATTCAGGAAGATACAGGCTTAAGATCTGTTAGTCTTAATGAAATGATTGAAGCTGTTGTTAAACTTAAAGCCGCGAGAGAAAAGAGAAGTCAAAAAGCTGTTAGACAAGAAGTTGTTGAATCTCTTGAGAAAGCTTATGGTAAAGAAATGAAAATTGGTGATGGTCATGCTTATATGACTATTGATACATACCGACACCTTAAAATTGCACAAAACAACTGGTTACCAGAACAAGAAGCACTATACCAAAAGATTGTAAATGGTGAAAAGCTTGATGCTAATGACGCTAAAGTATTTTTTCCAACTTACAAGTTACAAATGTACGGTAATCTTCAGACAGATGCCCCTATTACTGCATTACACAAGTTTAGTATATCACCATTACTACCAAATGTACATGAAGATTCTTTATTAAATGATATTCATAATCTTATGATTATCAATAATATAGATTATATTACTTATCCTAGTGGTTCAAAGATTTCTAATCTTGGTAATCCTACTGATCTTTACGAGAATGGTGATCGTAATAAGATAAATATGTCTACAGAGTTTACCGTTAACCCTGTAAACTTAGCGTACTTAAAAGAGGTTACCAGCAATACTAATGTTTGGAAAGCGGGTCAAACATTTGCTACGCAGATGAGGAAGCTTATCGTTGAGAACTTGTACTTAAATGGTATAATTATAGAGGACAAAAAAGAACTTGAAAAAGACTATTTAAGACTTGTAGATGAGGTTACTAAAAATCTTGAAAAAGATTTCTTAGATGAAATAGGTTGGGTAAAAGAAGGTAATACATACTCTGGCCCAGTAGAAAGACTTGCTGCTTTTTTACAAACTCAACTGAGAAAGAAAAATTTACCAGAGCATATAGTAAAACAGATTTCTGTAGATGCTAATGGTAATCTAACTAATGATTTATCAGCTTTACCTAATGCCCAGACTATAGAAGCAATCATGTTTTCTACAATCAGCCGGCGCCTTATAAAGCAAAAGTCATATGGTGAAGGACTGGTACAAGTACCTGGATCATTTTGGAGAAAAGCTAATGAGAGTGAAAGAAAGAAATGGTTAGGTACTAATGAGTTTTTACCCTTTTATAAATACAATCCTAAAAAGATTCAAGCTGCTAAAGTAGCTATTACCTTACATGGAGACTTCATAAATCTTTTTCAGCGTAAAGATCTTAATGGTAATATAATTGCTGTATATGATATCGTTGAAGAAGAAGATGGTACAAAAAAGAGAGTACTTGATATTGAGGCTAGCCGGGTTAAGCTAAACCAGTTAATCAAAAATGATAAATGGTTACATCAAGATGACAACCGCCAGGCAATTAGTATTCTTGGTGTAAGGATACCTGTGCAGGGTCAAGGTTCAATTGATGCATTAGAAGTATATGAGTTTTTGCCAATTGGCACGGGTAACATTATTGTGTTGCCTTCAGAGATTGTTGGTAAATCTGGTGGTGACTTTGACTTTGATAAACTACCATCACTATTTCCTAGAATAAATAAAAATGGTAAGATAATATCTGCTAAGAAGTATAAAACAAGACAAGATCTTTTAGATGAACTATCAAGACTTGAAAAAGAAAATAATCTTGATAAGAAAGATGTTATAGAAAGAGTTAAAATGTTAATTAAAGATCTTAAAGCAGATAAGAAAGTTAACAAAGAGACAATCTCTAATATCATACGCAATCTCGAGTATGCTAAAGTTCGTAGAAAGCTTATTATTGAAGAAATTAATAAAATAATTAATGATAATCGTGAAAACGGACAGCTTCAATTTTTACCAAGTCCATTACAAAAAGTACTTTCTAAACCAGATTATACTGACGGGGATATAATTAAAGCTCTTCGCATATCCTCTAAGATTTTAACTAAAGACACATCTAGGAGTATCTTAGAAAAGTTTAGTAAAAGGTTATTTGATCAAATAAAAGAATTTGATAGATTCAAAGATGAATCAGGTAACTTAGATAAAGAACTAAAAAATGCTTTTCAAGATAAAAATCAGTTAAATAAAGAAATAGAAGAAAGTATTGAAGATCTAAAAGAGATTATTTATGTATTAGATGTTGAGAACAATTATGTCGGCGCCCTACAAACAGATTTACTAGAAACATCTCTTGAAATTATATTAAGTCCTCAAAACTATGAGTCATTAATAACACCTAACAGCACAGATATCTTTGATGATCTTGCTGATAAATTAAAAAGGCTCACACAGACTTATGATCCATTATTAAATTTTTCTGGAGAATCTACTGGTGTAATAAGCCCTACTAGATTATTTGAGTCTGATTACAACTTGTCTAAGTATGAAGCATACATGACAGCCATGGATGCTTTAGGTATTGGTGCAATTATGACCACCTATAATATTCTATTGAATAGTTTGAAAGGTGTTAGTCCAAAAGAATATGTTATATCCACAGGTAGTGGAAATAATAAGGAGGATTATACTGTACCAATAAGGATGCTGTTGCCAAAAAATGTAACAAAAGAGGGTAACATATCTTTACATAACACTTATAGTTATAGAACAGATAAAAAAGCACCGCTTGTAAGAATATCTGATATTTTTAGTCAGATGATTAATGGTTGGGTTGACGTTGGCGCAAACCCATGGATCTTCTATATACAAGGTAACAAAGAGATTACTCCTGTATTAATGTATATGTTAATGGCAGGAGTACCAGTTGAACATGCTGTTTACTTTGTATCACAACCACTTGTTAGAAGGTTCATAGCATTAAAGAAAGAAAGAGGTGCAAGTGAGGCTTATAAAATACTTTTAAACAATAAAAATAAGAATGTAATCATATTAAACTCATTAAATAATGAAGAAGAGTTTCAACTAAATGATCTTAAAGATCAACTTATACCTACTAAAGTAGATAAAGAGTATCAAGAAAAAGTTTTAAGACATTTTATTGAGATATCAAATATATCTGAAGCATTTACAAAGTTTAGCCGGGCAACAAATGTAGACACCACAAGAGAAAACTCTTATCTATCAACCAGAGAACGTGAAGCATCATTAAATGAGCTGCTTTACGATGGTCGTATTGATAGATCTTTAGTTGACGCTATTCAAAACTCTGAAAAGTCTATGATTGGTAGCTTCTTTATTGGAGACTTTTCTATAGCCTTAACAAAATCAGTATTACCTTTTAGGTTTGATGCGCGCATTGATAACTTTATAAATAAACTTAGTGGTAAAATTGAAACGGATAACACTGAGTTTAACTCTTTACAAGAAGGTTATAGAAGATTATCAAATAGCCAAACATCAAATAAAGCTACCGGCACGGAGTTGTTAGATGCTGCATTTAGAGATGAACTTGTTCTAGCATTATACCAAAATGCTGTTCGTGGTTTTAGACTTGGTGTATCTGATTCTTACAAAGGATTTGGTGTATCAGAAACAGTACCTGTTCAGTATGTAGATTATTTAAAAAAAGGTGTTTACCTCACTAAAGATAAAATCTATATAAGTGCTAGTGAGATACAAAGAAAGTATGAAAGCTTATCTAATGATTTTCGCAACAAGGAGTTCCCAACAATACATGAGTATACTAGGTTCTTGATAGAGCGCGCGATTGTTGAACTTACTCAACCAAATAGTACAGATGTTCAAAAAGAAAACAGGGCGTATATTAACAGCTTTAATCTCTATAAGTTATTTCAAGATCCTGGATCATCATTTGCAAATGTGTTCTATAGAAACATTTTAAAGAAAGATTTTTCAGAAGAACTAACAGAGCAGTTTCCTGTATTATCTTATTTTCTTACTAATTCTAAAAAATATCCAGGATATGTAATATTAGACTTTATAGGAAAATCTATTGATGAGATTACTGCAACGTCATACCATTCTCAGTTAAAACAACTAAAAGATTTTACGGCGGTAAAAAACAGAATGCCAAACTTGTCAGATAGTAATATTAAGCTTATAAACTATGTATTTACTATGCTGCCCCAGATTGCATTTTTACAAAATGGTTTTAGTAAAAATGTTTCTAATTTAGTAAACCTAGTTGATTTGTCTGAAGTAAACGCTACAATTCAAGATGCTATTTCAGGTTTTAATTTTTCAGAACAATCATTATTGAACTTTGCTGAAGGTTTTATTTCTGGTCAAACTAGAAAAACAACAGTTCCTGTTAGACAATACAGCTTGGCACCTGTAAAAATTGACCGAAGCGAGCTTGTTCCTGGTGCATTTAGTTATAGATTACCTGGCGGGGAGACAATACGATCAAATTATGTACCATCTAAAAACTTTAGAAATCTGCTCTTTACCAACGAACAATATGGTTATTCTAAGCCATATGATTACTACGACCTTGTTATTAAGCAAGATCAAACGGGTGGGGTATATGTAGTATATCCAACCACTCTAGATAAAACTGAAGCAGCAAGGTCTCCATATTTAAGAAATACTACTACCCGTGCCAAGTATCTTCCAATTAGTATTGGTTTTAAAGAAGTAGGTGATGGTTTTATAGAAGGTGGTCAACCTACTCAATCCACCAAAGCTCCTGTAAGTAATGATAAAGTATTAGAAGGTGATATTTTTGCATTACCTGGTATCCCAGTTATTACTACTAATTTAGGTGGTGTACATGGTGCTGGTCTTGCTCAAGCAGCTAAAGCTAAAGGTTTGGTTAAACAAGGTGAAGGTAATTTTAAAGCTACTGATGATGTAGTACAGTTACCTGTTAAGAAAAAATGGAGTGATGACATGTCTATGAATAATAACATGGAGTTACTTAAAGAAAGTTTAAGAAGTTTGATTAAAGTTTCTAAAGAAAACCCAACTAAAACTTATTTACTTCCTTTAGCGGGTTTAGGTCATGGTGAAGGTTCTATAGAAGAAATTTTACCATTGCTTATTAAAACAGTACAAGCTAGTCCTAATATTAAACTTGTAATACCTTCAGAAAATGTAAATCTTGGTAGACAAGGTACAGTAAGAAAAGATTATACTAGAGAAAATTTACCTAAGATTAAAGAGATGCTTGCTAATGCTGGTATTTCTAGTGTACAACGCACTACTCAACCATCTACTAGTATTGGAGGATTCCAAGGATATAAAGGAGATTTTGAAAATACTGGTAAAGGTACTCCTGAAGGTGATGGTAAAGATAAAGCAATGAGAGCAGTTGCTGATAGTTTTGTTGTTGAAGTATCTAATACTAATCCAAGTTCTTCTTTAACTTCTTTAAAAACAGGAAGTATAATAGAACAAAAAGGTACAAAAGAACAGACAGTTGCTAGAAGTACTAAAAACCTGGCAGACCCTGGTAAAGCAGTCATGCTTGCAAGAAATGGTTCCTTAAAAGGTAAACCTTTACTTCAAGAAACTAAAGATATGATAAAGTTTTATCATGATGATTTTAATATGGAGTTTGTAGTAGGAGACATGCCTAATGTAGATTCTCAGTTTATTGATTATTTGCAAGAAATAGGTGCTAAGTTTGCTGTTTATCATACAGGTGCTACTTCAAGAATTAAAGTAAAAGAAACTACTCAACCATCTACTAGTGTTAAACCTACAATAGATACATCAAGAGAATGGAAAGGTGATTTAAAAACTGCGGAAGTTTATGATAAAAATAATCCAAAGTTGGTTAATACTATGCGCACTGAAGCTGCTAAACCTAATGAGCATTTTGGTAATCCTTTTAGTGAGGCTGGTTATGGAGGTACTATAAAAGTTGCCGGTATTAGTGAAGCAGTAAGAGCTTATAAAGATTGGTTATTAGGAGTTGATGAACCTATAAGTGATTATATGGAGTATTCTGTGGCTACTACAGGCAAGGAAATGGAATTAAGGGATACTTTGCTTCAAGATGTAAATGAAAAACAAAGAGAATGGATTTTAAATCAAATTAATCAAGGTAAACTAGATGGTGCTACATTGTTGTATGCAGGTAAGTCTGCAGCTAGAGGTCAAGGTATGCATCCTACAGCATTAGCTGAAGTAGTTGAACAATTAAGAACTACTACTCAACCCACCCAAGCTCCTGTAAGTACTAATCAGCAAGTAGTATCAGAACCTTATGGTGTAGTAGTAGCAGAAACTAAACCATCTGTTGATAAGACTCAAGATTTTATAGATATTATCCAACCACAGATTAGAGCACAAGCTTATAAAGAAAATGCTTCTGGTACAGCTAATGACATGTTCATGTATGGACTACGTTGGACTAGAAAAAGTACAGCTAAAGCACCTCTTAATAATAAGAGCTATGCAAATGCTGGATTAGCTACTACAGATGCTAAGGCAAAAGATAACTATGTATATGATACAGTTGATCAAAATGGTAATCCGCTAGCTCCTGTATCTAATCTACAACCTATTATTGAGGAGATTCAGAATACTCTAGGTATAGATATGTCTAACTATGATGCTGTAATTGGTAATATTTATTTACCTGGTCAGAACATAGCAACACATAGAGATACCACAGAAAGTTTGAGTGCTAGAAATTATCCAGTTGTAGTATATACTATAGGTAATAATAGTGGAATTGGAATTTATGAGGATAAAAATAATCCTGGTTCACCATCTTTTAGATCAGATTCTAGAAAAGAAATACCTACTCAAAATGGAACTATTTATACTTTTGGTATGGATGGTAAAGGTAGATTTGAACTAGCTCATGACACACCTAAAGGCGTAAAAAGAGATCAGAAGTTTCCACCTATTACTTTACCTAATGGTACTGTTATAGAAAATTATACTATTACTCTTACATTCAGAAGAGCTGCAGACCTAACACCAGGTATGCCCACGGCACCTGCAAAATTAACCTCTCAACAACGCACTACTCAACCTAGTCCTGTAGTTCAAGGTACCACTCCCAGCATTGAAGATGCTAAGAAACGTATAAATGAGCAGTTATCTCAAATTGAAGAGATTTTGAGCAATCCTAGAAATGCTGTTGTAATGGATATGTCTCTTTTGATAAATGACATATTAAAACAGAACACTCCACAAATTGCGGGATCTAAAGTTATTGCAGAGTACTTATATGGTGAACTTTATAAGAGATTTAACTTACCGGTGCCCGGGTCAAGTAAATTTGGAGTAATGGATTTGATTATTGAAAACCAAGAAGGTATTGCTGGTGAAACTCTTGTTAGCGAAGATCTAATAGGTTTAGATCTAGACGGGACGTGTTTTAGAGTTTAATATTTAGTATATTAGTACCATGGCGTGCAAAATTAGAAACTTGACAGATAGTGCAGTACAATCTGCCATTACTAATGTAGTTGTAAAAACTGCGGGTAAATACAAACCAGAAGGAACAACGTTATCTATTGATACTAAAGATTTTTCTTTAGAAGAACTAACTAGTATAGTTGAAAAGTGGTCAACAGATACTTATAAAACTGCGGCCTTTACCAACAACTGGTTCACGGTAAATGAAACCCCAGATAAAGTAGTAATAAACTTTACGGCGCCGAATAAATTAATCAAAGCATACGAGGTAAAACTAGGCATTAAGTCATTAGATCAAGTAAACAATGAACTAATGGGTTTAGATGAAAATATTTCTTTGGCACAACAATCTACTACTACATCTTTTTATCAGGAAGATATTCCGCAACCCTATCCTGAAGATCTATTTTTTGATCCACCTTTAGAACAGGTTAACTATGTTTTAAAATCTATTGATTTATTAGATTCAGAACGTGGTAAACAATTATTTGAAAAAGGTAAAAAAGCTAATTGGGATTTAAATAAAATACTAACAGAACTTCAAATACCTAAAGAGCAAAAACAACTTATATTAGATTTAGGTATTACAGATAGAGAACAAATAGCTTTAGAATTAGCTAGTAAATATAATTATAGTGTTGAGATTAATACTGCTAAAACTAATGTAAATAGTGGTGGTGTAGATGTTCAAGAATTAGATGATTTATATGTACCTTCTTTAAGAGAAACTTTTTATTTTAGTTATAGAGATGGATGGTTTAAAGAAGATAGAAATCAAGATAGAATAATAGCAACAAAAGAAGAAATAGAAATTATTGAAGAATATAAAAATAAAGAGGCTAAACAAAATTCTTCTTTTTACTCTAACCTGACAGTACCCGGTGGTACTAATTATACAGAACAAGAAATATCTACTCCATTAATTACACCTTCTATTAAAGGTCATGCTCAATTTGCTACTGATAATGGTATTGGTTGGTTTAGAAGTGATGAAAAAATAGACACTAAAACAGGAAGTAAAACAATTTCTGAATATAGAATAGGAACTACAGAAGATTTAATAGCAGGTTTAATAGAACCAAAAGAAGTAGGTAAAGATGTCAAAATTGTTAGAAGTAATGATCTAGGTACTACTGAATCTAAAACACGTAGAATACTAGAATTTCAATCTGATTTATTTCAGAAGGGTAGAAGTAAGAAATATTTAACTAAAAATAAAATAGAAGAAGGTGATTATACTAACTTTTATGGTGATGAAGATTTAACAGGACAAGCAAATGATCCAATATATGTTGAAAAATCGGAAAGTGATATGTATTGGGAATTTATTGAATTAAGTGATAGTATTTATGAACCTTACACTAAAGAAAGTCTTAAGGAATATGAAGATTATAAATCAGGTAAACCTATTAAATCTCTTGAATATAAAAATCAATTCCTTCAACTTCTAAATAAAGATAATAACTGGGTGACATTTTTTATTAAATCTATCATTCAAGACTCTGCTAAGAAAGGATATGAGAAAGTGTTATTTCCTTCTGGTAATACAGCTAGTAAAGTTGAAGGGCATGCTACTTTAGAAGAGTTTAAGAAACAGAAAGAAGATAGGATTAAAGATTTAGAATCTGAAAAATCTTACATAGAAAAAGAAGAAAATAGTTGGGTAGTTAGAAGTTATAAAAATGGATTTCAAAATAGTTTTAAAGATGAAAAAACTGCATTAAACCTACAAGAAAAAAATAATAAATATTTTGACAATGAAATAAACCAACTTAAACAAGAACTTGAGAGAGTAGAAACAGAAGGATTTGCTGCTCTTAAACCTATTTATAATTTCTATGAAAATACTGTAATTAATATTCTTAAAAAACTAGGATATAATCCTGTATTAATTACAGATGAATATGGTAATACATGGTATGAAGTTATTATTAATACAAAGCGAGATTCTGGAAGAATATCTTTTTTTAAACCTGATGTTAGATTTACATCAATAAATACTCTTGATCAAGAGGTTAGTATAAAACTACCTAGCTATGATGAACAAGTAGAAGAATTTTTCCAGAATGCTGAGGATAGTTATAATCCCGGCGCCACTTATAGTCAAGAACAATCTAGCTCTAACTTTGGTAATGAAGCTATAACTACACTTATGCAGGTGCTCTCTGATAATTTAGGGGTACCATTTAAAATTGTAGAGTCTTCTGAAGAGGCCGCGAAAATATTAAGAGATTCTGGTTTAGAATATAATAACGAGCCCGCTTTTTTCTTTAACGGCAAGGTTTACTTTGTTCAAAACAGAATTAACGCTGAGATTGTATTTCACGAGTTTGCTCACCCTTTAATACAATCTATTCGTATATCTAATCCAAAGTTGTTTAATCAGTTGTATGATCAACTAACATCTACTCCTGAAGGTCAAGCTATACTAGAACGTGTTCAAAGACTTTATGATTATACTGGCGACAGATTAAAAGAGGAAGTTATTGTTACAGCTATTGGCCTTGAAGCTGAGATGAGTGGTACCGGTAAAACAGTATCCAAGCCATATAAGACATGGTTAGATAAGATCATGTTTCATATTAAACAGTTTCTTAGAAAACTGTTTGGTAATAAAATCACAGTTGAAAAACTTTCACCCAATACCAGTCTTAAGACTTTAGTCGATATGATGACTGGTGAAACATTTGCTCTAAACTCTGAAGTATTTACTACAGATGAAGTTGCTGAGTTTATAAAACTTGAAGTAGAAGATCAAAGGCTGTTTGTAGAGGCAGTTGAAAGAAACGGCCAGGAAGTTATTAACTTAATTGCTTCCGCTCAGGTAGCGGCGCAAGAATTTGAACAACTTATCAAACGCTCAAATGACGTAGAGCTTAAGAAAATACTTGATAATGATCCTGTATTAAAAAATATTAAGTCAACAGTTTCTCAAGCTAGACAATCTGTAACAGCTATTGTAGGTGATGCTATTGCTAAAAATCAACAGGCGTCATCTGTAATATATGCATTGATGGGTTATGAACAAATCTTAAATAACATAAATGCTAATGTCAATGCAATGCAAAATCTGAGTGCTACGGCTGTTACTCCAGAAAGTATTGCTAGAATATTATACTACAATGATCTCGCACAATATATTGACACTGAATTTATAAGTGTTTTAGAAGAAGCATTAAATGTTCCAGGCACAGGATTAACTACAGCTGCTACAAACAGACAAGCACTACGAGAAGTTATAGACGCGTTGCGATCTTCTAGGAGTCTTATAAACAACATTAAATCTTTGCACAATGAAATTCTTGAAGGACAACTTACTGGTTTTTTAACGGCGCTTACAGAAGATATGAACAAAAACATCAATGCTAAATTTGGTGATAGGTTCAAAGAGATTGCTATGAAAGGTGGTGCTAGCGAAGCTCTGGTAGAAAAAATAAAAGAAAAACTATTAGCTCGTCAAGATCTAACACCTCAAGAGAAAAGTGCTATTTCAAAAGGTGCTGAAAATGCACTTAATAAGGTAATCAAAGAATATAAAGGTGTAGATATTACTCCTGAGAAAATTAGAGCAGAGCTTGTAGGTGAGACATCAAACATGAATTGGTTAAATGCTTACTTAGAAGGATATAGTGCTAGCCAGAGTTTGATCTCGGGCCCATTTTTTGCGTATTTGAAAAACAAATATGCCGAGGTAGATGCTCAAGCAGCTAGTATATCAGCAGACATGATTAATGAGTTGCAACCGTATCTTAAAAATCTCAGTAAAAATGAGATCTTGCTTCTTGGTAAGGCAGTTGCATTTGAAGACACGGTGGCTGACTTAGACGACAAAGGTGAACTGGTTTCGAGAAAAGTTTGGTCTTATCTAAATCAGTTTCAAAACTACCGGTATGACTTATCTCAGTTAGAATACACTTTAGCTAAAGCTAATGAGAGTAAAGACCAAGATGCAATACGTAAAGCTTACATGGAATTACGCCAGTTTAAGCGTGATTACATGTGGCAAAAGTATGATAAGTCATTTTATGATGTCGAGTATGATGTTTATGATAAAAATGATGTTACCCGGGATGCTCTACGTGAGAAAGAAATTCTCCTTAATGAACTTAAGATTGAGCGCACACCTTTACAAACAGAACAAGATCGTTTCAACAGCTACTCTAAAATACGTGCACTAGAAAGACAACTAAAAGAGCTTTCTAAACTTACATATGAAGACGGTACTGATAAAATTGACGATCCCTCTCGTAATATCTATGATAAGACTAAAGCTTTAACTCATAGAGAGTACAATGAGCGGATCAAAAAGTTTTATGAGTATAATCTTATTGAAGGTGAATTTCAAAGAGCTTTACAATCATTTGAGAGCTCATTGATTGCAGAGGGTTTAGCACAGGATGAGATTGATAAACGCCTCAATGAATGGTTAGACCAAAATACCCGAGTAGAGTTTAGCGAACAATATTTTGTGGATAAACAAAATGCTATTAGTGCTCTAGAATATTTCATATCTACTAAGTTTCCTGCAGGTGCTCGAAACCAGCGTGTTGTAGATATACATCGTCAGATTTCAGATCTGTTAATATTAGCCAGAGATCCTAGTGGTCAAATTGACATCTCTGTACTTAGTAAAGAGACAAGAACTTTGATTAAAGATCTACAAGAAGAAATAATTCAAATTCAAAAAGATCAGGTTAATGCTTCAGGTTTAAGTTCAAATGAATGGGCCCGGTATAATTATTTGAGCAAGAAACCCTCAATGTTTACACCAACTGAGTCAGATGAGTATGCTTTTCTTAGGGATAAGTTGGATAGCATAGGTTTGAATAAAACAGATAAAGAAACATACTACAGACTTTTAGGTGATATTTCTGAGCTAACAAGTAAAAAGCCAACTCAGGATTATATAGACACTGTTAACTATTGGTTATCTGGTAAACTAGGTCTTGATGAACTTGATGAAGAAGGCGCTGAAAAGCTCACTGAAAAAAATACTGCTGACTATTACATGAGTCTTGATGGTGATTTTAGAGATTGGTTCTTAGATAATCATGTGGTTAGAGAAAATAAAGATGGAGAATATTACGAGCGGGTTTATATCTGGAATCGAATACAACCTGATGAAAAGTATCTAAAGAAGACAACTGTTGAATTGAGTGATGGTTCAAAAAAGACAATAGATGCTGTTCCCGGTTCTAGATTTTATAAAAGATCTGTAAAGAAAGAGTTCATGACTCTAAAAACAGATGATTGGTCAAAGTATGTTGGTGTGTATATTGACAATACTAACTTATCAGATAATCCAAACTTTTTACCTCGTCTTTATAAACCTGGGGATCCAAACTCAGCTAAAGATGACAGGTATATGAACAAGGATTTTCAAAATCTTGACAAAAATAGTGACATCGCCAAGATTCTTGAGATTATAAAAAAGTACCATTTGAAAACACAGAGTTTTGTGTCTACATATGGTAAGTTGTATCTTGATCTACCAAGGTTTGGTATTGAAGATAATCAAGAGTTAATTCTGCGCGGTGAGATAAAGAAAAAAGCACTAAGAACGTGGACTCAAGTAAAAGGTTTAATTAGTAAAGAAGCCCGCGAAGAAGCACCATTATTTCCAGAAACTGGTGAGGATGTAAACTATGACACTCAACGTAACATGATTCGTGTTAACTCTTTGGGTGAAGAACAAGAGTATATTCCAATTGGTGGTTTGTCTAGATTAGAAATAGATCAGGTTTCTCTTGATGTAATAAGAACTACTCACAAGTATTTATTCAGCGCGCTGCGCTATAAACAACTAAGTGAGATGGATCCACTAGGTAGAGCACTACGTGATTTTACCTCTTCAGAAGAAAACGCTTTAAAAGATACCAAGAAAGTAAACAGAAATATATACCGCACCAAGGGTATTACTAAGTTTGCTAAAAGTAGACGCCAGGATTTGCGTGCATTACAAATATCTCATTTGTATGATAGAGAGTTCTTAGGAGTACAAAACAATGACTTTGGTAACAACCCATATCTAAACAAGATTACTAAGTTTTTTATGAAGCAGGTTTCATTTGGATTCTTTGCTTTAGACTTAGTATCAGCAACTAAAAACTGGGGTGGTCAGATTGTTCAAAACGTTATTGAAAGCGCGGGAGGTAAATATATATCGGTGTATAGTTTAGCTGTTGGTAGCAAGATGGCACATCAACAAATGGTGCGCATGCAAGGTCAGCGGTATGAGAAAGGGAACCCTTCTTTAGAAACGCAGTTACTTCTAAATTTTGATCCCGGGCAAAGTTACTTTAGTCAAAACTTTGGTAAGACTCAATCTAGGAGTTTCATTAGTGATGTAACGAGTTTATCGTTTTTCATGTCACCCCGCAAATTTTTAGAGAGACAATCTGTGCTAGAGTTGTTCTTTGGTATGATGCATCACAAAGTTATTACTAGAACTACTAGTGAGGGTCTTGTAAATATTCGTTATATAGATGCTTGGGAACTAGATAGCGCCGGTAAATTAAAACTCAAAGACGGGGTTGACAAAAAATATGATCTTGGTGGTTCTGAGTATGCTAAGTTTAAAACTCTTGCTCAGTCTGTGGCTAACAAACTATATGGTGCATATTCAGATATTGATCTACCCATGGCCAATAAATACTATGCCTATAAAGTAACAACATTCTTGAGGAGGTTCTTTACTGAAATGTTTATGAATCGTTTTGGTTTTAGTACCCGGGAAGGAAATGTTGGTGGTTATAGATATAATTGGGCAATGAGTAACGTAGAACGTGGTTATTATGTAGAAGGTTTTCTTGCTTTACTAAGGATGTTCAATGTATCTAACAAGTACTGGCAGTTCATGAGTAAAGATGAAAAGTATGCCTTGAGAAAAATAACTATGGAGCTAGCTATCCTAGTAGTATTATATATGATGTCTACAATATTGTTTGGATATGATCCAGATGATGAAGAAAGATATAGGAAGCTACGTGCAAAATCAGGAGATATGTTTAGCGATAACTTTAATATTGACTGGTGGTTAGCACAACATACTATCTTGTTTGCTAAAAACGTGTTTGCTGAAACAAGTTCATTTATACCATTGCCTAAATTAGGGCTAGAGGATATTCGTGATAATGCAGATTTAACAAGTTTAGTATTTGGTAGATCTATTGGTCAAATGGGAACATTAGCAAAAGACATATTTTATATGTCAATAGGCTCTGAAAAAGCACTTTATACCAGAAATGTAGGCCCATTTCCTTGGCAAGAAAAAGAAAGCTACAAGATTTACAACCACTTATTTAATATGATGGGTGTTAAAGGTAAATTCTATGATCCAGTGGGTCGTGGAATTATGCCACAAGAGTCTGTTGAAGCACGTAAGTAAAAAAAAATGGGGGAAAGAGCAAAAGCTCAATCCCCCATATTTAAACTTTACATCTTTAAGATGTATAAACACATTTATCTACTTCTTCAATAGCTGGCTCTTCAACTACAACTTTAAACCTATACGCCTCAAATGACGTAAATGGTTTAGGTGGTATGGTTTCTGCCAAAACATAATTGTTTTTTTCTGTTACTTCTAGTACTGTGTATACTGCATCTTTTACTAATCCACTATTATGTCCAGATGCATCTATGCAAATTACGTTAAAGCTCATATCTTAACTTTCAGAATCATATAAGTTAAGTGCTTCACCGGCGCCAATTAGATCAAATACATCGTACTTTTCTCTAACTAACAGATTGATGAGTCTACCAATTGTGTAGATATTACCTTCAATGTAGATTTCAGGTAAAGATCTGTGCATATGTTCAGTAACACTTTTAACAGTATCTTCAGTAAACACCTGATCTGTTGTTGTTAAGAACTCACGAGCATGCTCTTCATTAAAGAATTTCATAGGAATTAAATAAGGTTTACCATCCCGGTAAACCAAATCTGTGTATAGGTCTTTAACCTCGTTTAATTTAACTATGTTCATTGTCAAAAAATTGTTGAATGTTTGGTTTTTGATAATTAGGGCCCTTTAGAATCTTACCATCTTCGCGGAGAATAGGTAAACCACTCTCAGAGAGTTTAGTCATATTACTTTTATGTATTTCATCAAATACTTTTTTAATGACATCTTGCATGCCGTGCTTTATAATGGTACCCAATAGTATATAAAGCTGATCACCTAAAGCGTCAGCAATTTCTATTAGGTTCTTATCGCCGCACGCAATAATATACTCTCTGTTTTCTTCTTTCATTAGCTCATAGCGAAGAGTAACTTCATCCATGGTAATGTTAGTAGGAATCATTGAATAGGGTTGTCTAAAGCATTGATGAAACTCAATGACTTTGAAGATCTCGTTTTGCATATTCTTCTGGGATTAATTCGTTTGAAATGTGGTCAAAAATACCATTTTCTGTCCAATCATCACCATAAAAGCCATAACAAGAATCTAAAAGATCTAGATATTTATGCCCTTCACTACAGGTTTTTACTTTGTATAGTTCAAACCCGTATACATCACCAGTTAGATACTGGTCATATGTTTTAACTTCACCTTCTAGATTAGATTCAACTTTGATTAATGTATCTATGTTAGTGTTACCGTATTCTTTTAGGATTTTATCTGTTGAACAGTATATATATCCCACTTGGCCAGAATCCCATCTACAACTAAAAGAGCTTGTGCTCATTGTAATACCGCCGTGATCATAAAGATATAACGGTAGCATTACAAAGTCTTCTCTTGAGTTAATCCAGTCTTGAAGTTGCTCTTCATCTTCGTAAACTTCTTCGTACACATCGAGATCATTTATAATCTCGGTTATTCCTAAGCTAGCTGCAATATGTTTTAAACATTCAAGTTTGCTTTTGTAGTGAACATCTCCAAGATTATATCTACTATGTACGCATATCATAGTTCCTAGATTATCCCAGTTTCTTGGTGAATCTGGGTCTGACTCATAAACTATGTGAAGTTCATGATCGTCATTAAGTTTTATAATTTCTGCTGTTTCCATTAGAATAGTTTTAGTTGTTTAAATTTTGACTCTTTTAGTTTATTAATCTCCTGATTAGCTTTAGTTATGTAGTATTTGATATTTATATCATACTCTTCAAACTTTTTGTTTTCAAACTTTACGAATACTGTTTGTAGCCACGGGCCACTTTCTACTTGAATCTCTCTGGCATCTGTGTAATTGAACTTTATAATCTTACAACCTTTGTTACTTACATAATATCTAATAGTATTTTGGATTTTTTCTTTTGATACTTTACCGTTTATAACACATGTTTGATAAAACTCCCAGTCTCCTTTAATCTTTACGCCGGCGCAGAACTCAAAAATATCTTTACAATCGTTAATAGTTTGCTCTAAACTGGTACCAAATACCAGATTATTGTAAATAGCTTTGCGGATTATTAGATAACTCTTGTTCTTATGAAGCGGCAGTTCATGAAATTCAAATCTACCCTTACATTTTACTGGTTGGTAATAGAATTTATTGTTTTGCTCGCGATATGGAAAATGTGGGTTCTCTGCAAGTATATTAGAAAGCTCATCTTTAGAGCACTCCTTTTCTTTGTTTAAGGCAATATAGTTGTTTACGTCGCCCAGGAAGATTTTGGAATATTGATCATGTTCTAATTCTAGCTGTGTAATAGTCTCCCATTTTTTACAAACTTCCATGTACTTGTTATAAGCACTTTCAGGAATCATTGTTTCTAAACCATCTGTGTTCTGCATAATTGGTATTGCCTCGGGGATAGCCTCACAAATCATCTCATAGAGCATCATTAGTGTAAGCTGACCATTCATAGTGCATTTACTCCCCTAAATTTCTAAAGGGGGTGGATCATATCTTCTTGATATTTAAAATTTTTATTACTTGTGTGTTTACGTAAACCTTTACATACTTTTGCAATACTCGATTCATCTAGCTTATAATAAGTAGCTGCTTCTTTTATTGAATTATGCAGTTTTCCATCATTTACACACACTACAGGTGAAATATGATTATTAATATAAATTGGAAATTCACGATCCTTTTTACATAATATCCATTTTTTTGCTGATTTTCTAATACCCATTATACAACTATTTATTAATTGTATAGAACAATCAATATGTTTAGCAGCATGTTCTTGAGTAAGAAAATAGCATATTTCACCTGTTTTTACATTTTTCCCTTTTAATCTATGTTTTATCTTAACTAACTCATCAAAGTTTTTATTAAAAGACATGAGCCACTTACTTAAAATAAGTGAATCATATAAAGCTGAAGGTGTTACTTTTAAGTATATTGACGCAGATTGGATTGAGCTAAACTCAATAATTTCTAAAGTAAATATATTATATAAATAACATGTTTTCATAGTAGGTTTTGTTGGTAATAATACATGATTTGTTAAACTATCATATATTGCAATCAACTCCTCTTCTCTTAATAAAGCATCTTCTAAATCAATACAAGAATCAACTATAGTCATTAATATCTGATTACCACTTCTTAGTTCTTTACTTATCCAATTACTCTTATGAGTATTCTTATGATAAGATTTTGAAGTATGGTGTGATAACCTTCTTAAGGGATCTGTAGTAATACCTACATAACGCACTTTGTTATCTTCTGTTGAAGAAAGTGTGTATACATATATTTTATTTATCATGCACGGTGTTTCCCAGACTATATATTTATTCAAGTCAAGTACTCTCTTGCGAGATGATCTCTGAACTCTTCCCTGTTCGGGATTCAGCTGCTGATTGTCCATTTTGTGTTATTTATTGTAAATATACAATGAACATTACACTCATACAAACATTTTTCAAGCATTCAAGCTTAGTCATATTTCATACTTACTTTGTAGCATGTTTGTCTTTAGGATATTCCAGCAATTAACCGTGTTTATTGAGAACCACTTTTATTTAATCCTCATTGTGAACTCTGGATCGTAAAGAAAACTATTCTCCTCATTGCTTAGACCATATGTACTGTTTAGAATAATCTTGTATACATAGTTCTTGGGGTCTTTCTTAGGAATTTTTATACGCTCATCAAAGAACCATTCATACTGCTCACAAAATATATCTTTAGGTATATGCGCAGGAGACCATTTGTTTCTGATTGCCAAGTTTGGATAAAAGCTCTTGACGTCAGAGGTTATGATTATCATACCATCTCCAGCCGTGTATTCACCACTTTTATTAGAGCCATGCACGCCGCCAAAACCAAAATCTGTTTGTACACCCCGGTACATAATATGGTACTCAAAAGCACCTTTGGTATTCTTGGGGTCAATAACTAAACTCTTGAACTTCTTGTGTAACCTTTGAAACTCGGGTCTCTCAAACTGGATATAATCTAGAAGTATCTTGGAGATCTCAATAGACTTTCTAATAGTTTTGTATTTCTTGAGCTCATACTTTGGCACTTTAAGTTTCTTAGACAGAAACAGCAGAAACAAATCTTTAGAAATCTTGGGCTCGGATGCTGAATATAAGGATATCTTGTATTCCAAGCTTAGTTTGTTTCTCAGATTTACCTGGTTTCTAGAAAGAAATAAAATAGCTTTAGTAGATTTTACGTCGTTAATACAATAGCTAACAATCTCACTGATAATATCTATGCTATTAACCTCGAGTGTGTGTGGGTGAGGCATGTCTTGTATATTATACCAGTTCATAGAATACTGAATCCATTTTAGACTAGAGCGTTTTTTAGCGTTATCCCAATGGTTCATCTTAAACAGGTCAAGCTGTTTAATCTTCATATTCCATTCATTGTAATCTGCGAATACACCTTCGTCTCGCTGTTCAATTATTCTCTGCGCCTCGGCATATATTTCCCTAGCAACAGCATCAGCTGAAATCTCTAAGAGTCTATCAGCATGTTTAAGAAAATATTCTGTTATCTGAGCGTCAAATGCTAGACCATTGAATGACACATGACGTTCATCTTTTTTGATGTTACCATCTAGGAACTCTAGAAACTTAGTTAAGTCATTACGTAGTTTGTGTATAACGAAGATATTCTGTTGTTCAGTATTGATATCCTCGAATACAGCTACGAAAAGATTTTGCATAGTTTCATAATCCATTACATATCCATATGCCATAATCTTAATTTTTGAATTAAAACAGAAAAGCCGGGGTGTTACCCCCGGCAGTCTGTTACCAATTAACCCGTGAGGATTATTTTTTAGAGATTTTTATCTCTGGAGCCTTTGCTATTGCTGGCATCATTAAGTTGTCAAAAATTTCTCTAACATCTTCTGCATTAGACGTGTGCATGGTTAAGATATTAAGCATGGCTGTCTCGTCGTCAACATAATACTCTTGAAAAGTTTCAATTGTTTTACGCTCCTCCATTACAGTTTTACCACTAGGACGCTTGGTAATCTTCAGCATTCTGGGATCACCATTGTCGTCAAGTCGTGGTAGCATGTGTAATGTCTGTTTAGATACTTTAGAGATAACAACTAAAACTTTGCTCTCAGGGTCTAAAATACATTCTACAAATGGACAATCTATTGTCGCAGGAATCATTTTAAATGTGGGCTTACCATTCCACGTAGATTTAATGGCAAGCATTGTTGGTTTGATTGATGTGCTCATAATTTAATTTTGGTTCAAATTAACCAATAATACTTCTTCTATCCAAATCTTTAACTGTTGCTACAAATGTCTCCTTCTCTAAATCTGGAATAGAACAAAGTTCTCCAACGCTTTCTAAAAGCTTTTTAGGCTCATCTAGTAGTTTAGCGTAGATATTGAAATACTTTTTGGGGTTAAGAAAACTATCTATGTACACAGAACTGGAACTGTTGTTGCCAAAAAAGGTACTGATAATTTTTTTGTGTTTGTCACTAAACTTTGAATATTTACCAGCTAGTAAGTAGAACCAATCACTCTTAAACTTTGACATATCAAATATGTAAAGTCCAGATGTATCACTTAAGTAGTGAAAACTTTCATAATAAGGTGAACTTCTAAGGGTAAACTTTTCAAAGTTAATGAAATCTATATCCTCACGCATATGATAGTTACATATCAAACGCATGTCTTCGAGAGAGTAGTGTCCCACCCAAGACATATAAGTCTCTATGGGTGTTACACTACTGCCTCTTTTTACACCTAAGACAGGATACATAAATGCCTTAGATTTTTGGAAATAATCCGTGTACAAAGATTCAATTACCATGGGGGTTAAAGTTTTACATTACCAACTAAGAACTCATAGGGGAGATTAAATGAGCGATTAGAGTAATGATAACTTGCTTGTTTAAGTACGTCGGTTAACCGGTTCTGCCAACTAATAAGAGTTTCTTCTTGGACATCAAACACATAGCAATTGTTGAACTTATCAACCACTACAAAATGAAAGTTAATCTTCCATTTTTCACCATCTGGTTTGCTGAGAATAAACTCATCAAATACGATGCGGGTGTATATTGCTGCTTGTAACCAATAATTGTAGAACTCTACTGTTTGCGGAAACTCTGAGAGTGTTTTACTGCTAGTCTTAAGATCACAGATTGTGATTGTCTTATTAGCATGGTCTATGGTTATGTTGTCCAGTATACCTTTTAAGCCAAAAGGATACTGGGCCCTATAATCCCTAGATATAAACATCTCATTGTAAACTTCTTGTAACTCAAACTGTGCTCCGGTGTTTAAAAGACTCCAAGCTTTCTTGTTTTCTTTTACAGCCACCACTGCCTCTTCACAAATTTTCAATGTCTCCTCGTCGATTAAATCTTTACCTAAGCTTGATTTGAGGTATGAAAAGTATTGTTTGGATTGGTCGTTGAGAATCTTCTCGAGACGCTTTGCATCTCCAGTCAAAGTTACATCTTTTTTGTCATCAACCAAACTTTGGTACAAATTAATTTCTTGCATGTATGCAAGTATCTCAGTATCAAAGTCTTCTAAGTTTTTGTCATAGTTGTCTTGTATCAAAAAGTGGTTCTTAAAGATGTGGTCTACAATTTTACGAATGCTGTCGCCGGGTAAATTTGTGGGTACCACAACAAAGAACTCATCAAATCGTCCTTTATCAAGAATCAAAGTATGAATAACTTTACCAGTAATAAGATAAGACTCTACTTTATCTTCTCTTTCTTGTAACACGTAATGTTTATAGAACGCCGCTGGCGAATATAGTAGCTTATTCAGTGATGAATAGCTAAAGTAAAAATCTTTTGAGTAAAAATCTCCTTCTAGTTTTAGTGAGTCAAATTCCATTATTCTTCGGTATTATTTTGTTTAGCTTCTAAGTTTTTATCCATTTTATCTAGCACGCTTTCTGAAATATGAAATTCAGCTCTGATAAATTCACAATTTACATCATGATGAGGGAACATATGTTTCTTGATAAATGATTTATGTTCAGGAAACATATAGCCTTTTTGAAGAAGTTCATTTGCGTGGCTTTCCATTGTACTTTGACCACCCATAATTCGTTTAAATCTATTTGGAGTATCTACGTTACCAATTAATAAAATACTTTTTACATATTGTATCAAAGATTGAAAATTAACATGCTTGAAATAACTTGAATTGCTTATATTATAATAGTGCAAATCTAACAGCATTACTATGTAGAACATAGACTCTTCAAAATCACAAGATGCCATTAGTTCTAATGCAGTATCAACGTTACTATAATCATTACTCTCTAACATGTTAGATATATTCTCAAATAGTTCTTCATCAATAAGTGTAGTATTTATTAGTTTAGTTATTTCAGAAGAATCTATTATTTTCATATTATTGCTTAAAAGAGCTTCTATTTCGGGATTGCTAAATAGAATTACATTAAAAGAATTATCATAGTCTTCAACATCACCATCACTGTCAAATTTTCTATCTGGATGATTTAGAAAATTAAAAGTGTTAATGAACCTTTGTTTAGTATAACCTTCTGGCTGCAGTTTATCATAGTATTTGTTTTTTGAATCTTTATATATAAGTATTCTTCTGGTGTCATGGGTTAATCTAGCTAAACGTATTTTAGTAATACCATATGTTTTGCAACAATCTAGTATTTTAGCAAACTCGTTTTTAATGTTATCTGCAACGTCTTGGTTATAGGTTCTATGACTAAGCTCAAACTTAATAATGTTATGTAGCTCACTGATATCAACTATAAATGAGTAATAGTCATGCTCTATATTATTAGAAACAATACTTTTTACATTGATTACTAAATATTCACAGTCTTTAATGTTTCTTTTAACTTCTAGAACTTTGTTGTCTTTAAGGGAGCCCAATTTAGCTCTAGGAATTTTACAGCTTTTGCCTATGAAAATTTTAGGGCAGTTACTAGTATCAAATTTAGACAATTGAATAGTGTCTTGAAATAAAGAATATAAATCTATTTCGCTATTTTGAGTTATTGCGGGGCCGAGGCATTCAAATTCTGTTATACCATTTTCATAACTTATTCTTAGCGACGCGTTTATGGCATTTGGTTTCATAATATTGATGATAATTAAAAGCGGGGTAGCAAACAACTACCCCGCTTGGTTAAACATGATTAATTACTTCTTTGTGCTTACTAGCATTTTAAAAGACTGGAAGCTGTATTAGCTTGCAGTCATCTTCACTAATTCTGGATTAGTAAGGATTTTCTGGAATTTCTGTTTGTTGCCAGCAATTAGCGCGCGAACAATGAAATACTTAATATCCTTTGTGAAGAGTTCCTCATCTGTTGTTAGAGCTATGATTCTTGAAATCATATCTGGAGAGATAGGGCCTTCTTCTGCTTTCATCAAAGAATAGTTTACAATACGAGTACCCATTACACTAGCAATGTCTGCGCGGTAATTATCGCCGCGACCAACATTAGAGCGAATAGCACCTAATATATAACCCATATCTTTTGTAAAGATTTCTTTTGGAGAAAGCAACTTATCCAGTTTGTTGTTAATAAACATGCTAAACATGCTAGCAAATTCGTTACCAACAGAACCTTCACCAATCATTTGAATTAGCGGTAATGAATCATCAAATGATTCAAGACATGAGATTGAGTTGAAGAATGTAGTAATACTACGAGGATTTAGTTTGTCAGTTACTAACTCTGGATTTAACAATAGAAAGTTGATACAACGAGTATCAATGTTTACTTTCTCTGCCCAGCGAGCCCATACTTCAATGTCAAATTTAGTTTCAACAGTGATGAATCGAGTCTTTTGAGCATTGTCAAGAGATGTAACTTGATAGTTACCATTGTCTGGGTTGGTTGTAAGAACAACATGCCAGTTCTTTGGTAGACGCCAAGAAATATACTCTTGCCGGTCAATGATCTCCATACAAGCTTGCATAAAGCGGTGCATTATGTTATCCTACAAGTTCTTTATCTTGTAGTTCTGTGTCTTTGTTTTAGATTATACACACAGTTCAGACTATATCTTCACATATTTATATGTGTCATGCGCTCGTGGTGTTTTACTGTCTGTTCTAGACTCCATACACTAGTCGTTGCACCTTCCTTATATCCCTATAAGGCTTGGCTCAGGATTGCCCATCTCTGGATATCCCCTGAGTTCACATGATTTATGGCGAACCTACCACTTTATGCTTTTTTCCATCTATAACCACCTGCAGTTAAGTTCTTAGATATTGCTCTATTTATATTAGAGATACCAAGTTCTTTACTTGCTTGTTTTATAGATTCCCATTTCTTGATAAAAATATCATCAATAGTATATTGTAATACTGGCTGCAGCTTATATTTTTTATCTTTAGAAAATACTAAAGAAACTTTATTATAAGACCAAATATAACCACCCGCAGAAGTTTGTTTTCCATTACATACGGCTTTTATACTATTAATACTCTTAGCATTAATAGACTTAGCAGCAGCTGTAAGAGACTCAAAACTTTCTAAATACTCACCTTTATCAAGCGAATACTTATGAACTGCTTTAAGATTATGTGGTTTTAAACCATTTGCATAAGCTTTTTTTCTAGATTCACTTATTCTTTTTCTGTATACGTCATCTCTTACTAAACTTTGAGGGTCAAGTATATGATTTATATAAGGATTAAGTGTTTCAATATAAAAAGCTTCTCTTTCAATAAGAACTTCTTCAGAACATTCTTCTATAATCTCAAAGTAGATATTATTAATACCATACTTATTGAATAAGTTTTGCATTGTTCTGTTATGATGTTTTAAATGTTGAAGAGACCACAAATGATGTTTTAAACGACTACCAATATTACAAGAACTACCAATGTATTCTTTATCACTAATTTTAATTTTATAGATTCCTACACGATTTAATGCAATCTTGATGCTGTCTGTGGTTAATGTTTTCATATTACAAAGATAATAGAAACATTCACACAAACAATACTAGACTGCATATTTTGTTAATCCGCCCTCGTGTAATCATCGAGTATTAAGAAGCCGCCTTCACCGCGACCTTGAATCCACTCTGGAGCAGCGTGAGTCATACGCTTTTCTCCCGTGGGTTTGTATTTTGCTTGAATATACATAGGCATTACTGCATCCTGAATCCAAACTTTTTTACCGTCATCTTTTACCATCTCAAATTCTTTAACTGGAAAACCAACAAGGTCACCAAGCTCTTCAATCTGAGATAGTGATAATTTTACAATTTGCATATTTAGCTCTTCAGCTAACTGCAGTAAAGATGATGTCTTACCACATTTTGTTATCACAAGGCTCTTTATCCTTGTTTCTATAGCTTTCACTATAGTTCAGACTATATCTTCACCAATTATTTGGTGTTGGGCACTCTTGGGTATATTATATTCTATATTTCTATAGTTTCAATACCTAGTCGTTGAACCTTTCCAGACCATTTAGGTCTAGACTTGGCTGCTGATTATCCATTAGGAAATCTTTGTTATTTTCAAGCATTCACACTTACCGTTTCCAGTTATGTTGTAGCTAACAAAGCTTTAGGAACTTCCAGCAATTCACCCAATTTTTACCCGGAACCTGGGTTAAATGTATATTTTAAACCGTTATAGTAATTACCTTTTTTTATTCTTATTGACATTGCTGAATGACTTAGTTTTAAGTGATGACATACATCATTAATACTTTTCCATTCTCCAACTAATATGTTGTTATGATTATATGCATAAACTATCTTATTTCCTTTATGTGTAATATTGGATTTTTCTAGTTTAATTTTTTTTTCATAACACCATCTATAGTTTCCGCAAGAAAAACCTTTTCCTGAAGCAACTTTTGAAACTTTACCTTTTGGCAAGTCTAATTGTTTTTCTGCTTCAGTACAAGATTCATAAGATTTAAGGTAAAAACCATTTATATTATATTGATGAACAGTTTTTGATATAGGATTCTTAATTCTTTTAGAAGCATATGCTTCTTTCAATGTTGTAGAAATTTTAAGTAATGTTTCATTACTATGTATAACTACAACAGGATCTTGAATTAGGTTTAAATCTGGATTCATAGATTGTATATAATAAGCTTCAGTTTTAATTAAAACTGTTTTACTACATTCTTCTATTATATCAAACTCAAAACTATCCTTTCCATATTTATTAAAAGCATTTTGCATATATCTATTTGCATGTTTGTTTTTTAACAAATCAGATATATGTCTTTTTAGCCTATAATAAATATTAATACTGTTTCCAATATAACTGTGTTCATTACAAGTAATTTTGTAAATACCACACTTTTGGTTTAAGTCTTTGTGTAAACACTCCGAAAGTAACTTCTTCATGTTACAAAGATATACATTTATTTTGAATTAAGCCCCGCTTCGCCTTCAATATTTACTGCTACAGGAATCTTTCCTTCTTTTTGAATATGTTGATTATTTACTACAATGTGACGTAAAAAGTCTTTTAGCTCGTCAAGATTTAGTTTTACTACGTTGTTCATGTTTGTTTAAATTATTTTGTTTCTAGTTTAACAGTTTGTCCAGGTAAATGGTCACAGTCTCTTGAACTTGATGATAACACCCATAAGATTTTACCTGCTGCATCTTGTGGGGTTGGCGCTTCACCATCAGTAAAGAAGATTAGCGCTGTGTACTTTTTAAGGTTTTCTCTATAATAATCTATTACTGGTTGAAAATCTGTCGATTTTCTGTATAAACTTTCATTTATACTCGGACTATCCCTTCAACTTTATTAAGTTGGCTGATTATAGTCTCTGAACATCTCTCTTGTATATGAGAAGAAAAAATTTCTTGTTTACGTTTTAAATAAACAGTAGCATTTGTATACAGGTAAATATAAAAAGGAATTAACTTTTTGTTCCTTTTATAAGCTAGTTCGTAAGCTTTACCTTTAGGTTGTGAAATATAACCATCAAGACCAATATGTGTATTTATATCGTTAAGAAACTTTTTAGTTCCAATAAATCTATAATGAATTACCGGTGAAATTTTTTTACTTCTCCAATGTTTTTCATTTGAAATAAATACACTACCATCTCCATCAAAATATCCTCTAACAAAATGGTTTATCCATTTTATAGGTATATCTGGAAATGTAAGAGTCAATGATTTATTTGGTGTACAACCATATTTTGATAATGAATCAACTAGTTTTTGTGAAGTTATTGATACAGAACTATGCTGATAACCTTTAAATTCTCCAGACTTTATTATGTAGTCTTTAATATTTCCCTCAAAACTAAGATCTTTCTTATATATATATAAGTGTTCTTTGTCTTTTATTGAAATATCTAAAACTAAACGATCTTGTCCAGTAGAACGTTTGTTAATCCAGCCATCAGCACACAAAAAACCTAACCAGTAAGCTTTTTGTTCACAATTAATAGTCTCAAAATAATCATCGTTTACATTATAAATTCGTTTCATTGTGGTATTGTTATACAACCAATATACGAAATTTATATTTATATACAAGAGATTTTGCTGCGGATTATGCAATCTTTCATCTTTTTACCATATCTGAGTAATTACTTCAGCCCTATATCATGTCACCATATATAGTTGGTAATGAAAGCTCTAAGCAACTTCCCGCAATTTACAGCATTTTTTTCTATACATTACTGTATAGGGAGGCACCAATTTTACCTCCACGACCATGAATTTTATATTCAATCTCTCGAGGATTAAATTTTTCCATTTTAGAAATAGCGGTGTCTGTTTGTGCAACAGTAATTTGACCACCGGTTTTGTGAATGTGAACAAGCTCGTTTACAAATTCTTTGAGCTCACTTGTATTAACAGAACCAGATGTGTCAATAGCTACTAATAGATGTTTGTGGTATTTAATCTTTAAACCTGGATTGTCTTCATAGCGTTTGTTGTATTTACGTCTTAGTTTTTTAGTGTAAGGAATAATGGAGCCACCAGTAAAACGACGAAGATATTGGCGCCAGTCAAATTTTGGCGGTATATCTTTCATCATTTCAATAAGCTCTGCAATTTCACCAGGCATTGTACCTCTACCTTTTAGAGCATTTTGTACATCTTTAATTAAATGTGTAGTTTGCCTTTTGAGTAGTTGCTTTTCAGCATCTGTTAATCCTTCAAAATCTTTCCAGTTAGGATGATCACAAGGTAATGGTTCACCATTTCTAATTTTGTCAAGAAGATCATCCATTGCTCCACAACCACATGTGCCCTTTTTATCTTTTTGATCTTGAGCTTTTTGAAGAGCTTTGTAATAGTAATCACTACCGGCTTTCTTATCAAGATTAAGCTCTCGATAATTTTCTATGAAAATGCCCTCTTCTGGAAGATTCTCACGTTCAATGTACTGATTTACCTCCATGTCAGCAGCCACATTAAATAGTTCTTTATCATTATATGCATCTTGCAAATAGAGATGAAAGAATGCTATGTGTAATCATTTGTGTTAACTCATACTTTCATATGAGATCAGACTATACCTTTACCCTTATTTGGGTAATCTATTGTAGTCGTTGAACGTCTTTTTTGGAATATAGATTTTAAAATAGTCATCAAATACTTTTTTCTTTCTCTCTAAGTATACTGTAGCGTCGTTATACATGTAATTGTATAATCTCAGTGTATCATGTAAAGAAAGCTGTAATATGTAGACTCCTTTATAACTATATTTTTTGTTTTTCACAGGTAATATTTTAAGAATATCTTTTATAAACTCTTCAGAGCCCGAACAGATACTACTTTTGAGTATTTTCCATTCAGAAGATTGAATGTTTTTATAAGCACCTACACTACCGTCTCCATCAAAATATCCTCGGATAAAGTGAGGCATAAGTCTTGAAGACAATAAAGGCAATCTTATAACTAAAGACTTTTTAGGAACGCAACCTAACTTTACTAAAGCTTGGTGCATTTCATTTGAGGTAATTTGAGCTTTCCATATGACAGATTTAAACTTGTTATGTGTTTCTTTATGACACATTCTGTTTGAGTCTAAATCTTTTAAAAAACTTTCTACCCATTCTTTGTCTGAAGATGTTAAAAATACTTGTCCCGAACCTTTTTTAATAGTTGAAACATTACCGTCAGCATATAATACACCCAACCAATAAGCTTTTTTTTCACAATTTATATTGTTGAAAAAAGATGTATTGTCTGTGTATCTCATTGCTGCTTGTGACATTGTTCTTGAAGATTTTCCTTTTGCTTTTAGCGTTCTATATACGGATTTTATATTGATGTTTAACATCTTAGCTATCGTATATGCTGATTTTTTAAAGGTAACATACTCCTTAACAATCTGTTCTTTTATTTCTGGGTTTAGCATATGTAAATATATATGTTATAATATACCAAAAATAATTGATAAAACCAAAAAATTTCGCTGCGGATTTGCCAATCTTTGTTTCTTTTACCATACCCAGGTAATTATTCTGGCCACATAATGTATCACTACTCATGTTTGGTGCACAAAGCTCTAAGGCGGTTCCCGTCAATTTAAGATATTTTACACGTATATTCCTATACGAGGAGCCCTTACATTGAGCTCGTGTTGAAGTACTCCTTCTTTTACATTCATTTCCAAGCTATCCCAGAATGTTGGGTTAATAGCTAACTTGTAGTTAATACCCATTTTTGCTACACCTGCTGTGGGTACAACATCAGAAAACTCTTTGTTTAAACTAAGAGCAAATATGCCATAAAATGGTTCTTTTAGCATAAGGTTTTTAACAGCCTTTGCTAGTGTTTCATGTCTATTCATTGTCTACGATTTGAAATTGTATTTTGACTTTTTTTACATCTGAACAACTATTTAGTATTTCATAATTAATTCTAGTTGTTGCATTTCTTATAGTTTCATGCATCAATAGATAAAGAGAATCATCATCATATACTAAATGAAAAGCTTTAGTATAACTGTTTATACTCAGCTGGTCATTCATAATTTGTGCTATTAGACTAAAATTTACCTGGTCACATTCTAGTTTAATACCTCTAAGCTTTATTAAAAGGACTAATAATTCTAGTAAGTTTTTTTGTTCTTGTTTTAAAGAAAACATTGCGATAGTTATGTCTTCTTTTTGACCATTTAGCATTTTACATATGTTCTCTAACTTTTCAACATAGCTATTTGTTTCTGTCATTTTGCTTACTTAGTAAATATGTTAATGTTTTATTCCAGACTTTTAATTTATTTTCAGCTATAGGTAAAGGATTTTCTTCTGCAAAGAATATTACCTGTTGAGCTTGTTTTATAGCACCTTCGAGGCTATAATTTTCAATAAGCTCTTGAGCTTTATTTTCTATTTCTGTTGTTACAAATTTGTTCGACATGCGTATTCAGAGATTAATAATGCGTCTACTATTCCGTCGTGGGGTTTATTCTTAGGATTTGTTTTTAGCATATCCTCTGGGAACAATCTTTTAGCTGCGATTAGAGCCATAGCTTTTGTATCATTAGCAGAGCTTTTTGCTTTTTGAATAGCTGGTATTCCTAAAAACATTACTTTCTGCCAAGTTTTAGGAGGTACTAAAGTGTAGATTATATCATTAGCAATAGCACACATTTCAATAGCACCAGATTGGTGACCCATAGAGAATGCAGTAGTTTTGCTGGTACCAAAGATTACTCCAACTTTTTCGCATACTAGTTTTACATCAGGATGTTCTTGTTTAATACTTTTGATTAGTTTGTTAAACTCATAATAATCTAGCTGATCTTTAATCAATGGCATTTTAAAAACTGTAATCTTATTATCACTGTCTCTAAAAATGATTGCTCCTTTTTTACCAGGATCAACGGTTATGTATTTACTCATTTTTTAACTGTTTTATTATATCTTCAATTTCTGCAATGTATTCATAGATTGTTTCATCTACTGGTGCGCCGTCGTCAATTTCTTGACCACAACTAAGATAAAGAATAAAAAGGCTTTCGCTTTCTTCTGGAAATTCTTTAGCTATTTTTTCAACATACGTTCTAAAATCATCAAATGGTTTACCCATATTTCTGTTTATAGGAGGTTACAATTGCTTGCCGGGTGGTATCTACACCGTGACGCTTAACACAATCAGCCACATCCTTATCAAGAGTTAAGTGCACACTTCTAATCGAGTATAACTGCTCATATTTAATCATAGAGTTTATACCTGCCTGATCATTATCAAATATAACAATCACTTGAGAAAAGCTGCTTTTTAACTTTGACATGGTTTTTTCTGGTATAACAGAGTTTTCACTATCTGGTGCCAGAAATGTAGCATTGTTAAAACCTAGTATTCTAAAAGCCATAAGATCTTTTAGTGAAGACAGTATAAACAAGACATCTTTGTCATTTTGTAACTGATCTAGACCTTGAATGTAAGATTTGACTTTTAAAAACTTGGCGGTGGTACTATATGGCTGATATATCTTATATAGAGTACCATCTTCTTTAAAATAACCATATACATAGTTCTTAGAAATCTTAGAATATTTAATCTCAGCACCTTTTGTTTTAGAATAAGTATAGCTTTCTAAAGGCTGTACATTATAATGGTCAAGTATTGCGCTACCAATATGGTATCGCTGCCAAAACTTAGCATCTTGATCAGTCCAGTGGCGCATTGAGTGTTCTTCAATCCTAAAAACTTCTTTTTTGATTATTCTTTGTTGACTTTCTGTGTTGTTGCTTTTAGAATACTCGTGCATTATCTTGTTGATAGCTTCTACACGGGATATACTAAATAGTTCTGCTACTAAATCAATTTGATCACCTTGGGCTCCAGTAGAAAAATCCTTGTATTTATATCTACCTGTTGGGTTGACATAGAGAAACATTGAAGGATTTTTATCATTTGGGTTAAATACAGAGTTGATCTTTACATTTTGACCAGTGAGTGGCTCACAACACAAGTAGTGTTCAAAAACCCAGGTAGCAGGTACATTTTCTATATCAAATACTATATTCTTGGTTTTAATCATCGGTTTTTGTTACATAGTAAAAAGCCCCCGATTGCTCAGGGGCTATTTAACTACCTACTTATTGTTTAGAGTTCAAAATCACCTGCTGGTGTACTGAAATCTCCTGGTTCAAATGGTATATCATCATTACTTGCATTACTACCAAATGATGTTACAGGTTTAGAACCAGGTTTCTTAGTAACATGTGTATTTATATCAAATGTTACTAATCTAGATGTTTTACCTTCATCTAAATCTGCTAATTCCATAGCTACTTCACCTTTACCCGTGCGTGGTAGGAATAACTCATATCGAGTATAACCCTCGCGGCTCTGATACTCTTTACCAGCTATACAAAAGTTAATTAGCACAGCACCGAAAGGCTTCTCGCTATTAAAAGCATTAACAAACGATTCAATAGTATCGTGTTTTTCATCTTGGTTGTTGAACCATCCTACACAATCTGTTGCTTCGCAGATGTTTTTAATACCCCGCAAGATTTCAGTATCGCGGGATACTTCACGACCAGTTTTGGTTACACCATCTACATAAGCATATTGACTAAGTTTAACTCTGCCAACTTGACCTTTGTATTTGAGACCATCTGGTTTATCACGATTAATTGCAAAACCTTCAAAACCTGGGATTTCTTCTGTTTCTAACTCCATAACAATATGATAGGAGTTTTCTACAAAAGTAAAAGGCTCAAGTTTTACCTCGTGAATCATTGCTTTTACATTTCCGGGCTCAATTGTTTTTGAGATGTAACTACCACCACCCTCGGTGGTTACTTTTTTTGTGCTAAGCGCCATAGTGATTAAATTAGAAGTTAATAATTGATTTGCGTACTAGTTCTAAGTCGTTAGATATTTCATCTTCCTCGAACATTTCTAAAGGAGCTTTACAGGTGTTATCACCTGAGTTTTTAGTCTCGAAAACATAGCGGAGTTCACCATCTTTGCTTTTCTTAACCTTACCAAATAAGACAATTGAAAATAAACCTTCGAGTGTTAATTTCTCGTCGACCATTTTACCAATTGTTTTAGCTTTGGTTTTGCGTGCACCAGTGCTGTCGTAGAAATCCTCTGAGTGAGTCAAGAAAAATACTACTAAATCACTACGTAGATCTTTTGGTGTTTTAGCAACAGCTGCTAAACCAGCGCCAATCTGCGTAAATTTCTCGTAACCTTTTTCTAGTGCTCTATCAAAGAACTCAAAACTTGACATATACTGCCAGTCATCTACAACAATGGTTTTAATTTCAGGTCTGTTGGTAGATACATACTCTAATGCTTTGACAACTCCGCCGGGTGTTGAGGTGTTACTCATATTACCTTTAGGGTTCTCTTTAGATAGAAGTGTGTACTTTTCACGCCATCCTTTAAATGGTAGAGGTTTGTTTGCAACATTGATAATAAACGTTGTTGCAGGGTCTAATGTGCGAATACTGGTAGATTTACCTGATCCAGATTCAGCAATAATCAAGCATGCTTCGGCCATCTTTCTATAATTAATTGGTTTAAAAATGATTTGTCACTAACAGGAGCTTGCCACAATATTGCAGCCAGATCCTTAATTGTCATCTGATCAATAGGAGCGTCATTGTCAGGATCCATAATCTCAAATACTTTACTTTTAGTTTTAAGCTTTGGTAACTCATTAGGTGTAGTCTCAATTTTTGAGTCTACGGTTACTACATGAAGCTCTTCAACAGGAATTAAGTATCTAACATGTCCACCACTTGTTGGAATAGTATCATATTCATCAGCAAAGTGTGGATTGTATTTCCAGCAATAAAGTTTGCGCTCAGGATCTTCTGGTTCTAAATTAGAACTTACATACTCTGTGTATACATCTACTCCACTGCTAAGTTCATTCGCAAAAAATCCCATACAATAGTAATCTTTGTCTTGAGGTTTCCACGCAAGCTTAGGAATATATGCAGCATCTGGTATTCTAAGCGCATTAAATACTAACTGGTGATGTTCTCTTAATTCTTTAACGATTTCTGTTCTTGTTTTTGACATATTAAACGATTTTGGTTAGTGTTCTCTTTTCTTGTGTTGGTGGTGTATCAGCTTCTACGATCTGCATCTTTTCAAACTCTGCCTTAAAGAAACTCATTCTGTTGTCCCCGTTTCTACATTTTAAGAAGTGCATGACAAGAACCTTGTCATCTTCTATAATGTATCTATCTGGCCCATAAAATCTAATTTTTTGTTTACCTGGTCTGTTGATACCAACAACCATGTCCGCGTGCTGCAGTAATGCATCTGCGCCAAATAAATCTGATTCTAAAATATAGTTTCCATATTTACCATCTTCATTGCGCTCAGGAGAGTCAATGCTTCTATTTAGTTGGCTTAATATGATAAATGCTATTGGATATCTTCTTTTTAAATCTGTTATTGTTTCGCTTAAGTTGTAAAGCATTTCATATTTATCTTTTTCGTAACTCTCTTTTTTGATTAGTAATGAGTGATCTAAAGTAATGATTGTTTTTGTAAAAACTTTTTCTTCGTCAATAATTTCTGTGTGTTTTTCCATGTAAGATTCGATGATCTTTTTGAATGTTGATGTAGTACAAGGTTCATCTACTACATCAATTGGATACTTAACACGACTCTTGGCATAAGCATAACATCTTGTGAGATCTTCAGGAGCTAAAATACCATCTGCACTACACAAATACTTATAAGACTTACCTAGATAACTACTGTATTCGCGGATAGCAGATACACGGGCAAGCATCTCAAACTGGAACTGTAATACTCTAAACTTTTGTCCTTTATTAAAGGTAAAAGCGCTTCTAATTATCTGGTCAGCAATAAGAGTTTTACCACTACCCGGTCTACCACCAATTACAGTCATAGAGTTCCACTCAACGCCATCTGTAGATGCGTCATTAAATTTTTCCCAGGGTGTCTTGATACTCTTGATCAAGCCTTCTTGTCTACCTTTAAGATAGTTAAGAGAATCAAGAAACCCTTCTTTTTGGCTTCTCCAAGCATGTTTACCATTTACCATATTACTAAATTTAATCCTAAACTACCTTGTCGCTAAAATGTTTGTTTTCATCATCATCATAGTTACCAGTAACTACCATTTCACAGTAGTTGGCTAACTCTGAATCAAATGATCTATCTCCAGACATCTTGCGTATAAAATACTGAGAAGTTCGCATGTACAAGTAATTACGTAGTAAGTACTCATTTACATACAAAGCAGTTGCTGCGAGAACTGTTTCCCAAGAGTAATCAAAATTCTTAAAGAACCACTTAAAAGCAGTTTCTAGATTCTTTTCATTTACTCGAGCTTGTTTACCACTAGGTAGTTTACCGCGGGGAAACAAAAGATTATACGCTTTAATGTTTTCTGAATAAGAGGTACCCACTACTGCAGTGTTAACATCTTCAACAATTTTACTGTACAGCACATCCATCTCTTTCAAAAGATTTTGACCTTTTTCAGTAATAACCCAACCATTCTCTAAATTATCAATTCCTACAAACGCTGTTGGAGTTACATAACCTAAAGCTTTAAGATTGCGTATCTCAAAGTGTAAGTTGATAGATGAGCTGCTTACAGCAACTTTTTCTTTAAAGCATAATAAAGCAAATAACTCATTGGGTGTTATCTTGAGATTCAGTGTCTCCAGCAACAAAGTCAATAGTTTGTTCTTTGGTTCTAAGTTCATACAAACATTTTTTATAGGTATATGAAGTTTTGTAGTCGTTTATTTCTAGAAGATTGTCTATTGTCTTTATAGAGTAAATTACGTTCCCGTGGGTTTGTCCTAGATAAACAGCGATTACTCCTTTTCTATAACCTACATCTTTGGCTATTTTACAGAAGATTTGTCTATAAATACTATACGTTCTGTTCAAATCTGCCAACTTGTTAGGAACTTCTTGTAGATCTTCATCATGTATGATATTTAGGATTACCTCCTCTATTCTTTGTAGAGTAGGTTTTGCCAGAATATCAATTTTTTCCAGAGTTGTAACATGAACAGTAACTCCATACACTTTAGAGATTTTGTTGCAAAAGCGGTGTATCTCTTGTTGTAAGTCAAAATAGTAATTTTCGTTTATTACCACTTTATTAGGGGTTTCTGTAATGCTTCCAGACATTTATTTACTTTGTTAAATACATCCCCGGAATCCCAGTTCTCTTGTTTATTATGAGCTGCTGATGCGGGGTGTGAAGTTAACAACTTTTTATTGTTGTCTGATACAGCATCTTGCCATTCTGCAGCTTTTTTACCCATGTAAACGTAAATTAACTGAGGATTATGCCAGTTAAGCATATCAAACAAATAAGCTAGAAAAGGCTGCCAAATCAAATAGTGTTGTCCTATTTTGTTGATACTAGTAGTTAAAGCAATGTTTAGTAACAATATACCTTGTTCTGACCAACGTGTTAGATCAGGGTCTACCTGTCTGCGTTCTTTATAAACAGTATCATCAATCTCTTTCAAAATGAATTTAAGAGATGGTGGAACATTAGTTGTACCACTCTGTACAGAAAAAGCTTTACCATCTGCAATACCTGCATAAGGATAGGGATCTTGACCAATAACTACTACTTTAAGATCTTTGTATGGACAATCATAAAATGCACTAAACATTTTACTAAGTGAAGGAGTGAATCGTTTACCTTCTACGCTGTCTTGTGCTAACTTCTGTATAATCTTAGTAAAATCATTACTATATATAAAATGGCGAAGCACTGTTGACCAACCAGAAGGTTCAAGTTTTGCATATAATTTGTCTCTTATGTTATCTATATCTATATTTGTCATAAACTTTAAACATTTAAATTATGGCGGTTATAGTAAAAGAATTACAAGATGAACACATAGTATCCATTAAAGTAAGTGGTTTCTTCTACAAAAGAGTTAAATCAATGTTGTTTCGGCAGCTTAACACTGTTAGTGAAGATCTCGTTAAACAACTTTTAGATAATACTACAGTAGAAAAAAACCCTCAGTTTTATACTCAACATCCAGAAGCTTTTGATATACAAACTCTTTTCATTCTAATTAAAGAAATAGAAGATTCATCAATAGATCAAAAACAGTATGCTGATAAAGAGGTACTAGAACCCGGTGATGAAGGTTATGTTGAACCTACTAGTGAAGGTTAAAACCTACTATATCACCGACTTCTAGGCAGGCGTTGATAGCCATACCTAATTCAACTTTAGAGCAAGTTGCAAAAGACTTACATACTTTTACTTGGGAGCCGTTTATGTCTTTTACCAGACATAAACCGGCTTTATCTTTTATCTCGTATTTCATTTCTTCAAAGGTGTAACCTAAGAAGTTTGCTAATTCTCTAATCATCGCGTGCACTTTAGCAAGTTGTGCTACACTACCATCTGATTTAACAGTTTCTACATAGATCTCAATAGTAGCTCCTTCTGGGAGGTTTTTCAAGAACATGTCATATTTTAGTTTCTCAGATGTATCAGAATAAACAAGTTTACCATTTTCTTTTTTGAGAATCCCGTGAAACATTAGATATTTACTTACTTAGTTTTTCATTTTTTGAAAGGATGGTTAGTGTAAAACCAAGCCAGCTAATAACTACTTCTGTTTTCTTCTCAAGAACTTGTTTGCAAAATGGATCTTTGCATATACGAGTGTTAATACAACCTTTTAAGCAGGATCCTTGTGGCCCAAATGGTTTACGCACTACTTGAGTGTGCGGGATTAAATTTATATGCTGGTAGTTTTCTTTCCAGCCATTAGTAAATGATATTGTTGTCATAGTTTTTTCTTCAAAGATATTGATTATTTTAAAAAAGTGTTAGTTCTTTTTTTGGGAAGTATCCTGGGAAATTCTTACTATAGTATATGGTCTATACCAGCATAAATCTAACCACCTTTTAGCAGCAGCTATGCTATCAAATTCACTAGTAATAATCTCGCGCCGGATACCATGAAGTCTTACAATACATTTAATAGTTTTACTCATCTTCTTTTGGTTTAAGCGTATCATTGTAGTCTTGCAGTTTTTGATTAGACCACCAATCATATTTAAAATCAGGTTCTACAGCTCTAATCTCATCAAGTAGTTCTTGTCTATAACCTCGATTATAAAAATGAATAGTAATAGCATCTTCTAGATCACAAATATCTTGTGGGGCAGCTATTGATGCTCTTAAATCATAATCATGCCACTTAGTTTTGTAATCATAGATTGTAATACCTTTTGTAAGCTTCCTAAGTAGATCATGCAATCTGCGGTTTCTAACTCTAACAATAGATTTGTCGCTACCAAATATATGCAAGAACCTTAAAAACCATCTAGGACACCACTTAGGCTTGGCTTTGTAGTCCATGGCTAAGATCAAAGGATAGAGTGCCTTAAAAACATCTCCATTACCTTCATAAGGCACAGAACCTAAGTAGCCATATATTTCATGAAATCTTTTAGGAAAGAAAATATACCTAAAATCATCTAAGGTAATATCACGAGTATGAATTATACCTTTTTTTCTACCTTTCCAAAATAAAAAGAAATACTTCAAATCTTGTAAACGCTCTTCTCGTGTAGGTGGTTTATAGAATTTACTCATTTTGTTTGGGGTTAAAGGTTTCGTTGTAGTATTGTTCTGCATTAATATTTACAAATGGTGGTGGAAGTTCTCCATGTTTAAATGCTTCAATTATCTGCTCCTTCTCCATTTCTTTGGCTTTTTCTAATTTAAAATTAAATTTTGAAATAGTTTCATAGTCTAATTCATCTATCAACCATTCTATTGCTGTTTGTTTCATCTTATTTCTTTTTAAATTACTCTTTTTAATGGTATAAAATAAGCAGAACTTCCTGTTTTATCTTCACTACCTAAAGCAAGAATAGATTCTTCTTCAAACCATTCTTCTTCCATAAATTCCTGAGATTCAGGCCATTGCACTAAAACATAAGCATCAGATACATTAGTTAATAATGTATTTACTTTTTCAGGAGTATTATTTTCATACATTTCAAAAACTGCTTGACCTATACACTCCATTGCATTTTCAAATTTTTCCATCTTATTTCTTTTTAAATTGTTCAAACCATTCTTCTGCATTTAGCCTATTCTCTGACATTAGATTAAAAGGCACACCCATAAGTTCACTAATATAACAGTATGTGCTAAAACCAAATTTAATCATATCTTCCTCACTATACATTCGTTCTTGCTGCCATTTAGCACCTTCTTTAAATGCTTCTCTTCTCATTGAGTTACCCATATCTGAATAAAGTTCGTAAGGTTTAGGAGTTGGATAAATTATTTCGGCAGCTTCTTCAACCGTTTCTTTTTTAGGAAGACATTCTGATTTGGATGCAACAGTTTTTTCCAAATCAGATGTCCCAAAGTTATTAACACACAACTGTTTTCTTATATTCTTATCATTTTGAATAACATCTAAATGCATTTGTTCTATCTCCTCTGTGTACTTGTAAGTTTCTTTGGCTTTGTTGTAGCCTGCTATGTATGCCAAAACTCTCTTCTCAACATCAGTTTCTTCTTCAAGTGGTGGTAGTAAATCTACACCCTGCAAGATAGGTGAGTTATTAAGTGGTAGGTGGGCGATTACCTTCTTAAAAACATCGTTTCTTTTGTTATAGTATTCAGGATTATCATCAACGAGCTTTATATAGCCTCTTTGAATATTAACTCTATAATCTCCTCCTTTAATTTCAGAATCATCTACAACAAGTAGATAGTCGTCTGTTTTAATTAGTTTTTGCATAACTCTGTTATTTTGTTTTCTACTTCTGTTATTTGTTCATTAGATAAACCCTCACAATAGAAGGTACCCCTACCAAACTTAGATTTAATCTGAGAATAGGTAAACCCTGGTTGTTTGATAAACTCTTGAAACTTAGCATCT